GGGGTAAGAAGTTAGGGGTCGCTCCCCGAAGCTCAGACTTATCTTCCTGGTGGCAGAAAATTGTAAGAAGACAATGGAGGTAGGGTGAAGACCCAGTGATAGGTATGATTGAGCTATTGATTTTTTCAAGGAGTTAGTTAATCTATTTTAAGGGAGAGCAGTTCTATGAAGATCAGCATCAGAGAGAAAGACATTGGTATGTTTAAGGCTATCGATGTATCATGTAAGGATGGCGTGATTGTTCTCGACTTTGACTGTGCCAATTGTGGAGTGCCTATGGTGAACAGTAGGCCGATTGTCCCAGTTCCAATGGTGTACCCGCTGAAGGATCTTAATCATCTTACATGGAGTGAGATTGAGGCAATTGGCGCTGCGGGAAAGGCTCGTGAGACCTTTGCGCTTGGTGCCACAAAGAAAGACCATATGAAGAATGGCTATGATGCTGAATGGAAAATCATTGGATTTGACCATGATGATCTGGCCGACGAAAGCGGCAAGGCACCGATTTCGTGGGATATGGTTAGGGCTTACAAAGATGAGTGGTCTATGAATGACGAGGCCACAAACGCCGGCGGCTGGAATCGGTGCAAGGCAAGAAAGCGGATGGACGGAGAGCTGTTGTCTCTTTGCTCTGATGAGCTACAGGCTATTATCAAGCCCGTTATCAAGCTGACAAGCGCTGGCAGTTGCAGTAAGGATATTATCAAGAGTATCTGTAAGCTGTGGCTGAAGAGTGAAAAGGAACTGTTTGGCCGCTGTATTTACTCTGCTCCAGGAGAGGGACACTGGTATGAGTATTATCGTCAGGAGGATGTGCCATACTTTGCACTTGATGAAAATGGAGATCGTGTGTGTCAGTGGCTCCGCTCCGCCGGTTACAGCACTAACAACAATTTCTGCACGGTGTGGACTGACGGCTCGGCCACCCATAACTTTGCCTACGATTCAGGGGCGTTGCTGCCCGGCTTTAGTTGCTAATCTTTTATCTAATCTGCTTCCGCCTCGAAAGGGGCGGAGCAATATGGGGCTGTAGCTCAGTTGGGAGAGCACCTGCCTTGCAAGCAGGGGGTCGTGGGTTCGACTCCCATCAGTTCCACCAGTAAACTGTGTTGGTTATGTTGACGTTTGAGTGGTTAAGCTCATTACTTTACTGCAATTCCAGTCAAAAACCTATCGGCCATGGACGAGGTTCTTCGGACGCACGGTGATAACGAGACATAGCTCAGTTGGGAGAGCGCACGACTGATAATCGTGAGGTCGGAAGTTCAATTCTTCCTGTCTCGACCACAATTTAATATGGGGCAGTAATGGGTTCGACGGGGTTTTGAGAGTGCAAAACACGCAGGTATGATACCGCCGAAGGGTCAAAACAAAACGAAACGACGAAACTGTTGTAATGATTCATCCCGCTTTTGCTGCTTTTGCAGCAAGCCGGATTGCCGCTTGAGATAACTTGAGCATCCAAAACAGCGAACTTGGCCCGGTAAACGCTTGAGGATAGAAGAATAGGCTGTTTGGTTTCCTTGTTACCCCTACACAAACAAGGTGGTGGAGGCGATACCGATCCGGTACGCCCTGGGTAAGATGTGCCGGCATCGTGGCACCCGCCGACAAGCGAACGCTTAAAAGCTGGCTATTGCGTAAGAATGTTTTGCTCATGTAGGAATTTCGGACGCGGGTTCGATTCCCGCCTGCTCCACCACTTATCTGGGTGTACGTCAATTGGTAGACGGCGTGATTTGGGGTCACGAGGCTGTGGGTTCGAGTCCCACCACTCAGACCAACAAAAACATTGGAGGAAATACAATGGATCGATTCGCTGTTACAACTGAAAATGGTGTAATGCGTCTGTATTATCCTTCGATTGACGAGGCGAAGAGGTTGTGGCCTGACGCGAGGATTGAGCCTTATGAAGACGATGACTACCTTCGATATATTGATCTCTTGAAAGACGCAGCGGACGACTTCTACTCTGATTATAGAGGAAGAACGGTTTTGCGACGATTATTCCCATGGGGAGAATTGAAGCTGCGACTTACAAGAATGGGCGATAGTTGGTACGACATGTGTGAATTTCAGGAACAAAACAACAACGCCCATATTGTGAATTTCATGTGGACTTTATCAGAGCCAAAATTGGTATGGGAAAAGTTCTTTGGGTATGAAGTTAGATATGAGTTGCTTCAATGTGTATGTAAATCCTACGGACAAAGGCCAATAAAACCAAAAGAACTAAAGGGTATGAAGTCAGTATTCGGAGTCAAATTCATAAAGCTGAAATCTCAGGTGTTTGTGAAAGACAATGATATCTACATATATCATAACGAATACTTTTGCCCTGAGATGCCGATTGACCCAGCGGATTATGGAACCCCATTTTCATACAGAGCGAATAAGTATCTTGGTAAAAACGCATCCAAGAAATTCATCTATGATGATAATTGGGGGTCGATTTTACTTCATAATGTGGCATGGTGCAAGCTCGTAAACTTTATGAAGTTGTTTGAAATAATGAAGCCAAATGATATTGCTCTCCTTATGAGAGATAAAACATATGATTTTCATAATTTCGATAAAACCAAGGGAGATACATTACAATGGCTTGCGTTCTATGAACAGATCTGCAATGGGATTGTGGATCATATGAAGTGATTTATATAAGGCACGAACAGCAATACTTTTTGTAATTCTTACTCTTCAAGAAACAAAGTGTGCCTTGGATGTTGAGACGCTAACAGCAATATTAACAGAAGCAAAAAAGATGATTTGGGTTTATCTATGTGTAAGCACTCGTGCTTATTTTCAACAATGCGTCTCGTGGGATGATATTGGCGTGTAGCTCAATCGGTAGAGCATCCGGCTGTTAACCGGGGGGTTGCGGGTTCGAGTCCCGCCGTGCCAGCCAAACTAAAAAGCAGGATAGAGAGCTTTTATAGCGTGATCGCAGAAGGACACTCACAGCAACTTTACTACACATAAATTGGGTTTATGAATGTATTAAAGTGTCTTGGCGAACTGCTATTTTTGGAACTATCCATATATTGCGGGGTAGAGAAGCGGCTATCTCGTCAGCCTCATGAGCTGAAGATCACAGGTTCGAGTCCTGTCCCCGCAACCATGCCCGCCCAACGAATAGAGCAGAGACTATAAACGGAATTGGGAATTGAAACCTTTGCATCTGGCAGCAATGAAGTTCAGCAGGTTCTTGATGAAACCGCCGCATTTGGATAGCGAATATCTGAAGGTATGGCCGATACCTTGAATCGGTCAGTATGCTCGATTAGCTCAGCAGGGAGAGCGTGTCCCTTACAAGGATGAGGTCGGCGGTTCGATCCCGTCATCGAGCACCATAAGAATAGTATTTTTTGGAGGATATAATGTACGAAGAATACCCTGAGGTATACTTTCCAGAGCATCATAGAGCTAAGAAAAATGGATGTGTCGATAGGCATATAATTGAGGCTGAAAAAATGATAGGGAGAGAGCTGAAAGAAGAAGAGGTTGTTCACCATATAGACGGAGATCGTTTTAATTATAATCATGATAACTTACTGGTATTTGTAGATCAGACGAATCATGCAAGATTCCATAAAACTGGTAGGTATGTAGAAACAAATGAGAAAAGAGTTGTTTATTCTCCAAAAGAATATATAGATAGGTGTGTTTTGTGTAACAAGCCGATTGGCATTACAAAACATGGGAAATGTAGAGACTGTCTTTCTAAAGAAAGAAGAAAAGTTAATCGCCCATCTGTCGATGAATTAAAGTGCTTGATAAGCAAATGCAGTATGTTAGCCATAGGGAAAATGTACGGTGTGTCTGGCAATTCGGTTAGGAAGTGGTGCAGATCGTATGGAATAGAGTATAGGAAATAAGTTTTGCATTTGTGTTGGTATAGCTCAAATGGTAGAGCGTCGGCCTTCCAAGTCGAATGTTGCGAGTTCAAATCTCGTTGCCAACTCCACCTGGCGCACTTGTGACTATCTACTTGACAGGTTGTTGCCAAAGATGCTTTGATCGCGGGCATCTATAAAAATAATAGTCGAGCCTTTGGGGAGTTGGTGAATCCCTCGGTAGCCCACAGCCCGTTAGTGATGTAGAGCCAAGTGGGATATACCCTGGCATTTCTATTGGACGCTTTAGAAGTGGCTGTGGGCGACGGCCTAACGCTATGCCAGGTTTATATGCGGGTATGGCGGAATTGGCAGACGCGCCAGACTTAGGATCTGGTGGGCTATCCTGTGCAGGTTCGACCCCTGTTACCCGTACCATAAAGAGCACATACAGCAATTTTATACATGGAATCAACTTTTAACTGATCAAACCAAACAAGGTGCTCTGTGAAAATTAGCTGGCGTGGTGGAATGGCAGACGCGGCGGACTCAAAATCCGCTGGTAGCGATACCGTGTGGGTTCAAGTCCCACCGCCAGCACCAACTATGATACCGTAGCCAAGTGGTAAGGCACTGGGCTGCAACCCCAGGATCATAGGTTCGAGTCCTATCGGTATCTCCATATGCGCCAGTAGCTCAATTGGATAGAGCATAGGACTTCTAATCCTAAGGCTGGGGGTTCGATTCCTCTCTGGCGTACCATCCGTGTGGTAGTAAAAGCACGATCAATAAAATAACTACGCTCGTTTGTCTCTGCCACAAAGGACTGGATGGTATGGCCTGGTCAGCGAGAGATCCTGTTTGGAGAATCGGGAGTGCAGGCACGGTAAAAGTAAAACCCCGCCTTTCGGCGGGGCGAGAGGGTCAAAGCTTAATGCCAAGTTTTTCAGCCATTTCTTCTGGAGTCATGTTGGCGGAAGCTTCTTCGATAATCTTTTTCATCTTAGCGGGTCGAAGAAGTTCTTGTTTCTTTGCTTCGAGAGTTGCGATCTTTGCGTCAATTTCTGCGATTTTGTCTTCCACAGTGCGGCGAGCGCGTTTTGCTTTTTCTTCGGCCATAATACATTGCCTCCAATCGATTTGGTTATTACATTTATACCATACTTTGATACAGAATGCAACATCTGATAAGAAAATATTGGGGTATCGCCAAGTGGTAAGGCACGGGACTTTGACTCCCGCATTCGCTGGTTCGAGTCCAGCTACCCCAGCCAACTATCATAAGATGTTGGTTCGGTTTTGTGCAAAAATGCTCCCATCCTCTAACTGGAATAGGAGGCTGGCCTCTCAAGCCGGTAATACGGGTTCGAGTCCCGTTGGGAGTACCAAATGGTGCCGTGGACGAATTGGTAGAGTTGCCGGCCTTTCAAGCCGGAGTTTGCGGGTTCAATCCCCGCCGGCATCACCATGAAGAAAGGGAGATATTTGTGCCAAGAAAATCTTTGACAGAAAACGCAGGAAGTAAACAGAGATTAGTACGAAAAATTCCGTCCTCAGAAAACGGATTGGGCGTACACTGTACGACAAAATGCGGGCAGGAATTTCAGATAAGCCAGAACAACGAAAAGAAAAAACATACACTATGGAAGATCGTTCCTGGCGGATTTGAGAAGATTGCCACGGGTGACTCCCCGTATGATCTATACGATAAAATCCCATGGGACAAGTAATGAATGCCGTTATGGTGGAATGGCAGACACGCCAGCTTGAGGGGCTGGTGGGAGCAATCTCGTATGGGTTCAAGTCCCATTGACGGCACCAGTATGGCTCCATAGTTCAGAAGAGTAGAACGCCGGCCTGTCACGCCGGAGGTCACGGGTTCGAGTCCCGTTGGAGTCGCCAATATAGGGGTTTGGTGCAATGGTAGCATGACGGTCTCCAAAACCGTTGATGAGGGTTCGAGTCCTTCAGCCCCTGCCAATAAAGACACATACAGCAATATCTATATTTTAAGTATTCTTTCAAACCATCTCCTTTCTTTCTACCTCCCTTTCTCTATTGTGTCTTGTTATGGCTTTCTATGCCGGTATAGCTCAATTGGCAGAGCAGCGGATTTATGCCCCGTAGCGCCAGATAAGCGGCAGGTTGCAGGTTCGACTCCTACTACCGGCACCATGCGCCACGGTTAATGGCTAAAATTCTACCGGCAAATAAACAATAGAAGCCCCGCATAATGAAAGCGATTTAATAGGGTGTTCGGCGCTAACACATAGGGGAGCGCCAGAGTCGGAGAGCTGGGGCAGTCTGTAAAACTGTTGCTTTCGAGCTGAGTGGGTTCGACTCCCACCTCCCCTACCAATTGAGATTATGGAGGATTAGGTATAGAAAGATATTGTGTGAATTGCGGGTGTAAAATTTGCAGAGAAAACACATCTGGATATTGTATCGATTGTCTTAGAGCCAAAAGAAAAAGAGAAAAGATAGAAAGATGGCTTAAAATAGGAGATGCAAACATAGGTGTATCAACAACATTAAGAGGGTGTATCAGACAATATATTCTGGACGATCAGAATGGTAGATGTGCTATATGTGGTATAGATAATTTTTGGAATGGAGAGCGTTTGAATTTTATTTTAGACCATATAGACGGGGACGCATCAAATAATTTTAGAAATAATTTGAGACTGATTTGCCCTAATTGCGATAGTCAGCTTCCTACATATAAATCCAGAAATAAGAATTCTGCGAGGGTGTATCGTAGAGCTTCTTAACATACGGCGGAATACCGAAGTGGTCATAACGGCGCAGTCTTGAAAACTGATGTGAGCTAACTACTCCCGTGGGTTCGAGTCCTACTTCCGCCGCCATACTCCATATACCATGTTGTATATTGGAGCCAGGGAAATCGTATGGTGATTTCCCTCTTATATGGAACGATAGCTTACGAGGTCTGAGCGGCGGTCTGAAAAACCGCAGGATGATGGATCGTTACCATCTCGTTCCACCATAATAAAAAAGACATGAACAGCAATTTTATCTATGGCTACATAAAAGCACATTGCCGTGTGCGCATGTCTTGTGCCTAAAGGGAGTCACCAACTGGCGTTAAATAAGTGGGGCAACCGTGCAAACCGGGTAAACTTAATATGCGCTCATAACTCAGTTGGTAGAGTAGCTGCCTTTTAAGCAGCGAGTCGTGGGTTCGAGTCCCGCTGAGCGCACCATTCTACGACACACTTTTTGTGTGTCGCTTTTTTATTATTGCCGAAAGGAGGAAATGGAGTGGCAAATGATTTGAAAAAGGGAGCCGCAGCAAAAACGCAGCGCCCTGAACGAATGAATTTGGAGAACGACGACAAATATCCGTATCATTGCAGCGCATGTGGTAAGGGATATATGCGACAGAAGGATAATTTTAATGTCACCCCGTCTCCTTATTATGCAGGTAATGGCGGTTATCTTACGATTTGCAGAAGGTGCCTGGATAAATCCTTTGAATACTATCGTGATGAGGTGTTTGACGGAGACCAGGATAAAGCGATGGAGCTTTTGTGCGCGACGATTAACACCTGCTTTGATGAAGGAGCATGGGCAAATGCCAAAAAGCACCCGTCTCCAAACAGAAGTAAGGTAAGCCAATATTTTTCCAAGTTGAATTTGGCGCAGACAAAGGGAGCGTCTTATGCAGATACAATTCTTTACCGCAGAGCAAATAAAGTCGAAAACGCAGAGACAATTCAAGCGGTAAAAGATAATCCCAAAATTATGACTCCGATTGAGACCATCCAATTGTTCGGTCTTGGATTCAGTGATCAGGATTATGAAACGCTGCAATATGAGTATGACGATTGGGTGAAAAAATACGGTGAACCTGAGGATAAGCGCCAGGACGAGCTTTATAAGAGCCTTTGCTATTTGAAATTGCAGTTGCAGAAGTCCGTGCAGAACGGAGATTCTGGAATTGGCGCATTGGCGAAGACATACAAGGAATATATCAATGCGGCGACGACTGAGCTGGAGGATCGCCGGCAGAAGAAGGAAGAGTCCGTTCAGTTGAATCCTCTTGGTCTATGGGCAAGGGATATTGAGAAGTATACCCCGGCAGAGTTCTACAAAGACAAAAAGCTGTTTAAGGACTTTGACGATATAGGAAGTTATTGTTCTCGCTTTATTTTCAGACCGCTGAAAAACCTCCTAACCGGATCGAAAGAGCTTGATAAGGAATACAAGCTTTCCCAGGAGGAATGATGTGATGAACTATGATGTTTTAATGGATGAGCGGCAAAAGCATTTGCACGAACATTTCCCGTCTACGCACTATTTGCACAAAGTAGAAAATGTTCAGCGTGTACTTTTGTGGCTCACTTTTTATAGGAGAAACCCATCGAGGTTTGTAGAGCACTACTTTGGGATTGTTCTTCATCTATATCAGCATATCATTCTTTATCTGATGGAGTATTTTCCAAGCTTCTGCATTGTAGCCGCCCGTTCCGCAGCAAAGTCTTTCCTTATTGCCGTGTTCGCCTGTAAAGAGGCAATCCTACGGCCTGGGGCAAGGATCGTTGTGGCATCGGCTACCAAGAAACAGGCGAGACTCATCGTGTCAGAAAAGATAAAAAAGGAGCTTTTGCCAAAGTCGCCGCTGCTTGAAGCGGAGATAGACAGTTTTAAGGACAACCAGAATGAGATTGAGGTTATTTTTAAGAACGGAAGTTCTATTGTAGTTGTTGCCGCTAATGAGAACGCTCGTGGTTATCGTGCGACCGTTATGATCTACGAAGAGTTCCGTATGATTGCGAAGAATATCATTGACAGTGTTCTTTCTCCGTTCCTATTTGTTCGGCAAGCAGACTATTTGAAGCAAGAAGAGTATGCCGGGATGCAGGAAGAGCCTAAGGAAGTGTATATCAGCTCCGCATGGTATCAGAACCACTGGATGTGGAATCTAATTCAGACATTTACAAAGGATATGCTGTCTGGTGGTACATCGTGTGTTATTGCGATGGACTACAGCATTGCTTTGAAACACAACATTAAAACCAGGAACTTCCTAATTAAAGAGCGAAAGAAACTCGATCCGATGTCCTGGGCGATTGAGTACGAGAACCAGATGATTGCGGAAAATGCCAGGTCTTTCTTTAACTATGATCAGTTGAACCGAAACAGAAGACTAAAGCGGGCGTTTTATCCGCGCAGAAATGATGAAGCTCTTTTGAAGCAAAAGAACAAATACGATATTCCAAAACGGGTGGGGGAAATCAGAGTATTGTCTTGTGATATTGCAATGGAGGGCGGAAACGATACGGACAACTCTATCTTCTCCTGCATCAGACTTTTGCCAGAAAGCCAGGAGCATAAGGTGATGGACACAGCCGGCGAGCATATTACGGTTAAAAGAGGATATCGCCGTCAGGTTGTCTATATGGAGTCTGTTCATGGAGGGGAGACCACTAAGCAGGCTATCCGCATCAAACAATTGTATACGGATTTTAACGCCGACTATTGCGTTCTCGACGGACGTAACGCCGGTATTTCCGTTTATGACATGCTCGCAAAGGTTTTGTTTGATGAAGAGAGAAACATTGAATACAAACCATGGAAATGTATGAACGACGAAAAGGTTGCGAACAGAATTCAGATTGCCGGCGCTGAAGAGAATGTATATGTCATTAAGGCACAACTCGAAACGAACAGCAATATTGCTGAGTCCATGCGTAATGCTCTGAATTCTGGGATGATCGACTTGCTGATCAGCAATACTGAGGCGGTTGATGAGATTTCTAATTTTATCCCAGAATATGCGACTGCTGATGTTGAAGCGCAGCTATTCTTTGAAAGACCCTATATAGAAACGGTTGCTTTAATCAATGAGATGATCAATCTTGAATATGAGCGAGGCGATCAGACTGGGTTGATCAAAATTATGAACAACAATTACCGTAAGGACAGATACACCTCTGTTTCTTACGGTAATTATTTTGCCCAAATGCTTGAACATGATTTGTTGTCCGATACGGCGGAGTACGAATATGTTCCACTATTTAACTGAAGGAGGTGATGAAGTTGCAGAGTGAAAAGAAATGGTATCAGTTCTGGAAACGAGACCGTGTGTACGAGGAAAATGCTGTCGTTAAGGCTGAAGATCATACCCACGAGTTCAATACAAGTATTGGAAGCGCATATATCAATATGCTTTGCGGGTCAAGCGAATCTCCATATACCATTCAGGAGATCCGTGCTTTTACGAAAAACCCAATGAACCATATTACGGAGCTGCGCAGAATGGCAAAGTGGGCTTACCGAACGAATGGCGTTGTGTCTGGTGCAATCGACTATATGAAGTCAATGCACACATTAGATGGTGTTATTGTTTCTAAGTCACGCCGGCCAGATGGCAGAAAGCCAAGAAATTATCGTTCCAATAAAGCAAAAATGGAAGGTACACTAAGCACCATTCGATACAAGCAAATTATCCGCGATGGTATTTTCAAGAATGCCAATGATGGTATGTATGTCGCTTACTTTGAAACTGCTGCGACCACACCAGACTATAGAATGGCGCTGACTGATTATGAAATCCAGAATATAACGGAAATCAATGCGCTTGGAATCAATGCAATGGTAATCCCTCTTCCTGTTGAATATGTGCGGATCATTGGAAGAAAGAACAACAGTTATGTTGTCGCATTTGATTTGAAGTATTTTGATTATTTCACGGAGGATGCAAGGAAGAAAAAGCTTGCCGGCTTTCCAAAAGAGATCCAGGATGGATGGCTGAAAAAGATGAATGGGGAGCTGAACGCAGATTGGCTTGTTCTTGATAATACAAAGACAATTGTAACGAAAATCAAGAGCGAGATTTCTGAACCATACGGAATCCCATTTTCTATTGCAGCTCTCGACGATATTAGCTACGCTCAATATTTTATTGATACGAAGCGAAATGTTCTGGACTCTGTAAACAACCAAATTGTGTATGAGACATTCCCTGAGGGCAAAGATAAGGGGACATCTGCTCTGAGCGAAAAACAGCAGAGACAGCAGCATGATTTGGTCAAGAACGCACTTTCCAGCAAGAGCAGAAACGGCAGCAGTACATCATTTTTCTCTCTTGCGAGTGGGACAAAGCTTGACAAGATTTCGTTGGATGTTTCTTTGCTTGATGAAAAGAACGAAAATTCGATTGTAGATTCTGTAAACAAGGATATCAGTGTGAGCGCCAGCGCTCTTGACGGCAGCAGCACTGGGAACTACTCTACAGCGACATTGAATTTAGAGCTTGTCGCAGCAAATGTGTATTCCTGGATTGAGGATATTGTGGACGAGCTGAATAAGTGCATCAATAAAAATATCATTAAAGATCCAAGTTGCAGAGTCGAGTTTTATATCCTGCCAATTACGATGGTAAATCGTGATCAGATGGTAGGGTATATGTCTGATCTCTATGCAAGAGGAAAGGGAAGCCTATACGCATGGATTGCGTCTACTGGAATTAACCCGGACAACTATGTTGCGTTGATGGACTATGAGCTGGATGAAGACTTTGAGAATAAGTACCCAGTGCATAGGACTTCTTTCACCGTGACCGGTAAAGATGATCCTGAATTTGAGGATCACAACAAAGGCGGCAGACCACCAACTAATAGCGAAGATCCTGCTGCCGTGCAGCAAAAGACAAACGGTGGTAACAATATGCCGAAGCCGTCAACGGGGTAAGGGGGTGAGAAAATGAATAGATGTATTCCGACTGGTAGAATTTTTGAACTCTCTAATGAACGCCAGATCACGGGAAGAAGAAAAATCAAGGTAGTTCTTCACGAGATTTTCTCTAACCATGATGAGTGGCAGGAGAACGGTATTTCCTGGGATGAGACCTATACACAGCAGACGATTGACTCCGTTTCTAATATGTCTTTGTGTGTTGAATTTATCAGCGAAGACAGGACGCTACCATATGGGCATGGGCTAACTGAGATTGCCGATATGCCTTATATGGAAGATGCGACTGTCGTTGGACACTTCGAGCGCGGTTATATTGACGATATCGAAATTGACGGTGTTACAAAAAGGGTTTTGGTTGCAGATGGATATGTTGATGAAATGAGATACCCTAAGTTTGTAGCATGGTTGAAAGATCGGCTTGAACATGGAACGGTCAAAGGTTCTGTGGAAATTGTAGGTAGACCAGAAAATGAAAATCGTATTATTTACGATGGCGGTTACAAAGAGAAAGGAAGAATCCCGCAAATCTATGATTATAGCGGGTATGCCATTCTTGGTATCAGACCGGCAGATGATACGGCAATCGTCATGGAGTTAAATAATAAATCACAAGAACATAAGGAGGAAACAGGTATGGATGAGAAGATGATGAGCCAGGCAGTTGAGCTTATCAAGTCTTCTGTAACTCAGACCATTAACGAGTTGAATAATAAGAGTGGCGAGTATGAAAAGAAGATTGCTGAGCTGAACGATGCGGTGGCCGCAAAAGACGCTGAGATTGCAGAGCTGAACGAGAAGTTGAACACTGCCAATGCGTCTGTTGCTGAGAAAGACCAGGCTATTGAGAGCCAGACCAATGAGCTGAATAGTCTGAAAGAGGCCAATGCCGCACTGGAGAAAGAAAAGAAGATTGCTGAGCTGAATTCTGCTCTGGCGGAGTTTAGCCAGGAAGAGCAGGATCTTGCCAAGGCTGAGATCGAGGCATTTAAGGCCGATCCTATGTCAGTTGAGATTAACAGCATCACAAGCAAGATTTGCGTGGAGATGGTTCGTAAGAACAAAGAGACACGCACAGTCGAATTGAACAACTCTGCTCCCGACATTTTCGGCGGTGTGAACTCCCCTGAAGATGACGGCGATGTAGACATTTTTGGCTAATTAAGGAGGGTTAAAGGAATGAAATACAAGACTATTGGTGCATTTAAGAATGTGCAGAATATCCCATATTGCAAGGCAACTGAGGATATGAAAGTAGGTATGGGCGTTGTGCTTGACCGCGCCGCAAAGACCGCATCTTTGGCAGAGGATGATACCGCTGCAAAGGCTATTGTTCACATTGTCACCAACATCAATGACAAGCCGGAGCTTCACAACAGCCCTGAGACTTATGTGGTGAATGCCGGCGAGTATGTACGCGCTGATGATCTGAGAACCGTGAACGGACTTGAGATTGAGTTCGCTGCGTTTGAGATTGACGGTGGGACTGATGGCCTGGCCGCTGGCGATGCTTTGGTATTTACCACATCTGGCCTGGTGAAGAAGGTTGCTGACGCAACTGGCTATGCAGTTTCCTTTAAGGTAATTGCTAAGACTGCATATATGGATGATGGCATTCTTGCTGAAATCGTTGCTCAGTAAGAATTTTTGTTTCTAAAAGGAGGATAGAAGATAATGGATAAGATTTTTGAGCTTAACACAGTCAACAATGTGAAAGACTCTGTTGTTGGTTCCAAGGTAAAGGCCACCTCTCCAATCGTAGAGGTGTTCTCTGCTCTGGCACAGGGTAAAAACCCCGCTGTTGACGGTAAGGTAGTAGATAAGGCTGTTGCCTATATCAAGGAGTTGGCTGGCCGCGCAATCGACGGCGATCATCAGGCAGTGTCCGAGCTGAACGCAATTCAGCGTTTTACCATTGAGCCTAAGCTGATCGAGGCTATCAAGATTTTTAACTTCATGGGTACATACAGATCTCTTCCTTACGACACCGTGCCTATGATGAAGACCTATAAGTATGAGAGCATTGATTCTCGCTTCCAGGCTTCAAGCGGTGATGTACCTTTCGCTACCCACAGCTTCCGTGAGTACCCAATTGCAACACAGACCATTTCTGCCGGTTATGCGGTGGACTATCGTGAGTTGCAGAGCGGAAACTTTGACGGAACTGTTGCTGAGGGTATGGCTCAAGTACAGACTGACATGCAGAATAAGGCTGTGTACTATGTTATCGCAAAGCTTTATGATGCGCTGAAGAACGCAAAAGGCGTAAAGCACTTCGCTGAGAGTTCTGGTATTACCCAGACTGCCGTTGACGATATGCTGAAGGTAATGCGTCGGTACGGCAAGACCAATATCTGCGGCGATTACGCTGTAGTTTCTCAGTTGAATGATTTCGCTGGTTATAAGACTTTCGGTGCTTCCACCATTCCGTTTGGCGCTGATGCGGTTGCCGAAGAGATTCGTAAGACCGGTTTGCTCAGCTTCTACAACGGTTCTAATGTGGTGGAGCTGCCAAACGCTCTTGACTACACCCGTTTGAATGAGGACAAGACTTCCTATGAGCTTTATATGCCTCAAGGTTTGCTGTTCTTCATTCCTCAGGGCAACATCGCACCTCTCCAGATCTTCCGTCGTGGCGGACTGACCACTATGACTGGTGACGATATCGTAACCCGTCAGCACCTGACCCGTTTCGACATGGAGATTGGTGCCGGCGTAGCAGAGGGCATGGAGGATCAGATTGGTCTTCTGTCTGATACCAATTTCGAGGTTCCTACTCTTTAATAGGAATTAGTTAAGTTATCTAAAAGGGGAGGGAAATACTCTCCCCTTAATCTTTTTATAAGGAGCGAAAGAAAATATGGAATTAACAGATAAGGTTGCAATCAACAATCTGTGTAGCTGGGCGCTTTATTTTAAGCGTGAAAATGGAGTGGGTGATATCCGCATCCCCGCAAATGCAAAGAATTTTTCCCAGTTGGATGTAGCTGAGGTTCAGATGCAGATTCAGCGCGGCAATCCTCTGTTTGTAGGGGATGGCAGATCCAATCAGGGGGATCACGCTCGTTTGTTTATCGTGGACGATAAGCAGCGTAAGGAGCTTCTTGGATATGGAGAAGAGTCTGCCCAGGATGCGGTTGTTCTCAACGAGGAATCTGTAAAGGCTCTTCTGGCTATCCGTGGGAAAGACGCATTTCATGCAAAGCTGAATGAGCTTGTAACCACGCCGGCAGAAAAGAAGATGATTGTCCAGATTGCAAAGGAGTGCGGCGGAGACGATGTAGCCGCATGGAAGATGGCTGCAATTAACGAGCTTGCCGACACAAACACCATTTAAGTAAGGAGGATGAGGTATGGATCAGCCTACTACTTTTACGGATATTGAAACAAGTTTTCACTCCATGCCTCTAACGAAATATAGGATCGATCCTGGCCTGGAGAAACAGTGGTTAGAAACTGCGATTGCAGATTACGAACTCGATCTAAGCACTGTGCTTGAATACGACAGTGAAAGCGGGTCGTTTGCAAATAAGCTTGATCGCCCTACAGTTCGCATTCTTGCTTTGATGATGTATGTCAGTTACCTTCAAAGAGAACTTAGCCGCGTTATGGCTCTCAACGGTATTTATGCCAAAGATATTCAGGTTACTGGAGCAGACGGAACAAAGCGGGTGACGAAGCAAGAGCTTGATAGTGAGCTTAGCAGAGTGAACACAATGCTTCATAAACTCAAAAATAACTGCTTTGATTAAGGAGGGGTTGCAATGCCAGAATCATGGTATTTAATGTCCCAACCTTTGTTTAACAGCGGTTTTGAGGGCGATGAATTCTCTGCATTTGCACAAGGGGGATTTGAAGAAATTTTGGATTCTCCCCTTGCGGATGAAATAGAGATTTATGAGAAAACTCTGTCTGCTACTCCGGTTTCTGCACGTGCGATTATACAAGGTGTGACAGCGGACAATTATAACAATAGTGTGCTGCGTCAATTTCTTTGTAAGATTGGGACACTTCGGAGCGGACAGTATATCAAGGCAAGAGGCCAAATGTGGCTTGTTTATTCGCTCCCTGATAACAATAAGATGTACGAAAAAGCGATTGCTTGGCAGTGCAAATATTCAATCAAGTTTGTTTCACCGACCAGCGGAGAAATTGTTGAGTACCCTGTTTATGACATCAATAGTACGCAGTATGGCTCTGGTGAAACATCTGAAGACCATTTGACGCTTGGCACATCGCAGCACTTAATTTACATCCCATATAACGAAGAGACGATCAAGCTTGACAGTGGGTTTAGGTTCCTCATTGATAAAAACCGTGATAACCCAACTGCATATCGTCTGGCGCAGGTTGACCCTGGCGGATATTCCTGTGGGAAAGATGACGGCCTGATTCAATGGACAATTGTTGAAAGCCAATTTGACGAGAAGACGGATAGCAAAGAATTGATGGTGGCTGACTATTTTGGCAAATCGGAGTTGTCTAAGCCAGAACAACCGTCAGAGATTGGTTATTCAATTCGCGTTAATCCAGATGGTGGAGACGCATCTATCATATTTGGAGAAACACTAAAATCTTCCGTTATTATTTGCAAAGACGGTGTAGCTCAGAGCGGATTGCCATTTGATGTAACAATCACCGATGGCGCAGAGTTTGGAACAATTCAGTCTGTTGATCAAAATGGCTTTGTGCTGTATGCGCTGAACAATCGTGATTTTATTGGACAAGAGATTACAGTTGAAATCACAAGCTCTGAATGCGAAGCATCGAGCAAAACAGTATTTACGGTTAGGGGGTGGTATTGATGTATTTTGAACAAGTCCCTGAATACAGAGATACCATCATGGAGAGCATTTGTAAGTGCGATGCCATAATTGATTTGATTCGGCCAACTGAAGCCCCAGAGATGAGTGCAAAAGAAATGGCCTACAAATATATTTTCCCTTATGATTTCATTGTGGGGAAGACATCTGAAGTTGGAACTTATATTTGCTTTGATGTTATCGCCCCAAGAATTATCAATCGCTCATTCTCAGATTTCAATATCTATATTTGGATTATTGCCCATGAAAGGACTATGAGAACCCCGAAAGGGCTTGTGACAGACCTACTGACAACTGAGGTTGACAAGCTGATTAACGGGAGCAATGGGTTCGGCCTTGGTCGTGTGGAGCTTAAATCGTGGGATAGATTTACGCCGGCTGAGGATTTTCATGGGAGAACACTTGTGTATCGCACAGTGGATTTCAATAGGAAATAACATTGGAATCAAGAGATCTTGATCTGAGATTGTGCGCAAAAGATCCTATTTTTGTTGATGGAGTCCCTATCTATCCTATTTCAATTAAGGAAATATCTCGTATTGGGTATACAAAATACAATACGGACATTCGTTTTCTATCCTTGAACGAAAGTGATATTGGCGCATTGCTTGGCAGAGATATCTCTGGAGTTGGGTCATTCAATTATCTGGTCGGGAATGCGATTCATGATAAAGAAACTATGCAAATGATGTTGTTTTGGTTTTCCAAAATTACGCATAGCAATGTCTCTTTCTCAGGAAAGAGGCTTTCTTTTGTTGGCGATGGATTTGAGATCACGAAAGATAATTTTGATGAAATCCAATCTATCGTCAGGCTTAGAAATGGGCTACAAGGAATAGAGGAAGAGGAAGAAAATCCAGATAACGAGGCTGCTCGTAGGGTCTTGCAACGGAGAAAAGAAGAGCGATTGAAAAGGCGAAAAGCAAAGAGCGGCGGAGAGGAATCTTCTTTGACACTTGCTGATTTGGTTAGCATATTGGCAAGTGGCATGGGAATGACAATGGACGAGATCATGGAGTACGACTTATATCAGTTTAACGACCAATTCAATCGTCTAAAAATCATGGAAGATTACGAAGTAAATGTTCAAGCGCTTTTACATGGCGCTAAAAAAGAAGATGTAAAACTCACGCACTGGATTACGAAGATCAAGCGCGAAGAAGAGTAGTTTGGAACAGTCTGGGAAACCGGGCTGTTTATTTTTTATAAGGAGGTATTGTAAATGTCTAACGCAAAATTTGGCGCAAAAGAAGTCATGGACGTTGTGCTCTATGATATGGAGACAAACAAGCCTGTTATCCAGTTTGACAGCTTGAAGACTTCTTCAATTAGCGTAACTTCTGAGAAGGTATACGCAAGAGGCGGTAAGGGCAACCCCAAGCTGATTACATGGGAAATCAATAAGGAGGCCACTCTGACCATTGAGGACGCTCTGATTTCTCCGAAGTCCCTGGAACTTATCTCTGGCATTGCTCGTAAGGTTGGCGTACAGACCATTCGTATGAGACAGACTACAGAGTATGATGAGAACGGCGTAAATAAGGGCAGCATGTATCCGCTGAAGGCTGATTCCACCGGTAAGATTACCCTGGCATTTGAGCCTAACACCACAGCAGATAAGATCTTGGTGTACCCTTATGATTCTGACTGCGAAGAGACTGCCCTGTACGACATGGAGGGCGCTCAGCTTTCAGGCAAGGAGCTTACGGTTGCTGCGGCTAAGGATCAGCGTGTTGTAGTGTACTACGACTATGACAGCGAAGAGACCGCCGAGACCTATGTGATCGACGCAGAGCATTTCAGCGGTACATACAAGCTTGTTGGAGATACCGTGCTCCGCAACCAGAAGACCGGTAAGGATGAGGCATTCCAGGTTACTATTCCGAACCTGAAGTTTACCTCTAACCTTGAGCTTGGCTTTGCTGCCGAGGGCGATCCTTCTACCACCACATTTGAATGCGAGATTATGCGCGACTCTGACACTGGCACCATGATTCAAATGGTGAAGTATTAAGAGTTATAGATTTGAATATAGGGAGGGCGAAAGCTCTCCCTTATTCTTTGAAAATGGTTTGGAGGTATGGCAATGAGATATAAGATTTATGTGAAAGATGTTCTTTCCACTGATAGCGGTCTATGTGTTGTAATTGCCATTCTGAATGGTAAAGACACTCAAATTTGTCTTCCTAAAGATTGCGGAATCGAAAAGTACATTGGAGAAGAGGTGTATTATGAGATTAAGGGCAAAAAGGTTCGTATCTCAAAAGCGCATCAGCCGCAAGTCTGTGTAGAGACTCCTATTGATGAAGAAGACGAGAAAGGGGAGGAATAACCTCTCCTTTTTCTTTGTTTGGAACGGAGGATGGTTTTTATTAAAATCCTGGCTATTGACCAGGCAAGAAATGGAGCGTGGGCGATATTTAACTACGACACAAAAGAACTTGAAACATATGGGACATTTTCGTTTGGAAACAAGAAATACACTTACGCAAAGGCGATTCTTGCCATAGAAACATTAGTTGACGAACTGATAAAAGAGCATGATATATCCGCTGTGTTTATCGAGGATATTCAATTGCGTGTAAATGTTCAGTCGTTCAAAAAACTTGCTCAGCTACAGGGTGTCCTCGTTAATCTATTTGAGAAAAACGAATACCTGTATAGCTTTGTTGCTCCTACGCAGTGGCAGAATTATTGTAAAGCACGTGGTAGGACTTCAAAGGAAGTAAAAGAAAAAATAAAGACCCTCGAAAATGCTGGCAAGAAAGAATCTAAAATTTTATCGATCCAGTTTGTAAAAGAAAAATTCCATATAGATACAGACAATGATAACTTGTCTGACGCTATATGTATCGGCCATTATGCCGTAAATCATTTTGAGATAGAAGGGAAGACGCTTCATGTCAAAGAAAAACAATAAGATTTCCATTAACGCATTGGAAAAATACTGCGGACAATTCAATACAGAGCCGCAGGATATTGAGATCCATTATGGGGAAGATGAAGTGTTTACTTTTACAGTAAAGCCACTTTTGACCATGGATGAGTCAGTGAGGTTTATTGAAGATGTCGTGCGGGAGTGCATCATGCCAGATGACATGCTGATTGTGCCAATTGCCCGCAATTTTATCACAAAAAAGAACCTGATGACATATTACGCAAACTTTACTATGCCGGAGTCGCAAAGCAAAACCTATGACCTGGTTATGGCATCGACTGGAATTATCAATGCAATTTTGGGCAATATCGACATTGATCAGTTTACTATGATCCAGCGGTCAATTGATGAGCGGATTGCATTTGAAGAGCAGAAGATGATCGCAGAGCAGCAAAGCAATGTTCGGAAGATTACTGAGGATGTTTCTGAATTTGTTTCTAAGATGTCTTCATTGTTTGACGGCATTGATCCAGAGCAGATGGATGGGTTTATGACCAGCGTAAGCAAAATGGCACAAAATACTGAGATCTCTGCTCAAAGCTTAGCGAGTGCGTTTTTGGAGAGCAGAAACAGTAAAGAAGACTAAAACACTTGGAGGCGCTTATGAAGAAAGCATTTCTTGAAGATGAATTTATGGATGTTGAAGATCTGATGGAAACAACACTACCCCCCCCTACATTACTTGAGTATTATAGGAGATTAAAAGACCGTGAGATTTTGTGGAATGATTTAATCGACGACGGTATGATCGACATTCCTATGTACATCTTGAAATGGAATAAGGAGGATGCAGGATTGCCGGTTGAAAAGCGAAAGCCAATCAAAATCTATATCAATTCTGATGGCGGAGCTGCAAATGTGACTTTGTATACAGCGAATGTTATTTCACTCTCCAAAACACCAGTTATTACTATCGGAATGGGAAGAGCTTACAGCAGCGGTGGGCTTTTGCTCATGGCAGGCCATAAGAGATATATCTTTGACTCAACCTCTATTTTGATTCACGATGGCTCGACTGGAGCGGTAGGTGATACGGGCAAGGTGTTGGACAACCTGGAATTTACAAAAGAGTTCGAGGCAAAAGTGCGGCAGTTTATTTTGACGCACACAAATATTCCAGAAGACCTAATTGATCGCAACTATCGTAGAGATTGGTTTATGTTCAGCGATGAAGCAATCAAGTATGGGGTTGCAGATAAAATTGTTACAGATCTTGACGAAATTATTTAGGAGGCCACTTCATGGCGCGAAAGAATACTATTTCATATCCAATTAAGCCACAGCCGCCAACTACCCTGGATGATAACCCATTCTATGGTATTCAGTGCGACGAATATCAAAAGCAGTTTCGTGATGCAATTTGGAACCCAGAAAAGCTGATTGTGTTTTGTAATGCGAAAGCCGGAACTGGAAAAACAACGATTGCCACCGCGACTGCAAACTTGCTCTGTGAATATGGGCTTTATGATGGAATCATCTATATCGCTTCCCCGACACAAGAGCAAAAGCAGGGTTATCTTGCAGGATCTATCGAAGAGAAGTCAGAGCCATATTTTGAGCCATTTTATGAGGCTTTACAAAAGATTGGCGTTAATCTGAATACGGTACTTTTTGATAACATTCTTAATGAGAAGAATGGGACAGCTTATATCAGATGCTTAACGCACACATTTTTGCGTGGGGTCAACTTTGAGAATAAAGTGATCATAATCGATGAGGCTCAGAATTATTATTTTGACGAACTGATGAAAGTTTTAACTCGAATCCACGATAATTGTAAGGTAATTGTGATTGGGCATGATGGTCAGATTGACCTATACAAAAATCCAGAGCGCACGGGCTTTGTACGATACATGAAATGGTTTGCAGAAGACGACAGATGCGCTGTGTGCGAGCTGAAGAAGAATTATCGAGGATGGATCAGCGAACACGCAGATAATTTGAAATACTTTTAACTGAAAGGCGGAATCCCGCCTTTTATTATTTTGCGAGGTGGGATTATGCCAAAATTCAAAAGCACAAAAGAGCTTGTGGCGTATCTACAAAAAACTGTAGACAGAGTTCTTACAGAAGATGTGTTCCCAGTTATACAACAAGAGGAAGTACAGGCGGTTGATGATGTCGTTTACAGTATGCCGACATCTGGATACTACCAAAGAAGATACGATTATGAGGGTATTGGAGATCCAGATAACATCGTGATAAAGGGCGGAGCCGCAAAGAATGGCATTATGGCCGTTGTAAACGAAACAGATCCGAACCCATATTTGAATGGTAGAAGTGGGGCAAGAGCTACTGTAAATAAAAGCTTGCCATATGTTATTGAGTATGGAATTGGTCAACCTGGAGATCCAGGGTATGATTATTGGGCTGGAAAACCAAGACGGTTTACAGCAACTACAATTGATCGTCTGGATGCTTCTGGGGCGCATGTGATTGCTTTGAAAAACGGGTTAAGAAAGCACGGAATAAAAGTGCGATAAATTTCAAAAGGAATAAGTTAATTTACTTTTAAGTGAGGTGATTGTGCGTGGATGAACTGCAAATTCTGCTGAAAGCGATCATTGATAGCGATAGCGTCACATCGCTTGACTCTCAGTTGTCCAATATTGTTAAATCTCTGAGCGCATCGCACGAAGTAAAGCTGAAAGTAGCCGTTGATGAGACTTCCATCAGAACCACGCAGAGCCAGCTACAATCAATCGCTAAGCAGGTTTCTTCTGCTGGAAATAGCGGGAGACAGGTACAACTCAAAGTCTTTGACGCTGCGCAATTACAGGCGGACGGTCAGAGATATTTTACTGGTGTAAGAGATATTGTTTCTCGTGTCCAAAAACAATTCAGTAAGCTTGGCAGTGTAGATGTTGTCAATGTGTTTAAGGGCGCACAGGGCGATATTCAGAGTTTTACCGCAAGTGTGACTAAGGCTGATGGAGTTGTAGAAAGATTTAATTTTAACCTTTCTAAAATTCGTCATGGCTCAAGGACATACAGCGGCTTTGTGCAGGAAAACTCTATTTTGTCTGATAAAAATGCTGGTACAAATCTTCAGAAAACACTTGATTATCTGAACCGAATTGATAACAAGATTGCGGATATTACCAGTAGGACTCTCTCCAATACGGCAAAGCCACTGCTTGCCGATATGGAGCAGTATAATCAGTATCAAACAAAGCTGACACAAGTAAAAAGTAGAATTGATGAACTCCGCAAGGCAAATACAACGCTGTCTGCGGATCATAAACGAGAAATCAATTCTATGGTGGCTGATTTGCAAAGATACGCACGGGAACTTCAAACCTCTGCGTATGCGGCAACCGATTTGAATGCAGCCACATTTACAAATAAAAAGGCCGAACTTCAAGCTGCCTTGCAAACTGACATCCAGCGTTGGCAAAACTCTGGTTTGTTCGGCGCTGATTTCAAGGCGGCTGTAAACGATGCGAAGCGAATGCTTGACGAGGCGCTCGATCCAACCGATCTTGATGCGTACAGACACCAGTTGTCGTTGCTGAATCAGCAATTTAAGCAGATGAAGCTTCAAAATACTGCGTCTGGTAAAATCCTTGACGCAGATAGGTTGACTTCAAATATTCAGACTGCGCAGTTGCGTATTCAGAATCTGAAGAATACTTATAGCTCATTTGTAAATGATCCAAATCTGTTGGCAAAATGGCAACAGCTCTTTGACGAATCAAAGATGATCAGCAGCAGTAAAGAGCTGACAAATCTTAACGCTAAAATTCGTCTGTTTGAGCAAGAGCTGATCAGCGCCGGTAAACACAGCAGATCGCTTTGGGATGACCTAAAGGCAAATGCCGCAAAGATGGGTTCATGGATGGTGCTGGGCGGCGTAATCGCCGGCGTTATGCGCGGTGTAACCGGCCTGTATGACGCAGTGGTTCAGCTTGACAGTGCTATGACAGAGCTGATGAAAGTAACGGATGAAACCGACGCTTCATACGAAGCATTTTTGTCCGACGCTGCTGACAAGGCGGTACAGATTGGTACTACATATGCCGATTTTGTAGACTCTACAGCATCATTTGCACGTCTCGGATATAATATGGAAGATGCCTCTCAGCTTTCTGAGGTTGCCAATATCTATGCTGTGGTAGGCGATGAGGTAGATGGCATTGAAGGTGCTACCAACTCTATCATTTCTACTATGAAAGCGTTTGGTATTGAGGTTGACGACACTATGAGTATCGTTGATAAGTTCAACGAGGTGGGCAACCGATTTGCCATTTCGTCTGGCGGCATTGGCGAGGCCATGATGCGAAGCGCATCCGCTATGGCAGAGGCAAACAACACCATCGACGAGTCAATCGCTCTGATCGTAGCCGCCAACAATGTTATCCAAGACCCGGATGTTGTTGGTACAATGTGGAAGACGGTTTCTATGCGTATTCGTGGTGCGAAGACGGAGCTTGAAGAAGCCGGCCTTGAAACGGAGTATATGGCTGAAACAACCGCTTCGCTGCGCAAAAACATCCTTGGACTGACCAATGTTGACGGCAGCGGCGGATTTGATATCATGCTGGACGAAGAGACGTTCAAGAGCACCTATGATATCATGCTTGGGATCAGCGAAGTTTGGGAAGATATGAGCGATATCGACCAGGCTGCTTTGCTGGAGCTATTGGCTGGTAAGCGGCAAGGTAACGCCCTGGCTGCGGCCATTACCAATATGGGCGACGCTGTTAAGGTTATGGACACCTCTCTGAATGCTGAGGGGTCTGCCGTTAGAGAGCATGAGAAATGGATGGACAGCATTCAGGCCAAGCAGCAACAGTTCCAGGCTCAATATGAGGTGTTTGCAAACACTATTTTGAGCAGTGATTTGATCAAAGGTGTCTTTGACGCTGGTACTGGTTTGCTTGGGTGGCTTACGACATTGGTAGATACGGTTGGCGCATTACCCGCCGTTTTCGCTACTGTAATGCCATTTTTGGATAAGCTCAATTTGTTCCGAACAACAGATCAGAAAAACTGGGGCGGCTCTGGAACAGGTATTGCGTTTGCATGGAACGCCCAAAAGCTTGAACTTGATAACGATATTAAGCTTTTGGATGAATATAATAGTAAGATTGCAAATCTCGGAACATCTACGGGAGATCTAACTCAACGGCAAATTGTATGGAATGATACAATTGGAAAAGGCAGTGATAGGCTGCGCAGTGCCGTAAAGGTTTCTGACGATGCGGCGGTGTCTTCTAAGGCATATGCCTCTTCAATGGAGCAGGCAAGCATAAAGACTACCCTTATGGGTGTTAAGTCTAAGGCCGCTGCAATTGGTGTTCAGGTACTTAATACAGCGCTTAATGCGCTGATCGGTCTTGGTATTGGTCTTGCTATTAACGCAATTATTTCTGGTATCACTTCTCTTGTCAACAAATCAAAAGAGGCTCGTGAAGCAGCTTTGGAAGCTGGATCTGCCGCAGTTCAGAGTTCAACCGAATTGTATGATCTGGCATCCTCTTATCTTGAGATGAGCTATGCTGTTGAGGCTGGAACCGCATCCCAAGAGGATTTGATGAGCATTCAGGATGAGCTTGTTGCTTATCTGGAAACACAAGGTATTGCAGTACAGAACCTTTCTGGCGATTACGATACTCTAAGACAGTCTATTGTTGAAGCCGCAAGGGAGCAGATGCGCACAAATATTTCCCAAGGTATTCGCGCCGCTGATATTGCGAAAGAAGATGCAATCGGAGAGCTTGAAACATGGCTTGGCGGAAACAGTCTGTATTCATCTGCTAAAGAGGGAGCAAAAGAGGCTTTTGATTATCTCGATAGCCTTGGTTTTTCAGGTATAGATACTGGTACAAAGGGTGGAACTCTTGTACTTCCAAATAGTACAACCACGGATTTGTTCAGCGACATAACCTTTGACCAGTTGATGGAGAACTATCGTTATCTCGAAGACGCGATGAATGCGGTGAGAGACGAATATGGTTCTGAAAACCCCGTCTTCACAATGCTGGCCGACGCTTTCAATACTTATGACGAAGCATTAAAAGACGCTATCGAGAAGATTGATAATGCGAACCAGATGATTGCGCAAGACGCTCTTCTGGCTGCACAAGCGCTTGATCAACCTACCACGGTTGAAGAGTTTGAAGAGTTCAGAAGCCAGATGATTCAGAATATTGAAAACACATCTGGTTTTGATGATGACGGTACATATACTGCTGAGCAGTTGGCAGATAATGTTCTTGGTTCAGATGAGCGCTATGCTGATCTTCTTGCAGAATTGCAGGAGAGGGAAGCTTCTGCCGAAGCCGTCAATGAGAAGATGCGAGAAATCGCAGAAAAGCTTGTTCCAAAAACATATGAGGAACTTACCCCAGGCACTTCCGCACACTTCCATGCACTGGATGCGTGGAGCGCTGAGGTAGAGGGCGTTAAGGACAAGTTGGAAGCCCTTTCCGATGAGGAATTTGAAATCGCATACAATGCGGTTATCAATGAGGGCGCAACCACCTGGGAAGACATTACTGCCGCTATTGAAGAATACAATAGCGAGCAGGCCGTAGCAACAAGAAATGCTGAGAATTTGCAGCGCAGCATTCGTGGTATGTGGGATTCGGAAGATTTCTCCGATACCAAAGAAGAGCTGATTGCGATGTCCCAGGCGGTGGACGGCATTACCCCACAGAATATCGAAGAGCTTGCTTCTGAGAGCAGCGTCCTTGCAAGTATTTTGGAAGAGGACGGGATGAACGCTCAGTTCCTATCCCAAATCCTACAGAATATGGCCGAGGGCGGGGATGGCGTGTCCCTTGTCACCGCCGAGGCTTTGAAGCTGAATGATGCTCTGGACGGAATGGTGGACAAGTTCGACCAGGTGACGGACGCAAAATCTCGCTATGATGCGGCCATGGCTGTGGAAGAGAAGGACGCCGACTTCCGTTCTTATGCAGAGGCGTTTGAAGAGCTGAACGCTCAGTTCGAGGCCGGCACCACCAACAGTAATGCGTTCTGGGCTGCTGCTGAATTCCTATTCGGTAGCGAACAGTTGAACACATGGGGCTGGAGCGATGGCCTTGACGAAATCTATGACGCAATGCAGCGCAATAAAGGTGTCTTTGAGGACGCTGAGAGTGCCGGCGCTGGGTTTATTGAGCGGCTCTACGAGATGTCAGAAGCAGGCCAGTTGGTCAATGACGAGGGCGAAAAGCTCATCGAGATCAGTAGGGATGCCAGTGGTGCATATGATTTTGATGTTGACCCAGATAATCTTGACGAGATTGCAGAAAAGATGGGCATTACAGAAGAGGCGGTGCTCGCCTGCTTTGAAGCCCTATCTATGTGGGGAGACATTGACTTCTACGACCTGACCGAAGTTTCAGAGGTTATTGACGAAATCGGACTTTCCGCTGAAACGGCGGCGGGTAAGGCAATCAATGTGGAGCGCCTGACTGAGCAATTGATGACGCTGGGCAAAACAGATAAGGAAATCTATGATATTTTGTCTGCGCTACGGGGGCTTGACGGCGTACAGTTGTTTAGCATTTCTGGTGATATCGACGCTGTTACCACCAGCCTGCAAAACCTTGGCCTTGCTACCAGCGATGATTACACCATCACCATCAACTATGAGGGATTGGGTGATCTGCTCGCCAACCTTGGTTACACAAAGGAAGAGGCTGAGGGACTGATCACCAAACTGGGTGAGGCAGACGGTATCACCCTGGCAAATGCGGATGGTGAGGTTAAAGATGTCAGTGACGCTCTTGCCTATATTGACACTATTACCTTTACCAATGTGACGACCTCCATCAATGGAGTTGAAACTGCAATTGACGATGTAGACGATTCTACGACGAATAACGCTGTTTCAGAAATCAACGATATTGGCGATGCTGCTGATGTAGCTGGTAGAGAAATTGATAATGTTGCCGCAAAAATATCTAACCTCAATGGTAGGGAAGCAGTAGTATATTATAGTGTGCAGCGCAAAGGTGGGCTTCTTGGTACGATTGGCAATTTGCTTGGCTTTGCCAAAGGTACATCAAACGCACCGGCTGGTGAAGCGCTTCTGGGTGACGAATACTCCCCGGACGGATCGCCTAAGCCGGAATTGGTCGTATCGGATGGACGAGCATACCTTGCCGGTCTGAATGGCCCGGAAATTGCCAACCTAAATGCTGGAGACCAGGTTTATACTGCGTCTGAAACCAAACGGATTCTAAGCCGTTCTGGTAAGCGTATTACCGGCACAATCCCAGCATATGCAAGTGGACGTATTACCACAAGCGGTCTGCGTGTTGAGACGGATAAGACCGGATCAACAGGTACACCGTATACGCCAACCACAACTACAACCGCTACCGTTACGGTGGAGGCTGAGGTTGACGATGAGCAGCTTTCAGAAGAGATGGAGGATGCTATTAAGGAAATCCAGGACGAGCTTGACGAAATCCTTGGAAACTATGAGCACGACATCTTTACTCTTGAAAGAAACGATGGTACTCCAGAAGAAATCATTGCAGTTTATAAAAAGATGCAGGACACCGTTCACCAGTATGCGGAGAAATACCGCGCAATGGGATTGGACGAGAACAATGACTATATTCAGGATCTTGGAGAGCAATGGTGGGAGTACCAGGATGAGATTGACGATATCCTACATGGTATTTATACAGATGCTGTTGAAGCGCACGAAAATACCATTGAACTTTTGCAGCACCAGTATGATGGCCTAAGCGATAGCAAAAATTATCGTGATATGGCTACCAATCTGGAACGGCAGCGTCAAGAGCAACTGAGAATCCAGGAGCTTGCCCATGAGGAAGCGCAGCGACTAAGGGCGCTTGGCGTAGACGAAAACGACGAGGCAATTCAAGAGTGTATTGACGCATGGTGGGATGCAGAGGACGATATCAAGGAGATCAACGAGTCTATCGTTGATAATATCCTTGAACCGTTTGACGAGTTTATCGAATATGCGGATGACTTTGATCTTTGGGATCGGTTTGATTTTACTAAAGTAGATTACCTAAGACAGAAGATCGCCGCACTGGATCGGTTGCTTGAACAGGGTGTTCTAACTCTACGGGAGTACACAGAGCTTTTGCGCGAAACTCAACTCGATATTTATAATGAGCAGAAAGACGCTATTACAGAAATCATTGAAAAGACAATGGAGCTGGTGCGTCAGGAAGCCGAAGATAAAATCGATGCTCTGGAAGAACAGATTGATGACTACCAGAAAATCATTGATTTGAAGAAGGAGTCTCTTGAAGTAGCCAGAGATGAAGAGGACTATGAGCGTGAGGTTGCAGAGCGCGTTGCCGAAATTGCAAAGGTACAGGAAAAGATCAATCAGCTGAGCCGCGATGATAGTCGTGAGGCTAATGCAGAACGGCAGCAGTTGGAACAGGAGCTTGCCAAACTTCAAAATGATCTCGCTGATTACCAGGCAGACTATGCGTATGATGCGCAGGTCGATGCTTTGGATAAGGAAGCTGACAAGTTTGAAGAAACCAAGGACAACGAAATCGCCAAGGTAGAGGCCAGCGTTGACACTGAGGAAGAGGTGTATAGAGCCGCTATTGACCGTATCAATGCAGACTGGGATCAGCTATACCAAGATTTGATTGCTTGGAATAGACAGTATGGAGATATGATCGATGGGGAAGATTCAATTACATCTGCTTGGCAGACTGCTATGCAGGCAGCTCAAGAGTATGGAGATATTGTATCCGCTCTAAATGGTATCAATAATGATATCGCCAATGGGCAGCAAGGTATTCTGGGTCAACAGCAGGAAGATGCTGAAATCAGTGCAATTATGTCTGAGATGTATGCCAACGGTCAGGCGTGGGGGTCTGCCTCTGATGAAGAGAAGCAACGCCTCGTTGACGAAAACCTACGGCTTGGCAGATTGCTTGCCCCGTATGGTATTAACGCAGTCCGTGGCGATGACGGTGTATGGTATGTAGATCGCGTTGGTGGAGAGCAACTGTTCCAAAAATATAGACAGTATATTTATCACGACGGAGGAATTGTCGGAGAGGACTCATTGAAGAGCAACGAGGTTTTTGCCAAGTTGCAAAAGGGGGAGGCTGTATTTACCAGTAAGCAATATAAAAATCTGTTTAGTCAGATTGGTGATACGATTACTGGTGTTGTAGATTCCGTTGTGCGTAGTCTTGCAACAGCAAAAGATACCACAGCGGCTGCAATTCAGTCTGTAACCAACAATGAGAACACAGACAATTCTATGGGAGAGATCCGTATTGAAAACCACTTCGAGGTTAAGAATGCGGATGAGAAATCGGCAAGGGAGCTTGCAGAATATTATTCTGATCGCACTATTGATAAGCTTATGACCGCTGCAAAGCGAAAGGGCATGAAGAATAGTATTGGAAGTCACATGCTCCGATAAGTTAATGCGGCCACCAGTTACGGTGGCCGCTTATTTTATAAAAGAAGGAGGCTTTAGACATGGTTGTTGATTTTGCCAAGGTCAATGTAAAAGAGCAGCCTCTACTTATTTTGCAAAACATGGATGATACGCCGATTGGTGTTCTGAAGTATGCTTTTAATGTGGAAGCAGATCTTTGCTATAACGAGGTGTCAACGCTATCGTTTGAGCTTCCTGGTTATGTGGACGGCAAACAAACTCCAAACTACGAAAAAGTGGTTGGAATGAGAATCATTGATCTAAAGGACTACGGAAGATTCCTTCTGGTAGATCCTAAAACAGAGAGCGATGGAGTTCGAGAGGTTAAGAGCTGCACCGCTTATTCTTTGGAGTATGAGTTTACTTTCAAGAAACTTGTGCTTACAGCCGGCACATATAACCTATGGAACCCGATTGCGCCAAATGATACGATTATTGGAATGATACTTGACCTTATGCCATCGTGGAAAATTGGTCAAGTAGATGCAACACTAATCGATAAATACCGCACATTTGACGATAGCGGAGACCAGAATATATATAACTTCATTAAGTCAGATTTGCAAGAATCCTATGGTTGTGTATTTGACTTTGACACATATAATCGTCTGATCTATGTTCGTGATATTGCGAATGAGCCAGAGACAACGCCGGTGTTATTCTCAATGGACAATCTCATTAAAGAAGTCTCTGTTGAGGAAGACACAGAGAGCATCGTTACGCAGCTGAGTGTGTACGGGGCGGACAATGTTGATATTAGAAGCGTCAACCCAATGGGTACAACAAGCTTAATTAACCTGGATTATTTTATGACGCATGATTACTTCTCACAGGATATTATCAATAAGTATGACGATTGGAAAGAGACATTTCAATCATATCAGAGGTCTTATTTTAATCTTACTGTAGAAGAGGCGTTGAAGACTGCTCAACTACTCACGGAACAGGCCGCTATTACAACGCTTGAAGGAGAGCTGAAAAGCCTTGAGAATATCCAGGCGACAACAATCCAAGCAATTGCCCAAGGAATGAAAAGTCAAAGCGATCTGAACAAGGTGAATCAGGATATCTCCGCTAAGAAGAGTGAAATTACTGCAAAACAGAATAAGCTCGAAGATATTCAGGCAGAGGTAGACGAGCTTGATGAAAAGATGCAGGCTATCAATGAAAAGACAAAACTGAGCGCATTTTTCACAGAAGACGAGTATAAAATCATTGATCGGTACTTGAAAGAGGATTCTATTTCTGAAGACTCTTTTGTCGCCATTGAAGTCGATTCATTTGATAGCGCTGGAGAAAGCATTCCTGCAACTGGTTCAATCTTCAATATCATGGACGCTACAGTTACTAAGGTAACAAATGAAGCTGGAAAAGATATTTACTCTATTGTTGGAGGCAAGATCGGATGCTCGACTTCTGGATTTGTATTGAATGCGGATATCATTCGAGCGTCACTTGATTTTGATGAAAACCACGATCTACTTTTCACTGCAAGACTGTCAGCTGGTACATTGAATGGAGAAACATTCCCAAGCGGCTGTGTCTCTGTTGCAGGAACTGGTAGCACTGTTACATCAAATGTCGTACCAGATTCCAGTGTCGGTGGCGCAATCGAAGAGGGAAGCACTATCTCCTTTAAGATTGGCGATGCGGATCTATACTTCACTCGAAGCACAACGGAATATGAAAAACGAGCTGTTGAGTGGGATTTGCTGGACTACGGTGTGGAGCTGATGGAAAGAGTGTCTTATCCATCCTATACATGCAGTCTGGATCTGGCGAATTTTCTTGCGATGTCAGAGTTTGAACCATTCAAAAACAACCTTATCTTAGGCAGTAGATTGTACTGGCAGAAATCAAGTGGAGAGGTTATGCGTCCATATTTGATTTCTGTAAGAATCCCGTTTGAAGATTTGACGGGTTTTGAGGTTGAGCTGTCAAGTAAGTATTATGCAAATGGGGATGGGTTTAACTACATCGATCTGATTGAAGACAGCAATACCGCAGGGAAAACATTGGATAGTGGCAAATGGACATATAGCCAGTTTGTAAATAGTGGTGCGGAAACAAGCCTCAGCAAATTTACAAAAGAGGCGCTTGATATTGCCAAGAATAACATTCTGTCTTCTTCTGGCCAAGATATTTCCTGGAGTGAATCTGGCTTACGGTTACGCAAAAGAAAAGAGAACAATCCAGAAGAATATGAGCCTTATGAGATCTGGATGAATAACGGCCAAATCATGTTTACAACAGATAACTGGGCAACCGCTAATCTCGCTATTGGTCAAATGAAAACAGAAGACGGCGGGATTATGAGCGGTGTAATTGCAGACAGTTTGATTGGTAAATTATTGGCTGGAAGCAGTCTCATCATCGAAAGCGCTAAGAAAGACGGCGACATTTCTGTGTTCCGTGTAGATGGTAACGGCGCATCTCTGCACAACGCAATTTTTGATATTTATAATGGCAATCAAGTGCAGATCACGCTAAACCCATATTCAGGATTTGCAATTGGTAAGTATCCATTGTACTCAGGAGACGAGTATACAATTGACGAAGATAATGCAAGTTTCTGGGTCGATATCAATGGCAATGTTCACATCAAAGGGACGCTTGAGGGTTGCGACGGAAAGTTTAGTGGTGAACTTGTTGCTGCAAGCGGACGTTTCAAAGGAGTTGTACAAGCTTCAGATTATCAGGATTTGAATGGCAGAAGCATGTTGACTTCGAGCTACAAATTCTCTCCTACATATTTGGAGCTAAGAGGGCTTACTATCAGCAATGGCAGCAAGAATACCCTTGTCATTGATAGCGCCGGCAATATTACAATGGATGGAAATATCACACTTGGCTCTGGCTCTCGTATTAACTGGAATACGGTCACGCAGCTTGGCACTAATCCGCAGATTTCAAACTTGGAAGACGATATGGATTACCGCCTAACGCGGATCAATACGCAGCTCGACGGCGTATATGAAGAGATTGATTGGCTTTCAGAGAATATGTGGACTGAAAGAGAAATTAGAAATATTTCGTCCACAGTGATCACAGACGAGCTTGTGTCAGCTCCCAATATTAAAGGCGCATATATTCAGGGCGGAACGATTCAGGGTTGCGACTTTTTGTTTGGCGATTATGGGGTTATCTATGATGGATATGGTAGCGACGGTGTGAGCAGGACTGACTTGGTGTACATTGAGTCTATAAGAGGAATTGCGATTGTCGCAGATGAAGGTATGGCGCTTAGAGCCGGGAATGGTATCTGGATTCCAGACGATGTTCATATCATGGTAAATGGAGATTATGTGAATTTGGGAAGCGTCATTGAAGATTTACTTGCAAAATAATATGGAGGTCATATGAAAGAAATCATTAAGAAAATTGATGCTGCTGTCCGCGTCTTAAATAATATTGAGGTCAAACAGAAGCAAAATTTGTTGAATATGGGTGGGGTCATCGACCTTCTGGAGAGTGTCATCGTAGATCTTCAGAAGATGGACATTGAGGCGACGCTCAATAAGGAAAATGTTGAAGGAGAAGAAAAAGAATAATATATATCCTCAGGAGGTGGTGCAATGGCTTTTTGGGGTGATTATTTCGTCTATGATGGGATACCATGTACGGAATTTGGCCTAAGGCTCTATGAGGTGAATGGTGTTACACCTGGGGAGGCGAAGTTTTCTGTGGCTTCTGATATTTCTGAAGACAGAGTTTCAAGTAGATACCGTCCGTTGTTTTATGGTGTTACACAAAATGAACCTCTTTCATTTAAGATGGTCTTTGGAGCCGACAAAGAGCTTGCAAACAGCGGAGGCTTTTTTGACGCTTGGGATAGAGAGGCAATCAGTTCATGGTTATCGCCATTGGATGGATACAAATGGCTTGAAATTGAACAGGATGACATGGAGCAGGTTCGCTATCGCTGCATCATCGAAGAATTAGAGATGGTGGAGATCGGGAATCTGCCCATTGCTTTTTCTTGCACTGTGAGATGTGATTCCCCGTTTGCATATCAGTATCCAGTGACATACTCCTATACATGCCAGGGCAACACCAATATTTTGCTTAGGAATCTTGGTAGTTATAGGGGAGGATATCAACCAAAGCTCAAAATCACAACGAATGGTACAGATAGTATCAAAATTATTAACCATTCAGACAACGATAGAACTTTTGAATTTACGGGACTCCCTCAATCCTATTTCTTGGAAATAGAAGTGGATAATGAAAATGGGGTTATCACAAATAATATGGATCTAAATTTATATCCGTATTTTAATTTTGAATTTTTCAAACTTATTTGCGGAGACAATTCATTAGAAGTTGTTGGCGATTGTAAGCTTGAAATCACATGTGAATTCCCGGTTAGCGTAGGAGGATAAGCAAAATGATTAGTAAAGTTTATAATCTGCCTGAGATTTCATTTGTTGGCGGGGAGACACACGATCTGCGCTTTCATTTGTTTACGGACACAGGCAGAGTTTTTAATGCCTCTGGCGCAAAAGCGACATTTTCAATTGTGTATTCGGTAAATCGAACAGGAGCACCAGTGCTATCAAAAGCAATGAGTGTTATAGCCGATGATGATGGAATTGAAAGTATTCTTGCCGTTACACTGCTCCCAAAAGAGACTGTCGATTTGTACGGGAAGTACATCTACCAGATTACGATCCAAGACATGTCTGGGGAAACGGATATCCCAAGCCAGGGTATTTTGGGAATCACCAATAACATTGATAAATCGGTGATTCGTTAATTTATTAGGAATAAGTTAATCTATTTGCAAGGAGGATATGAAATGAACACTACATACTTTCTGAATCAAGTGATGGGAAATTTGTTTAAGACAAAGGAAACTCCTGCACTTCCAAGCGAGTATTACATTGGCCTAAGTTCTACCGCTCCAAATATCAGTGGCGGTAATGTCACAGAGCCTCTTTCAAACTCTGGATATAAAAGAGTGAAGCTTGAGAATTTGAGTGAGCCGGCAGATGGTGTAATTACAAATGAGCAGGCCATTTCTTTTGATGAGTCAACTGCAAACTGGGGAACAATGTCCCACTTTGTTATTTATGATGCGCTGGAGGCCGGAAATCTACTTATGTATGGCACCCTATCCACCCCTCGTAATGTTGAGGCCGCAACTATCGTAACGATTAAGGCAAACAGCCTGACTTTGACTTTGAGCAACCCGGCTTAATTACGATTAGTTAGGCGGTGGAGAGATGGCGCAAACATACAACATTTATCTCCGAAAAAGACTAACTGAATTTGACCTGATTATTAGGAATTTGCCATATCGTGACGGCCTCGTGATTTACAACCGCATGTATCTTGACGCAATGGTGAACTATCTATATTTGCAAAAGTTTATTGTTGGTGATACAGATACGAAGCTTGTATCAGAAATTGATAATTTGTTAGAACGAGTCTTCAATATCTTTTCAAGCGGGATGGAACTTGGTGCAGAACTTGAGTTGTTCGCAGCAAAACCAACTGGCGGTTCAACAGAGCTGGTTTTAACTACAGGTAAAGCCAATATTGGTGAAGAAAGCTTTAACACATTCCAAAATGTCACACAGCTTTTGACAAACACACTGAAGTACGATATCGCAAAATCTCTTGGGTCTGGATCAACGGAAATGGAGCTAAGGACAGCTCCAGCGTCTACTTTGAAAGAAGCGTTAGAGAAATTTAAGAACACTATGCTCTTAGACTCTGACGCTTCTACCTCCGCTATTACCCATGGTGAAGCAGAGACCGATATGGTTCTGACTACAAACGATTTTGATATCTTCTACATGCTGTCTGTAGAAGGAGAAGCAATGATGAATTTGCTTTTCTCTGCTGACTTTGAGATGTGGTATACGCTTGGGACAGGCGATAGTTCGATGTGCTTGACGGTTGAGAATAGCGGTGTGCAATCTAAAAAGTTTATGACGTATGAAAGCTTCCTCAATCTTGTTTTGGAGATAGGGAATATTTTGCAGTGTTTTATCTTCCCGGATGAGAGCGGATCTCTTCTATCTTCCGAACTAAACATCGGAATGAAAAGACATAGGTTGCTTTCTGAAATGGATAACTTAACACTGTCTGAGCATGACGATATTACATTAGAAGAATTAGACTATGTGATTTTGGCGTGACGAAAGAAGAAAGGAGTTTTCGATATGTCAAAAGGTACTCTTGGTAGTTTTAATGGTACTACTACTGCCAATGTAAATATGCTTGATATTTTTAAGCAAAATGAGATGGCGGCACATGAAAATAGTACACTTGCGTTTACCGATCATATGGTAATCAAAAAGATTGGAATTCAATGTGAGGCGGGAACGGAAGTAATTATCAATGGATGCGAGATCCCTATTGTGTCTGGAGTATTCGAGCTTGGTTTTGGTCAAGTGGATATTACAAGTCTCGTGTTCAAAGAAGAGAAGTCAGTGAACATCTACTACATGTATTAAGGAGGTGCTTTTCAATGGCCGATTTGCCGTTCTTCGGCAACTCTTCTTTTGGAGGCGGCGGAGGCATTATTTCTGGAAATCCAGTTGTAGATGCTGAGCTTGCAGAAAATGGCGACATGATTTTGAAGATGAGTGATGGAACAGAAAAGAACATCGGAAGTGTTGCTGGAGAAGATGGTGCTGTATATGTCCCACATATTTCGGAGCAAAAAATCCTAAGCTTTACAATTGAAGATGAGCCTGGTGATGTGCCAGACCCAGTTGATCTTAACCCGCATGATGAGTGGTCTGATATTGATGACAGTGAGATTGTTTCTGACTATGTGTGGGAGAAAATGTAACGCTATATAAACTCTTAGAGAGTGTTTATATATTTTGATTCTATTGTAAAGGAGGGAAATCGAATTGGTTAATGTAATTTTTAAGGTCGGTACAAAGGTGCTCTTTGATGCGCTGGAGCAGAAAGACACAAATACTTTGTACTGGCTGGAAGATGTGCAGGAACTCTACAAGGGCAATCTTCTGTTTGCTACTGGTAAGACAGCATCTGAAACCGCTGCTGGCTTGATGTCCGCTGAGGATAAGATTAAGCTTGACAGTCTTTCTCCTGGTACATTGACTGGGCTTACTCCAGTAGATGCGTCAGTCATTATTGCTGATGGTGAAGACGGAAAGACAATCGGCGTACAGCTATCTAAAGAAGCTGGCAATACCATTGTACTGAAAACTGACGGTTTGTTTGCCGCAGGTACTCAGGCTCCAGAGTTTGCGATTGAGAAGCAAGGAGAGGCAGCAGAAGGGTACGCTGCAACCTATCGTCTAAAGAGAACTTTGGGAGATGAAACCACATATGTTGGCGACTCAATCAACATCCCAAAAGATTTGGTTGTGCAAAGTGGTTCAGTCAAAACAGTAACCGAAGCAGATCAGCCATATGAAGGGGCTGAGGTTGGAGATACCTATATTGACTTGCAACTGAATGATAGCGCGTCTTCTCACATTTATATTCCAGCTAAAGGCTTGATTGACACCAGCGATTTTGTGGTTCAGGTAATTGAAAGCCAGAATGGAGAAGCAATTATCCAGAACGAGCCTACTGGCGGCGGTGCAAAATTCCATCATATTGATGGCACAGAGTCATTTGTTGGAGTAAACGATGGCGGCGAGAACGGTATGGTTGCCCAGATTTATGCTGATAAGAATGTAGATGGCAACCGGATTGGCTCTCGTATCAATGTGTATCAGAAGGGTATTTTCTATCATAATGCGGATGACAAGGCATCCGCTGATTATGTGGCTGATGATCCTGAGCATGAGATTGCAACTATCGGGGATATCCCTGATGTATCTGGGGTGCAGGAAGTTATCGACTCTATGCCAGATGAAATCCTCAGTGAAATTGTAAATGTACAACGCACTGAAACCACTAATACCGCAGAGATCCGTATTTTTACGAAACAGGAAGACGGGACATATTCCCCCAATGTCCAGCATGGAGTTCTTACTTTGATTGGAGCTGGATATGGAGCAGATGGAAAGTCTGCTGCCGGCTTGATGTCTCTTGCAGACAAACAAAAGCTTGACTCTATTGATCCAGAGAAGATTGAGAGCATTTCTGAAAGCCTTGAATGGGGAACAATGTAAATTTAGATAATTAAAGGAGTGATTGAATAATGGCTACTGTTGCTTTTAAGAAAGGTCTATTGGCTGCTTTGCCCTCCACTTATGCAGAGGGTACTTTCTATGTAACTACTGATGAGCGGGCTATTTATTTGGATGTTGACGGCTCTACCCGCATCCGTATTGGAGACTTTCAGGAGTTCGCAACCCTGCAAGCTCTTCAGGCCAACACCAATCCCAGCACAACCGCTCTGTACTACATTACCGAGCTGAATGTGCTGGCAAAGTGGAACGGTACAAGCTATGTGCAGATCAACCTTGATACTGGTGCTACCTCTATCGAGGTTGTTGGTGACGGCAACGCTGTGACCGCCGCTTCTTACGATCCTGCAACTCGTAAGATCACCTTGACCAAGGGCGCTACTCACACTACCGCTGAGGATGTAGACAACGCCATTGATCTGGCTATCGGTGAGCTGGGCAATAAGGAGGGCGACACCCCTTATGCCAACGTGAAGGATTATGTGGACACCAAGATTGCAGATGTGGTGGCTGGCTCTATCGAGGGGCTGGGCGCTCTGGCCTCAAAGGACAAGGTTGCTGAGTCTGATCTGGAGGCCACTCTTGCGACCAAGATTAACGGAAAGGCCAATGTTGGTACTGCTGATGATACTTCTGACATGGATACCCTAAAGGGTGCTAAGAAGTACGCCGATGAAAAGGCGGCTGCTGTACAGACTGAGGTTGACGCGCTGGAGGCCAAAGTTGGTACTGTTCCTGAGAGCAAGACCGTCGTTCAGATGATTGAGGAAGCTCAGGAGGCAGCTACTTACGACGATACCGAGATCAAGGCTAAAGTTCAGGCCAACACTAATGCAATCGGTGTATTGAACGGCGAGGCCACTGTTGAGGGTTCTGTTAAGAAGACCGTTGCTGATGAGATTGCTAAGGTGATCGCTGATGCGCCTGAGTCTTTCGATACCTTGAAGGAGATCTCTGACTGGATTTCCAGCCACAGTGACGATGCTGCCGCAATGAACTCTGCCATTACTGCCCTACAGGGTATCTTGGATGGTATCGGTGATACCGAGTCTGGCGAGAAAGCCACTGTGGTTGCCTATGTGACCGATGCGATTGCCGCCCTGAACATTGGTGACTACGCTACTGCCGCTCAGCTGACTGCTCTGGCTGGCCGTGTGACTACCCTGGAGGGCGCAACTCACACCCACGCAAACAAGGCTCTACTGGATACCTACACCCAGACTGAGGCTAACCTGGCTGATGCTGTGGCTAAGAAGCACGTTCACGCAAATGCTACCGAGCTTGACAAGATCGCTGACGGCGACAAGGCGAAGTGGGATGCCATGGAGCAGAACGCTAAGGACTATGCCGATGGCCTGGCTTCCAACTATGATGCCGCTGGTTCTGCCGCTGGTGCTCTTGCAGATGCCAAAGAGTACACCGATACTGCTTTGACCTGGGGCAGCTTCTAATAGCAGATAGACAATTTCAGATTTCCCATATTTGGGGGCGGGGTAACACCCGCCCTCTTTTCATTTCTCTGTAGAACGGAGGTAAGGAAAAAGAATGGCTCTTTTTAAGATTTTGAAAGGTGACAGCTCCCGTATCTCAACAGATGTAACGCCTTTCCATGATGGCTGGGCGTATTTCACCCCAGACGATGGAGGCTTTTATATCGACTCTGAAGATAACGGGGAGCAGAAGAGACATCGCATTAACCCAAATACAGGAGGCGGCAGCTCAGATGTTTCCGCCACTCTGCTTGCGTCTGCATGGAACGCCGGCCAACAGACTGTGGCGATTGAGGGTATGACCGCAGATACAGACGGTGTGGTTGGCATTAGCCAACTGATTTCCGACGCAGAGCTGGAGGCTGTAAAGAGCGCTGAACTTTATGTATGCGGACAGGTCGATGGCACATTGACGATTGCGGCATTTGGCGATGTACCGACTTGTGATATTCCAATCGTAGTGATTTTGCTTCATTGAGAAAGGGGTGTTGACCAATGAGTGAAACCCCTAACTATGGGCTTTATTTGGAAGATGACGCTTCCACACGATTTCAGGAGTGGCGCGAAAAAATCAATGGAACCGAAAATTCCAACATGGTCAAGATCGACACGGCGCTTGGAACGATGGCGCAGAAAAGCGGGAAAGTCGTTGGGACTTTGCTTGCGTCAGCGTGGAGCGGGATCGACTCTCCGTTCACACAGACTTTGGCCGTAGAGGGTCTTGGCGCAGATCAAAACGGAAATATTTCGGTGGCGCAAAACGCAACGATTGAGCAACGGGATGCGGCTCGTATGGCTATGCTTTCTGTCATTGGACAGAGCGAGGGGCAGCTTATTATCTCCGCCGATGGAGAAATGCCAGAAGTGGACATCCCAGTTGTAGTGATTCTTTTAGGATAAAGGAGGGGCATCTAAATGCCTATTGTATCTAACTTTCCATCAGGTGGCGGAACTGGCGGCGGAGGGCTACAGCTCGCCGCTGTTTCTAATATTACCACCAAAGTATCGCATGGGAAGGTGTATGTAAAGTGGACTGACCCTGAAGACCTGGTTGTAGCAGAGTCTACACTGGCTGAATGGGCTGGTACGCTGCTTGTCCGCAAAGCCGGCTCTATGCCAGTAAGCAGACGAGACGGCACGGTTGTCGTAGACAGCAAGGTGCGCAACCAGTATCAGAATCAGTATTTCTGCGATAGCGGACTATCAGATGGTACGGTTTACTACTATAAATTCTTCCCATACACAACAACCAATACTTATACCGAAAATGAAGATTGCGAATTTACCGCAACTCCTAACGCCCCGGTTTTGGGCAATGTTTCCGGTATGAGCGCTACCCCTGCCGGTAACGGCAAGCTTGCGGTGAAGTGGACAGACCCAGCGGCTACCATCGTAGAAGATGGGCTTACCCTTGCGACATGGGAGAAGACAACCGTTGTGGTTAAGGCTGGGGGATATGCAACCAGCCCAGATGATGAAGATGCGGCATACACACTCGCTGTTACCACGAGAAACCAATACTCAAGCAATCCTTTGGTTGTCACTGGGCTTACAAATGGGACAACATACTATGTGTCGTTCTTCCCAGAGACTACCGATGGCGCGGTAAATGTAAACGCAAGTAATAGAATAAGTGGAGAAGCTAACCGCATGGTGATTGCCACGGTTCCATCTCAGAGTGGATCTCTTACTTATAACGGCAGCGCACAAACTCCGTCTTGGAGTAACTATGATACAACCAAGATGACTTTGAGCGTTACAGGCCAGACAAACGCCGGTACTTACAGCGCATCGTTTACTCCAAAGGACGATTATATGTGGAGCGACGAGACTACTGCGGCAAAGCAGGTAAACTGGACGATCAATAAGGCCGCTGGCAGTCTGAGTGTAAACCCCACAACGGTTACGCTGGATATGGAGCATCCGACAGCTCAAATCACCGTAACACGGGCAGGCACAGGCGCAATTACGGCACAATCAAACAACACTGGAATCGTGACAACAAGCGTCAGCGGTAATGTGATTACTGTTCACAATGTAAATCAGACGAGTGGTGACACTACGATTACAGTTAAGGTTGCGGCTGACAATAACTACAATGCTCCGACAAACAAGACCGTGACGGTCAATGCTAAATTCGTCAGCAATACACTGAACGAGAACGATTGGTCTGTTATTAAGACAGTTTCTGATAGCGGGCAGGGCGATAACTATTGGGATATCGGCGATACCAAGACCATCGTAATCAATGGTAAGGTCGGTAATTTTACATTCAACAATCTTTCCATTGATGCGTTTATTATCGGGTTTAATCACAATAGTTCTCGTGAGGGAAGCAACCGAATCCACTTCCAAATTGGAAAAATTGGCGGGAAGATGGTCGGGCTTGTAGATAGTCAATATAACAACTATCAGAGTAGCAATGGCTATTTTAATATGAATCCAAACAACAGTAATAGTGGCGGTTGGAATAATAGCTATATGCGCAAGACCTTGTTAGGTAACACTAACTCTCCGACAAGCCCGCTTGCCAACAGCCTGATGGCGGCACTACCTTCCGATTTGCGAGCTGTCATGAAGTCCGTTACTAAGTTTACGGACAATACCGCAAACGGAGGTGGAAACCAGAGTTCCTATGTAACTGCTACTACGGACTATCTATGGCTGCTTGCAGAATATGAGGTTCAGGGCAGTCGTACATATGCAAACTCTTACGAGCAGAATTATCAGCAGAGATATGAGTATTATTCTAAAGGTAACAGTAAGGTTGCGTATAGACACAGCGCTACCGGCAGCACGGCTTGGTGGTGGCTCCGCTCCGCCATTTACGACTATTCCAACTATTTCTGCACGGTGTGGACTGACGGCTCGGCCTACTATATCATTGCCGGCACTTCAGGGGCGTTGCTGCCCGGCTTTGCTGTCTAATCCACCGCAGTGTATCCAGAATCAATCCCGCCAACGACAGTTGGCGGGTTCCCCCGATAGGACGGCAAGGGAGGACGAAGACAATAAACGGCGGCGCTTCGCGCCGCCGCGATTTTTTTGAATTTGCCTATCATCTCAAAAGTGCTATCACTTGACAGGGTAGTGAGCGCATACAAAAGCTAAGAATGGTCATACAATAATAGCATGTCATTGGGATGGAGGTTCTTATATGCCAACAAACAAACGAGTGTTTACACTACGTCTTTCAGATGAAATTTTCGATAGGATCGGGACACTTGCGGCTCAGGAACACCGCTCTATGACAAATTATATCGAGTATGTTCTGATCAAGCATTTGGAAGAACTCGATAAAGAAAAAGGGGTGGGTCATATCGAAAAGAAAACTGATTGATGCGTAAATCCAGCACAATAAAAGAGGTGAAAGATTGTCTGTACTAAAAGCAAAGCGAACTGTAAGCAAGGCTGAGTTTGTAAATACCGCAAACCAGATCTATGTGGAAACGCTGAATTTTCTAACGAGGATGTCTGCCAGGTATTCCCGGCTTCTGGCCGAGCCTGTCGCAAAGCTGGCCGGCGAGGTTGTAGATCACTGTGAAAAGGCCAACAGTATTTTTCCGTCAGATGAACAGAGAAAGGATTTGCGAAAGGCGCATCTGTTAGAGGCAAGAGCATCTCTGAAAGCGCTGGATGTGAGACTTACCCATTGCTATCTTGTAATGATGCAAAACCCGGAAGGGTGCTTCACGACGAGCAGTGGGAGACAGGTTGGCTCGAAAGAAGCTGTAGAAAAGCTTGACCGCATGGCTGCAAGCCTTGGTGAAATGATTGATCATGAGGACGAATTGATCAAGGGCAATATCAAGTCAGTTGGTCAGGCAAAACAAAAAGGATAACTAAATTATTGGGTGCATGTCTGTAAGTGAGACTGTTTTTTTTGTCCGCTCTACTGTAGGCTTGGTGGTGGCTCCGCTCCGCCAATTACAACAATAACAACAATTTCTGCACGGTGTGGACTGACGGCTCGGCCAACAATAACAATGCCAACAATTCAGGGGCGTTGCTGCCCGGATTTTGCGATGCGAGGTCACATGGAGTAACCGTTTCGGTGAAAGACGACCTTCGCAAAAGGAGATATGCTTCCCTTGGTGAAAGCCCATAAAACTGCCCATCGACGACTTTTACACGGACGCTGCTTGCATGGCGGGGGATTGCGCTGACCTCGTTTCATGTGTGAGGTCAATGTAGTTTAGATGCGCACCTACAACTTAACTATGCGGAGGGCGAATAATTTTTATGACAAGCGAAGAGCGCCGGGAGGCGCGATATCGTCGCAGAAAACAAAAGCGACTAATAAAACGGTGGATGAGAAGCAGTGCGGTAGGCTCTCTCGAAGATGTTTTTAACTACCGCGATATGTTCTACTGGGGTAAGAAATGTTGTAACGGTGTGCGATGGAAACAAAGCACACAGAACTTTGAACTCCATTTATTTTCTGGTACTGCCAAGAGAAGACGGCTCGTACTGGATGGAAAGTGGAAGCCGAGAAAGTGCGCCCACTTTATTTTGCACGAGCGCGGCAAGGTCAGGCCAATCGACGCGCCACACATTGAAGACAGGCAAATCCATAAGATAGAAACCAACAAGGTTTTATCTCCACTTTATACGCCGAGCATGATTTACGACAACGGCGCAAGCCAGAAAAACAAAGGATTGCACTGGCACTTCAAGCGTGTGAAGAAGCACTATCTTGGCACTACAGAAGATACGGCAGGGAAGGAGCTGTATTCCTTCTCGATCTAAAAGGGTTCTTCCCAAACGCAAATCACGAACTTATTTATCAGCGTCATAGAAAGTACATTATGAATGAGGATGTACGGGCGCTGGCGGATCTCATTGTGGCGAATTCTCCTTGTACCAGCCCAGGTAGAGGAATGCCGCTTGGAGTAGAACCAAGCCAACAGGAGATGGTTTCTCTTCCAAGCGCAATCGACAACTTTATTAAGTGTCAGCTCGGAATTCACTGCGCCGGCCATTATATGGACGACTACTACATTATCATGCCGGACATTGAAGAGCTGAAGAAAGTTGCCAGACTCATTGTGCGCCGGTTTGAGTCTGCGGGAATCCCCGTGAATAAGAGAAAGTGTAAAATCATCCCTCTCACAAAACCATTCAAGTTTTGTAAGGCAAGATTCACTCTGACTGAGACAGGAAAGATTAAAGTGAATGGATGCAGGGATGGAGTGAAGCGGGCGAGAAGAAAACTCAAACTCTTCCATCGTCAATTCCTTGAGGGAAAGAAAACTCTGGAGGAAGTTGATCAGTACATGAACTCTCAAACCGCATACTACAGAACATTTAATGATCACGGAAGGTTACTGCGTTTGAGACGGATGGACTACGCAATCTTTAATAAGTATAGGCAGGAACGGCAGTTAAAATTGGCTGGTTGACCCGCCTACACTATATCTACCGCAGATGGCGGGAGGAAATTAACCTAATTTCATATCAAATTTAGAAACACTCAGAGTTTTTCTCTGGGTGTTTTCTTTTTGTTTGGAGGTCTTATAGTGAGTTATCAAAACTATATTGCAAGCAGACGCGCAAAGTTTGACGGAATCAATGGATATGTCAACATCCCATATGGCACAAAATTACATGGGGATGATCGTTTTATCTATTATTGTGAAAAGCCGCTGTGTACATTATCAAGCAAGAATGCACATGAATACTTTTCTCAAGACGATGATGGAAACGGCTTGCTGCGCGGGAACCTTGTGAGATCGATCAAAAATACTCTTGAGCGTAGAGATGCTTCCTATCAGAGCAGGTGGGATAAGGTCTGGGAGGATCAACTGTGCCAGAAGTATAAAAGAAAAGAGCATGAAGACTTCTGGCTTTGGAACCATGATTTCTACAACGCGGGGATCGACGATTTGAAATACATCGCTAAGCTTGTTGGCGCAAAGGAGGGACGCTAATGTATCGTATTATTAAGGTTTCAGACGGAACAGAAATTGGCGTAACGGATTCTGCTGAATTTATCCGTTACGGAAACAGCGGGTGTTTTGTTCCCGCTGATGAGGATCATGCCATTGGGGTGGCTTATGATGGAGTCGCCTACAATCTTATCGGGCATGACGATATCGAGGACGCAGATACAGTTGTTGTATCAAAATTTGACGGCGGCGGTGTGGTAGCTGAACAGCAGCACCTTGTTGACGAACTAATTCTTACAGTATTGGGGGGATAACCGTGAAAGAAAAGCTAAAGTCTATGTACGAAGCCGGCGTGATTGACACTACTGGCCTGCTTAAAGCGGTCGATCATGGTTGGATTGCAATTTCCGATGTTGTAGAAATTGTAGGCGAGGAAGATGCTCTGTCCGTGGTTGTGGCCGCAAAGCTTGGAGAGATTTCTAAGACATGCAATGCGGTAATTGTGAATGGTGTAGATATTACGCTTGGAGATGATGAAGTACACTTCAACCTAAGTATTGAAGATCAGTCAAACATCAATAACTTGTTCCGTGTTGTTGAGCTTGGCGGAACAGAGTTCCCATACCAATCTGACGGCGGTGTGTGCCGGGTTTATTCTGCAAGCGAGATCGTTCAAATTTATGTCGCCGCTCAAACACTCATTACCACTCAAACCACATATCATAATGAACTAAAGCAGTATGTTCAGAGCCTTGAAAGCGCAGAAGCTATTTCTGCCGTTCAATACGGAATGAATTTGCCTGAGCCTTATCTCACTGAGATGAATGAAAAGCTTGCGGTGGCACAGCAGCAAATGCAGGCCATTGTAGAGAAGATGGCTCAATACGCATCTGAGGAAACGTAATCAATATGATTGTACGCCATAGCTTAAAAACTGCTTTTCTTTTTGTGGTTGGTGGTTTGATCTATATACTGATTGAGCTTTTATGGCGTGGCCACACACATATCTCGATGTTCGTCCTTGGCGGCATTTGCTTTGTCGCCATAGGGCTTATTAACGAGATATTTCCTTGGGATTTTGGATTTCTATGGCAGTCCATGATAGGCGCAGTGGTCGTTACAGTCCTTGAATTTATTACAGGTCTTGTCGTGAATGTATGGTTAGGTCTGAATGTGTGGGATTACTCTGACATGCCGCTCAATATCCTTGGGCAAATATGTCTGCCATTTTCTATTGCGTGGATTGCACTGTCTACCATAGCAATCGTTCTTGACGATTATTTAAGATACTGGCTATTCAAAGAGGAAAAGCCGCGCTATAAACTGATCTGAATCTGTCTGTAAAATAGTAAGTCTTTTGTCTTAGTGGGAGCCGATTTATGTCGTGCTCCCGCTTTTTATAAGGAGGTCTCTTTATGGGTGATAAAAACAGTAAGCCTATTTTGAATATGCGCTACTACAACAAAGAAATCGACGATGATCTGCCTTATATTGGTCAGCTCAACTACGATGAGGAAACCGGGCTGATCTACGATGAAGAGGGAGATGTTGTAGACGAAGATACCATTGCAAAGTTTTGCGAGGGGGATGGAAGAGGCGACGACGAGGACGATTAACCAGGCGTTTATCAGGAGGTAATTTTAGATGGCAAATGATAAAACGATATGGGAGTTCTTGAAGTCGAAAGGTTTGAATGATTACGGAGCAGCAGGATTGATGGGCAATCTGTATGCGGAGTCAGGCTTGCTTCCAACAAATCTTCAGAATACATATAACAACAAATTTGGTATGACAGATGACGAGTATACCGCCGCAGTTGATAACGGCAGTTATGGCAATTTTGTCCACGACAGTGCCGGATATGGTTTGGCACAATGGACATTTTGGAGTCGTAAAGAGGGACTTCTTAATTATGCAAAATCAACTGGCAAGTCCATTGGAGATCTTACCATGCAGTTGGAATACTTGCTTCAGGAACTCACTACTGGCTATAAGAGTGTCTTATCTACATTGAAGTCTGCGACATCTGTGTTGCAGGCTTCTAATGCTGTTTTGCTTCAATTTGAACGCCCTGCGGATCAGAGCACAGCCGTACAAACGAAGCGGGCTTCTTATGGTCAGAATTATTATAACCAATTTGCGGGCGTAGCCCAGGAAGGAGGGAGTGTCGGGATGAGCAATAGTCCACTTGTAGAGTACACAAGAATTTCACCCAACCAGTCAGGAAAAAGAAAATACGCGATTGATAGAATTTCAATTCACTGCGTAGTAGGCCAATGTAGCATTGAAAGCTTGGGTGCGATTTTTGCACCGTCTTCTAAAGGCGCATCTTCTAACTATGGAGTTGGATATGATGGAAGAATTGGCATGTATGTAGAAGAGAAAGACCGTTCTTGGTGTACTTCATCAGCGGCAAACGATAACAGAGCAGTGACTATTGAGGTGGCAAGTGATACTTCAGACCCATATGCCGTTACAGAAGCTGCCTATGCTGGTTTGCTGAATCTGGTAACAGACATTTGTAAACGGAACGGAAAGAACACGCTGATTTGGTTTGGCGATAAAAACACCGCTTTGAATTACACACCAAAGTCGAATGAGATGGTGCTGACCGTCCACCGCTGGTTTGCAAACAAAGCCTGCCCTGGAAACTACCTATATAATAAGCATCCTCAAATCGTAGAAGAGGTGAACAGACGGCTTGCTGGCGGTAGCGTAGATACTGGTACGGCTGTCAGCTATCAGGTAAGAGTAACGGCAGATGCCGGACTGAATTGCAGAACGTCTCCTATCAACGGCTCGGTTATTACAGCCTATGAAAAGGGAACTGTTCTGAATATCTCAAAAGAACAGTCTGGCTGGGGATATACAGGAACCGGCTGGGTGTCTCTTGCGTACACAGAGAAAATTGCGACCACAACTACAGAAACGGAGGATGATGAAGATATGACTTTGGACACTTTTAAGAAGTTGATGAATGAGTATCGTGCAGAGCTGCGCGACAACGACTGCGGAGATTGGAGCAAGGCCGCTCGTGATTGGGCGACATCTACCGGCCTGTTTGCTGGTGGTGGGAACCTACCAGACGGTACACCAAACTATATGTGGGCAGATATGTTGACCCGTGAGCAGGCGGCACAACTGTTTTATAACTTCGCTCAGAAAAACGGGATGGCGTAATTTAAGGTGGTGTTAGTATGGCGGTTTCAAGCACCAGGGGGAGAAGGGTTAGAAGAAAAGAAAAGAAAGGTTTGTTCGCCCATTTGAAGAACCTTGGGTTTACAAATCGCCTTGCTCTCTATATTATGCTATTCTTGGCCGCTGGTCTTGCCGGCGGTTTTTATCTTGCAGTAAAAAGCATTTCAACAGGATATACAGGCGCACTGATGTGCTGGACTGTAGTGTTTACTCCCATCGGCACTGCTTGCAGTATCGTTTTGTCCCGCATTGTAGATAAAAGTCGGGCGGAAAATACGAGCGCCGATGGAGAGGGGATCAAGTATGCGGCGGCGAAAGCAAATCGGTTTGTCGCAAGCGCAAATACATCTGATTTAGGAAGCGTAGATAGTCCTTCCATTTAACATGGGCAACAGTATTCTGCCGGATGCTGCTGCTCTTTATTTTTTTTATAAGGAGGAAGAGGTATGGAAATGGATTGGGTAGGATTGGTAGTCTCTATTCTGTCTGGTCTTGCCGCTGCAATTCCGCTGGTTGTTCAACTGGTGAATTATGTGCAAAAGGCGGTAAAAGAAAAGAACTGGAATAAGATGCTCGAAATGGTGATGGATCTTATGGAGACTGCCGAAGGTATGTTTGAAAGCGGCGCTGACAGAAAAGAATGGGTTATCGCCATGGTTAAAGGCTCAGCAGATACCATCAACTATGATATCGACATTGAGGCTATCAGCGCATTGATTGACAGCCTATGCGATATGAGCAAGGTCGTGAACAACTCTGTAACTCCCGAAGAGACACCCGACGAATAAGGGTTGGGTGATACAGAATGCTTGATTATATTGAGTATTTGGATATTCCAGTTAAAGTAGCGATTGTACTTATTTCAGCATTTCTTATTATGCAGTTGGTAGGGGAGATCCTGGAGTTTAAGGGGAAGGTCGTTCCTGAGTTTATCAAGGTTCGCAAGGTATTCGCTCGCCGGAAGAAAGAGCGCATGTTGATGCAGAAAATGGAAAAAACGCTTGACCAGGTGCAGGTCACTATGGATGAGCTGAATAAACACTACAGCACCGACAACATTAAAATGCGTGACGAGTGGATCAAAACTGTAAACTCTAAACTTGATCAGTACGATGCAAGTATGGCAGAACTGGATCGAAAGCTTGATAAAAATAATAGCGATACACTTTCTATCTTAATTGACAGTAAGCGTAACTCTATTATCAGTTTTGCCTCACTTGTAATCGACGAGTCTAAGCCGGTGACAAAGGAGCAATTCAATAGGATCTTCAAATTGTACGAAGAGTATGAGTCAATTATTAAGGCAAATGGTATGACGAATGGCGAGGTTGATATCGCAATTCGGATTATCAGAGAAGCCTATGAAAGCCACCTGAGGAACCAGTTTTTCATTGAAGATATCCGTGGCTACAATCTGTAATGTATACGGGGGAGCATAAAAACTCCCCCCTATTTTTTACGGGTAGCATTTGACAGAGGCATTTTCGTGATATATAATTCAAAAAGGCATGGCCGCAATAGGGCGGGGAATTAGTCTTTTCAGGTGTTCTATCTTACCCCAGATTTTACCCCATTTGACTAACACAAGACGCAACAAGACGAACTCAAAATGCGATAAAGATTACTGATTTTTCGTCTGAAAGGCGGGAATATCACATGATGAACAATGATGGAGTCTATATTAGACAGTTCCCGACAATGAAACCGCTTGGAGAGTAATACTTGAAAAATGTTCTGAAATTGGTTAAAAACAAGGAAAAACGCCTGTTTTAAGAGCGAAAAGTTGTAGTATTTGAGAAGCGATTTTCATTTTACCACAGCTTTACCACATTTGCCGAACATACCGCGGTTTTACCCCGGTGGGGGCCAAAAAATGGCGCATTATGTGGATGAAGTTTCCTGTTGACAAAACAGAGAAATCCGCCTATAATGATAATAGAAACAGTAATGTTTCCGGTGTGAGAGCACCGTAAAAAGTTGTGCTGGGAGTGGGACAGGATAAAAACCCACGCCGAATGACATCTTAACTGGGTGTCGCGTCCGGCAGCGGGAATTAACTGCTGTAGTCCATGCGGGGGACTTAATTATTTCCGCACCAATAGACGCTTTAACTGGGCGTCGCGGCTGACAACCAGCAGAAAACTCTCTACTCAAGCAGCTAAGGAGGAATAGCGTTGGCTATTCCTCCTTTTCTATGATTATGTTTGTCGAAAGAGGCAGAGATATGGATACAAAAAATATCAAGGACGAACAGATCCGCAAGCAAATCATAACTGCCTCAGAAGTGTATCGGGACAAACTCGCTGGTAGAGTTTTCTTATATGTGTATGGAGAATCTTACTTTGAAGTAGTTTTTCCGACAGATCGCTTCAGACACTTGACTGGCGTAAATTCTTCTATCAGTGCTCAAGAATTTTATGACAAAGCAAAAAGTTCAATGCTGTCTGCTGGTCAGATCTTCTATGACAGGGAGCATACATACAGAGGTGCGAAGAGAAAACTTCCGTGCTTGACGATGTTGCCCGCACTGACAAATAATGTTGTATGCGTTGTAAAAGATATGAAGACTGTCACCCTTACTTACAAAATCGGTGTAACCAATTTAGATTTTACGATTGGTTTGTCTGAGAATCTTGATTTGGAAGGAAATAAGATAAACGATTGGTTTTTACCCAGAACATTGCGCGTGAAGGATAAAGCGATTGAGAGTAGCGCTGACGCGGAGTTCATTGATTTTATCTTTTCTAAGGATGCTTCTGTGGACAAGTATTCTACAATGACATACGCTGATAAAGATAAAAAGCCTCCATTGGTTATCAAAGATTTTCTTTCTGATGATCTTGTGAAGTATCTATATTGACAAAGTTGCGACTAATCGAATGTTGGTTCTTTTACCAGGGGGTTGGCCTACGGGCTGACTCCCTATTTTTTTGACAAGAAAATAAAGATAGGGTACAGATTTCCGCAATGGATTTCTGTACCCTATTTTTTTTGCCAGCGGAGCCACTGGGCAACGCAGGAGCGGCGATTAAATTGTTCGAGGGTAGTTTCACCTTTAAGATTTGAAGCGCTCAGAGGGGCGGTAAATGGCTTTTACAAAGGTTTGTTAAATCTGGTACATTTACAGTGTCCATAGGGATCGCTATGCCTCAACCAATAGCTGCTAACCTCAACGGTGCGTCCACAATTCTGGCAGAGGCATTTCCAGCGAGTTTCATTACCTTTGATCCTCTCGTTTTTTACCGGCTCGATTACGTTAAGAAAACCGAACGTCTGATTTGTAAGGTCATGCTTGATCTGAGATCGGGCGCAACCGCAGGATCTGGTTTTTCCATTGCGGAGACTATCGGAGAGGACAGACACGATGTTTCCGCATTTGCATTCGCAAACCCATTTCGCTTTACCTGGTTTTGAGTCTGGATCTTTCTCTATTACTTTCAACTTGCCAAATGTTTTGCCCCTCAAATCAATGAGGGTGGGAGAGGAAGTATGCCGAAGACAGCCGCATGATTTTGTACCATTGGTTCGTAGCAGATTTGTAGAGGACACGACAACGGTATTGCCGCACTCACACTGGCAAAGCCACATAGGACGGCCAGGCTCACGATCGTCTACTCTTTTTATCACAGTCAATAGGCCAAATGTTCGGTTAGACAGATCTACAAGCTTTCCCATATAATCACCCCGGTTAAGATATCTTTATTTTCCCATCAAGATTTGCAAAGGATTGTTTTTTCACTTCCTTGGTAGCCTCGGCGTAAATATTCATGGTGGTTTCAATATCGGCGTGTCCCATGATTTCTTGGATAGCTTTGATATTGCTTTCAACCTCACAATACCTGGTGCAGAAAGTATGGCGTAGATTGTGCGCAGAGAAGTGGCGGATCAGCGTCGGTTCTCTACCCTCCATATCTGCCTTTATGGTTTCATCTTCGATATACGCAGCGCAAATCCTATCAATAGCTCGATTTACATTGTGAGGGGATAGGGGATCGCCATAACGGTTCTGAAAAATGAACCCTGTATAGCCATCAACAACAGATTCATTGAATCCAATGATCTCTTGTTTTTTCCATTCTTCCTGGAGCGCTTCTTTTACCTCTGTAAGCATAGGGATGATTCGTATGCCGGCATCAGTTTTTGGCGTTTCGATGTGAAATCTTGCTTTTTTCTCCCCTTCATACTTCCGATAAACCATGTTGTGGTTGATGGAGATGATTTCGTCATCGAAATCGCAGTCTTCCCATCGTAGTCCGATCAGCTCACCGATACGGCATCCAGTCCCAAGGAGCATGGTAAAGAGCGGGAGCCAGTGATTATAAATCTTGCTATTTTTGATATAGTCGATAAATGCTGCCTGCTCTTCTTTTGTAAGTGCGTGGCGTTTTGGCTTTGCCCAGTTGTTGCTTTTCTTGATCTCTGCCATAGCGCCGGCTGCTGGATTGATACGGATATAACCATCACGGACAGCCAGCGTAAAAACAGGATGGATAAGAGTATGAATGATCTCCATTGAATTTGGCTTGAAACCCAATTCTCTAATTAACTTGTTATAGTAAGCCTTAACATCTGAAAACTTTATGCTTGAAATCTTCCTTTTGCCGATATCGTTCCGCACATATTTCTTATACATATATAGATAATTTGCGCGGGTAGATTGTTTTAGCTCTGGTTTGTTAGACATATAGAGATCGAAAAGGTCGTTCAAGGTGGCTTTGTTTTCAACAGCGGCTTTGATACCATCCTCAAGGTCTCTTATGATTTTTCTTTCCTTTTCTCTAAGGCATAGATCGTCCTTGCAACCAGGAGGGAGGCGGTCTGTTGGTACAAGTCTGGGGCTGTAGACATCTCTTCTCACGCCATCAGCATCCGTATAACGAAATCTGTAGCTACCGTCTTTCCGCTGAGATTCACCGTCTTTAAGGATGCGCCCTTTACTGTCTGTGCGTTTTTGGCCTGCCACGATTACACCCCCTTTCGTAAGTGTGGAGAAAATAAATTCACTTGTCAATTACATCATAAAGCAAAGAGTGAAATTCGTCAAGGAGTAAAATCGCTGAAAAGTTACTTTTGAAACTTTGCGTTGATTTTCTTCGGAATTTAGTTTACAATTAAGAAAAGCGATGGGAGGATTTAGGCATGATGACAGAAAAGATTCGGATCGCTCTGATCAAACACAATATGAGCGTGAAAGACCTTGCTGCCTCTATTGGATGCACCTCCCAAAATTTGAGCGGTAAATTTAAGCGAGATAATTTCAGCGAAAAAGAGCTGGCCAAAATTGCAGATGCGATGGGATATCGATTCGAGGGTAAGTTTATTGATAAAGAAACTGGGGAAGAGATCTAAGCATAGAAACAAATGTTCGATTCATAGTGATTTTTTAACGGGGTGCAACGCACCCCGTTTTTTTTGTTAGTTACTGTTTCTTTTCTGGGAAATCGCAGATAATATACCGATAGCACCCCATCATGGAGCAATCTTGGCTAATAGCGCATCCAACATCATTCGTATGCTTTTCTTGTTCGTCATGCAATTTAATCAATTCTTTTTGAAAAAGTTGATATGCGTTTTTCGATTTGCACTTATTCAATTCTTCAAATACTTCTTTGGCGTATTCTTTTATCGAACTCATAGCCAGTCCTCTCTCTTGACAATCATTGAGTAGATCTATTTTTAGACCGAGAATGATTGCTGGGAATGCGATCCCACAACACAATATAACTAAAATAGATTCTAATGTACGAAGCATATTTCACGATTGAAGCGCAAAGCCAATGTTGATAGATGTACCAGGCTCCAGGGACGGGAACAGGCTGTTGTCGATATCCATGAGCCAGCCATCCTGTTTGTTCCCAACACCGACAATATCACTGCTACCGATCTTCTCCACATACTCTGCCTTTGGGATAATGAGCTTGATTGCCTTTAACGCCTCAATCTCCTTGTCTGTGAGTTTTGGTCTTCTGATGATATGCTCTGGGTGATTGATAATGTCGTAGATCGCATCATCACTTGTCTGACCGCCCCATTTCAAAATGCCGTCAGAGTTGATATGATATTCTCCATTGTACCCTTTGATGCGGAAGATCTCTCCGACATTTACACCAATGATTTCACAAATCCGTGGTTGTTTATTTGAATCATAATTCATAAATTTAATCCGCCTTTCATTCCACTGTTTCAATTCCTGGCATGTATCATGGCATGATTGTATGCTGGTTGAGGTCATAGATCCCCAGCCATGGTCACACTCTCTACATGGGGACTCGTCTCTAAAGATATACTCTGGTTTGCTTGCCGGACAGTCATTGCAGGAAAGCCCCTCGTATACTCCGCAGCCGCCGGATTTATAGCAAGGCATTGGATACCACCTTCTCTCTCAATTCCTTTGCGTATCGGTCAAACTCCGCCATAAATTCTTCCTCAGAGATTTCCCTAATATCTTCTTTTGTAATGTTATTTGCTTCTCCAACAACACTTGAAAATACTGTGTCACAGTAGAATGGAACCACATCATCGAAGTCACTGTTTTGCCCAAGGTATAAGGCTGTGTACTGGTACTTATTGAAATGATAATGGCCGCACATATCACACTCTTCCCGTGGGATATCAATAATCTTCAGATACCTCCCATTTAGAATGAAGCAGCGGCCAACATTTTTCTTTGCTTCCTCCTGGAACTTCTTGATTTCTTCTTTTTCAAGTGATTTGCGGAGGATTTGTAGCTTTAATATTTGATCTTCAATTTCTTTTATTGTCATTTTTGTCACCCCTTATGCTGCTTCCGATGTGTCTCTATGCCTAATGAACTTTATCATTTGCCATCCGTCTAATGCCTTTACCTTGCTGTATCCATATTTCAAAAGCGCTCGTTCGTACAGCCTAAATCGTCTTGGATCTTCCCCCTCAATAACGATTTTCACATCATCGGTTTCGCGGGAAGATATATATTTTTCAAATTCTATCAACATATCTCTTGCCCAGAATAAAGCCTCGACACCGCAACGACCAGTCATTCGCAATGTAAGGTTGTCATCTTTGGTTTGATTAAACCACCCATTTAAGTTCTTCTTTTTATCAGCCACTGCAAATGCAACATGATATTCCGTAGATCTACAATTGTACCAACGGTAAAACCCTATTTGACAGAATTGGCCGTTAGATAGCCTATGTCTCAGATAATATCCTTCTGATTCTTTATCCCACGAGAATGAGATATCTTCAATGTTTCCTTTTTGGGTCATAAGCATTACTCCGAAATTTTACAACAATCAGCCAGATCATAAGGATCGTCATCCCACGATAACTGTATTGGGCAATCCGAAATAGGGACGCATATTGCCCGACTATTCAACTTATAGTGCATGATTTTTGACCAGTGCTTTTTGTACTCATCCCATTCTTTGTCTGAAGAGTAGATCGTTACATGCGGAGGGAGGAATTCATCTGCTACCTTCCAATAGCCAGCCGCATATCCTGGAGTTACTCTGATCGGCAGTTTTTCATGCGCCCATATCTGGCCTGTTTCGTCACAGACCAGATAGCGCAATTTCCAGGATCGAAGTTTGTCTATGTTGAATTTCATGGCGTTGAATTAGCGATCTCAGATAGCTTTATGGATTGCTCTTTCTGTAGTGATTGAAATGCGTTTTTGCGCAGATAGATCGTCTTCCCGTCAACTTTTAATGTGACCATATCAGCTACTTTCCGCAGCTCTCCATCCCCAACGACATCCAGCAAGTTCTTTGCACTGTCGATTTCATGCTGTGTAAAACGAATTGTTCTTACGATTCGATCTGGGAAGTTGATAATCTGGCTTAAAGCTTCTGCCGGTAGGCTACCATCTTCGCTTACAATATTCCCATTTTCGTCTATTCGGCAGATTCGCGTTATCATCGTAGAATGGGATGTATATGTAATGCTGAATTTCTCTCCGACTTCAACACCAAGCACATTACAAATCCTTGGTTTCACCATATCGTTATCTGACCTTTCATTATCGGTGTTGTTTTGCGTCAATGTGGTCATAATTTCATACCCCATAAGATAAGCGGCTTTATACGAATGGGCAACAATCCATTTCATGCTACACACTCGCAACCCCTCGTTTACTCCGTTAAGATTACAGTCCGCACATTGGCAAGGACACTTGAACGCTTCCCATGCACTGATGATATCCGGGTATTCATTTCCGTTCTTATCTACAAAAGTAATTTCAACCATTGTTGTAGCCCTCGATAATTTCATCCAGTGTGACAACCTCGCCGTCTTTGAGTGACGGGAACCAGTCAGCGTCAATAACAGGGTTGACTACATCGAGTCGGACACCCAGTACCCCCTGTGATACCACCTTGCACTCTGGGAAAAGCACTCGAATAGCCTTTGCTCTCTCCGCCTCCTGCTCGGTAAATCGTGGCTTTCGGATAATGTGCTCAGGATAATCTAATGTCCGTAGCAAAGCAGATGTAGAACCAGAAACATTCAAAGGGCTTGTGGAAAATGTGCCGTCATCCATAATCCAAAACTCTACATCTCCGAACCCCTTGATGTAAAAACTTTCTCCTGGCTCAACCCCCAACACCTCGCAGATTTTAGGCTTGTCCATATTGTCGCATAGGATTCGCTCGTTGCCCTCTTCAAAATACTTTTCCCACTGCTCTGTAGTGGAGTCTATGTTGTTTATGTCGATATCATCGTCCCATTCTACTTTAGCGCCCACCTTTTCATCCGCAAAATGAGTAACACAGCTTATTGAGATCCCATCCAGAGCATCGTCTTTAATAAGACACTTGATTTCGTTTATGGAAAGGTTTTCTTCCAGATCGCATATATACAATGTCATTTTATAAAGTTGTGCCAAAGCCATCACTCCTTGTCCATCTTTGCACCGCAGTTAGGGCAATGTTTCGGCTCCCAATCACTCCATATATCCGCGTCTAACCCCTTGAATTTATCTTCACCACATATAGGACAAATTGGGTTCCCTGGTTCCCACCTCCCATGCCTCACCTCCACCACATCGGAGGTAGGGGTGTCCCACAGCGCACTGTAAAAATCCATCATGGACTTGCACTCGTGATCCAGGTTGCCAATTACATTTTTTATCGCAGAAATAGCGACATCCCGTTTGATGTACTCACTCACTTCGCAAGACATCATCTCTTTAGGACGAACAACATCGGGTTGCTCACCTATTAGATCGAGCACATCTTTTAGACAAACGAGCCTGTTTTCATTCCCGTATATATCTGTTAGGTTATCCTTTAAGGCACCAGCATCAATCGGTTTCATTCGTGTTCAAAGCCCCCTTAACCAACATTCCAATTTTATTTCTCAAGTCCTGCCACGCTTCTTTGGTAAGTGGCCTGGAGCAGTTTGGGCAGTATGGTATTTCTGGCTTTTCACCATACGCCCATCTGCTTAAAGATAGGCCGAAAGTAGAGTCCTTACTAATGGATAGCCCATTCAAAGCCTTTCCTTTGCATAATTCACAGCCAGGCCACATCTGCTCCAATTGTTTGTATTCTGGAACTGCATGGCATAATTCATCAATTTTGGATTTCAGATCTTTGTTTTCTTTAACCGACTTGGCATAGTCGCAGCTATGATCACAATTCTTGGTATAGTGCTTCCCAAACCTAAGCCAGCAATAATCAACACATGGATTTATGATATCACCATCTTTCACTTAAAACACAGAATTCATTGATCTGTATCGACCTCAAATGTGGTTGCGAATGGGCATTTATGCTCACAAAATCTTATCTGACCATCTTGTTTACATATTCCGCATCCTTCACCATATTTATTCATAATCCACTGACTATCATCCCAGTATTTACAATTTCCGCAAATTCCCATTTTATCTCCGTTTTACATTTCTGCTGGAGAATCATAGTTAGAAAGGTCTGCAAGCTTAAGCCTAATTCCAGTTATTGTGATAGTCGGATTATCTTGGTTATACCAATTAAGAACCGATATATCTAAGTCTGTCTCTGGATATACAACCAACAATTTTCCTTCCTCTAAAGCAATTCTTGAAGCCCAGGTAAACACACCCTCTATTGCCCCTTTACATAGTGGGGAAAAATTGATGGCGTTAGAAAAAGCTTGTTGTATATCAATAGATTCTTTGTCTTTTAGTACGTTGATTAAAAGGCTTGCAACTTCTTTATATTTCTTTACACTCATATAGCGACCAATTGTTTCAGCATCAGTCATTATTTATGTACCTCCAATTGATTTCTATAGGCATATCTTGTACAATACGCAATTCGTTTGTTGCTCCAATCTGGATGCTTGTGCCTTATACAAAAGAAGATGATGCTCCGCTTGTTACTGAGTTTCTTCATTGAGCTTGCTTTCAAAATATTCGATGGCAAGGCTATACGCCTTTTTCTGTTTGTCAAAATCTTCTTGGGTCACATCCTTGAGCTGGGATAGCTGCTCTTTGAAAAGGATATTTTGCCTATGGAGCTGAATTGTATTTTGAGTAATCCTGACCACCTGAGTAATTACCAGGATCGTCACCATGATTGTTAGGTAAATGTCCATATGTCCTCCAGTAATTTCTTTTTAGTTCCGATATTTCTTGATCTGTAAGCGTCTTGTTTGATGCGAACACAAAATAATCATTGCAGCGATTTTGGCAAGCCACACACTCACAGCGGTGCGGGTTGCTTGTTTCATTTACACGAAATGGGCAATTGCTGTAGCAATCCATGTCAATCATCCTCTCGCTGTTCCCAATCGATCCTTTGTCCGCATTGTCCGCAGAAGTTCATCTCATTCCCATCTTCATTATGAAGAAACTCACCGCTTCCGCAGCATGGGCAGGCAATGATGGAAGTATCGCCGTCTGGATATGGACTCATTGGCTCATCTCGGTTTGAGAGTGTTTTCATAGACGAGATATCAAATAAAACCTGGTCTAACAGCCAGGAGGCCGTCTTACTGCCTCTGATAATGTCCGTATCGATCAGCTTTATAATCCCGAACAGCTCATTGCCGTCAATCGGTCTTACTTCCATTTTGAACCTCCGTTATTGCCGTATCATCTTCTGGTACAAATGGGTGGTAGACGATCTGCTCTGGACTACTTTCCCAGCTCCATCCGCAAGACGGGCAATCCTTACGGGAGATTGGCGGTAAAGTGCAAATAACACTGTTCATCAACGGCGCTCCGCACTTTGGGCATGTTTCAACCACGATCATGATTTCTCACCTCTCTTATAAACGCCGGCCTGAGAAACAGGCTTCATGTTACATTTATACATGTCCTCGAAGAAAACATCGGATGGGTTTTGAATCAGGTAGGCAAGGCGCTCTCCAAAGAACACGCTGTAGAATCCCTCATAAGCGTCCTCGACAACAGTGGTGTAGGCCGCTGTCATTGCCTGCCCTCCAATCCCGCCAAACCCAAGAGCTGTGCTGCCCCATACTTGAGGGAAAACCCGTAGCGAAAGGTCTGTATATTTGTAATCAACCCCAAGAGACTTTACGGCGTTGATATGCCGCTCTGCAATGAGCGGGAGACAAGGTAGTTCACGCATCAACATAATCTTCATCCTCCAAAACAGCTTTGTTCCAAGTTTCGATTGCACATTTCAGCGCACGGTCTGGGAGAGCCTTTCCCTCAACTACTTTCAGGTGCGACCTGCCGAAAATTGGCTTGCACTTTATGGTAGCCCAACAACCGTGTCCCGCAATACCTTTGAGAGACACGGCTGGTGTTCTTCCACAAACCGGGCAGGCGAGAATGGTATCTTCAACCTGAGATTGCATTTACATATGCCCTCACTTTCTCTACATTCCAGAATACCCGCTTGCCAAACTGGATACGGGCTTCTGCCAGCTCACCGATTTGCACGGCAGATCTTCGGCCACACCCAAGCATGGCCTGAAGATCATTCGTATTTACCGCTATTTTTTCGCTTGTCTTTATATTAGAAAATTGCTTTGTTGCGTTCATACATTCCCTCCTACCACTTCTTCCAGTCGAGTAGGCTTGAAATTAACCTGTTGAATAGGAAATCCCATCAAAAATCTGGATGGGGATTGGACTGCATAGCATAGGATAGAGAATGTCATCCCGAATTTCTATCCATGCGTCTCCCCAAGTCAATTCTTCTTGGACGGCTACAAAATCAGCTCGTCTGCCACGTGAGTTTTCACTCAACCCTCTAACACAGAGAACCTGGACTCCATCACCGAGGTACAACCGTTCGTTTTTTCTTGAGTACATTAAACTCTCTGGCGAAACGAAGCGAAAACGCTTAATATATTGCTCCAACGCATCGTCTGTTTTATAAAAGACTAAGATTTTGAATCCTATATGAATCACCTCCAAGTTGATTAACTAAGCCCTTAGAAATCATCTTCTTCGTTCTTGCTGACATACATACAGAGGCTGTTTCCATCGTCCTGGATCACGAGAGCGCAAAGCCGTCCGCCGTACACACAAGCTGCATCAATGCAGATGTCGCCAGTATCAACGGTATACGCCCTACCAGTCTTACTTGGAGTATGGCCGAATACAACTTGCTTTTCTCGTTCCTCTGTATCGGTTGCGATCCAATCTCTTCCCCAAAGTAGATCGTCTGGGGAATTATCTTTCAATAGGGGATAGGTAAAGCCGGCGTGACAGAAGATGATTTCTGGTGTGTCGTACACCAAAGGCAAGGTTTCAAACCAGGAGATCGCATTGCCGATGTCTTCACCATTCTGCTCAAAACTGAACTCTGTAAATCTTCCGCCATTTCTGTACCACAATGGGTATTCTCCATGGCGGTAAGCATCAATCGCCATCTGCTCATGGTTTCCTCGCAGACAGACCACTTTATCCTTGCCAAGCTGCTGCTGTAATTTCATCAACATATTTACTACTTCGCAACTGAATCTGCCGCGATCAATATAGTCGCCAACAAACACAAGAGTATCAGTTTGACTTGAGTAGGACACCATGCGGAGCAGGTCTTTCAGTGTATGTAAGCACCCATGAATATCTCCAATCGCCACCAGCCGATCCATTATCTCACCTCTTTGAAAATTTTACTTGGATGTTTTTGGGGAATGACTTTTACATCAATACCGAGATTCTTCAAAAGCTCAATATAATATTCTGAATGAAAGTTCCCCTCTAAAACGGAGACTTCTTTTACGGTTTTTGAAATCAAGGTTGTTGTATCGTCAATTTTGTCTCTCTTTACAAATAGGCTTGGCACAATATCAAATGGATGCCCCAAAATAGAGCAGAACCCATTGTTTGTGATGATCGTGCAGCCGTCGATATTCGGGATCAGGATCATGCATCCATCACCAGCCGATCTGTATAGAAGAACTCTGTATGACTCCCTACATCAAAACAGGTCATTGGCGTTTCACCAACCTTTGTATTCCAGTTTCGCACATAATAGATGTGGAAATTGCGCTCGTCGCAGAACTTTTTGATATGTCCCATAGCTTCTTTGCGAGCTTCTTTTACGGAAGGGTTATCGCTGATTTTTGCAACCTCACGCATCTTGCCATTGCTACCCTGAAAAAATAATGTCATGCCGCAGCCTCACTCTCTTCTGTCTCTGGGAGCTTGTAGATTGTTACATCCATATCGTCAAAGTATGTGCAAATCATATTGTAGACGATTTTCCAGTTGCCTTTTGCAAGACCACATCCGAATTTATATGGAAACGCCAAAGATTTATCGTGGTACTGGGTTCTGATTTGGTTGAAAGCATTTGTAAGCGCCGTATAGTTGGTAAAGGTTTTACCAGCGGTTCGCCCATAATCAAGCTGCCCAAACACATTCGCAATTATCTTGTTAGGCACAACTGGAATGAACTGCACCTTGCCAAGCAAGTCAAATGGAGTGGATTTGCGGCAGAATTCATGGTACTCTGTTTTCACCTCAGGCCACCGCGTATAGATCGCCTTTGCCAAACCGGAACCCATTGCACTTCTGCAATTTACCTGCTGAACAATAATGTCTTCTGCTGCGTTCAACAAATCACCAACAACAATTTTTACCATTTCACACCACCTTATCTATCGAAAAATAACTACCATGCTCGGAAACGGGGCTGAGTTCTTTCCGTCTCCAAACTTTAATCTCCCACGGAGAAAGCGGATCTCAACATTGGGCTTTTTGTAAATGTAATCATGAAAATATGCCGTGTCTGTACGCGCTGGAATTAACATGACAACTGTTGTATCTGGCCTTTTGGCCTCTTCTGAGCATTTCTTCACCCAATCCTTGATCGCTCTCCCATATGGAGGATTACAAAACACGGTCTGCCCCCCCCCAGCATTGTTCAAGTCCGTTGTCCCGCTCTGTATAATAGCGGTCACATTTGTGGTTGGACTCGTCTGCACAGGGGTCGAGGGTGAAGTGGAACTCTGAATTCAGCTTGTCATAGAAGTCCTGCGGCGTTGCCCAGTCCATTTTCTTGGAAGAAAACATGACCTCTGTATTCATAAACCACCTCTGGATTGATTAACTATTTGCTTTAATAAGCTCCTGTAGCGTTCTTGGCGTATATCCCATATACGGCATCATACAGCCGACATTGATGATATTCCCACAATTATGGCTATTCATCGTTCTGCTGCTCTTTAGCTCTTCCCTCCACTTATTGAGAAAGTCATTTTCCCGTGTGGTATGGACATGACCGCAGAGCATATAACAGTCTGGATTATAAGAGGATTTATAGAGAAGGATAGGGTAGTGGCACATAATCACATGCTTGCCATTGTCCGTGATTTCCTTATACTCCTTAATATCCTGGAACATCTTCTTCAGCCCAGAAGACATACTCTTCAAATCGTGATTCCCACGAATTAGAACCTTATCCCCATTTAACTGGGGGACAATCCGTTTCCACTCAGGCTCCGTACCCCAGCAGAAATCGCCAAGAATAAAGGTTGTGTCTTTTTCGGTGACAACGCCATTCCAATTGTCGATCAGCACTTCCTCCATCTGCTTTGTATCGGCAAATGGTCTGCCGTCAAATCGGATGACATTGGCATGTCCGAAATGTAAATCGCTGATGTATCGGTTCATTCTCGTCTCCTTGTACGATATCGTTTGATGCGGATATCAAGCCCTTTTTCTTTGGCGATGTCTATCATATGTTTGGTTCCTCTTGAGCTGCCGTCCCAAAACGCAACCAAAGCGTCTGCGTACTCCGCCATTTTTACATTTCGCTTAAAGCCGGCTGATTTGCCATCTAAATCCCAATCGGCTGGAAAATAGATGACTTGATACCCATGTTCTTTTGCATATCGCTCGCCAAGCCGGTCTGCGCCGCGAGCCATACCGCACACTACCTGGATATCGTCGTTGATGTTTTTGAAGAGATAATCTAAGCTGTTGGAGAGACCCTCATAGTTATTAAAGTCTCTCCCGCCAGCAACAATTACTTTGAACATACCATCCTGCTCCAGTCACAAAGGACTCACATATAGTTTGGGAAGTTGTTTTCTGCCATGGGGCATCCTCTGCATAATTCCTCAGGGTACGAGCCACCCTCGGTCTGCATCCCATACCCACGGTTGCAACTCACATCCTGCATGTCCCCATACCAGCGCTCAGTAATTGTCCCTCCACACGCACCGTCGTAGCAGTTTTCCATTACGCCACACCATCCAATCTCAATGTTGCTACATCTGCCCAACTCATTCCATAGTATTTGCTTTTCTTATTGTCGCAAAAACCATTATCCATCCCGATATAGTGCCTGTTCTCTAATTTAGCTGCAATTAGAGACGACCCAGATCCGCAACAATTGTCCAATACTACCCCCCCCACATTGGTATATGTGCGTATAGCATATCGACACAACTCAATAGGTTTTTCAGTTGAACTAATTGCTGTGGATGGATGAGGCTTTGGGAATTTCCAAATAGAAGTTGGGTATTTCATATCACTCTTATTTTCCACAACCTTATAAGACCCGTAAATGCGATTAGAAGATATTTCTTCTATTGAAGCACCAATTGCTTTCCCCTTACTATGGCTTGGTAGCCCTTTCGTCATCTGAGGATTGTATATAGGCTGTGATTTGTAGAATACCATAATATCTTCATGCTCTCTCAATGGCATTCTTTTAGCGTTTAGAAATCCAGTCTTGAGAACTTTGTCCCAAATGATGTTATACCTATGTAGTTTTTCATTTGATAGCATCATTTTTGCGGTGAACTTATCCTGACCAAAAAGCAATATTGCACCATTTGGCTTTATAATACGTTCATACTGTTGCCATAACTTTGTCGGATCGATCATCAGATCCCATTTATTCTTTGTAATCCCATATGGTAGATCGCATAGAATCATATCAATTGTTTCGGCTGGTATATCTTGCATACCGATTAAACAATCGATATTTAATACGAAGTCCAGTTTCAATTGCGATTCCCCTCAATTCCTTCATTTAGTTTTTAGCGCCAAACTCAACGACATTCGGAACACTGGTGGAGCCGAAACCTCCGTTGCGGATGCCATCGGCTACGTCGTCATAAGAAATCCCGTAGGGGAGAAGGATGCCCTGGATAAAGCTGCCTCCATTTGCAATGAACACATTCTTCTTCTGCCGGCTGTCGTTGATTACCTTTGCGAAAATGTGTCCCTCGTTATCGGAGTGGAAATAATCGGAGTCGATTACGCCAACAGTGTTGTTCAACTGGAGCCGATATTTGAAACCAAGGCCGCTTTTCGGCATACAGGCCAACCACCAGCCAGGATCGATTTCAACGCGGATGCCGGTAGGGACTTTCATCTCCACGCCAGGGACAAGACTCATATCAATCGGTGCGTAGAAGTCATACCCGGCAGATCCGACCGTCGCCCTTGTGGGGAGTTTGATTTCATCATAAATCCCCTTAACATGTTCTTTGGACGGCTTATCGCAGTTCTCAAAAAATGTGTCACAAAAATCGTTGTAGAATTGATCGAAAGACACCTTGCTGAATTTTGCTACTCGATTCATTTGTTGTCATCTGCCTCCTTGATTTTGGTGTATAGCCCGCAATGGCACTTGCCCTCTTCGATCTCCAGAAACTCTTTGCACATGCACTTTGTATCTGGTGTTTTGACAATCACACAGGGGCAATACCCATCGTTTTCTCTCAGCTTTTCTCTCATTTCTTTGACAAACTCTTTGTCTGGATTTATCTTAATGATCATGCGTAACTCCTTTATGAAATCTGTTCTGCGTACTGATTATCTGATGAAAGAGTGATACCAAGCACATCATCGTATCTATGCGGTTTATTTGGAATAAACCGGCCAAACTTAACAATGATATTTTCATATTTCTCCAGACGTTCAAGCGAGGATCGTACCTCGTTTGGATAATATCCCGTGTAAATAACGATGGGAGAAGTATCGCCATTTGAACGAAACAGCTTGATCAAATCCTCAACTTCATCAATCTGCAAGAAAGGTTCCATGCCGCCAATGACAACCGCTTTGGTGATTGGATTGTTTGCAAAATGCTGATAAATGACTGAGTTAGGAATGTCTTTTGATGGTGCCTGGGCAAGAGGTGCGTTTTGGCACACCTCAATACCCAGGTTCGACTCGGTACAGCACTTAAAGTCACAAAAAGAGGTGTTAATAAACATGGCGGGGAGTTTGAAGTTGGTGAAATCCTCTTCAATAATCCCTTTTACCCGCATCACATGACCTCGCTTTTTGTAAGAACATCGTACCACTTGCGTTGGTTGAACTCCTGCTTGCGGATCGCCTGGTAGCTGCTCACGGGTGTATAGAAGCCCACGACGCGAGCATAAGTATCTGCAATTGGCTTTCCGCAGGTGGGGCATGTTTTAGTCCCCATAAAAGCGTGTTTGTCAGCACACACGGAAATCTTTGTGGTGAACGCAAAGTAAATTACGCCCTGGCTTGCCACGTAGTTGAGCATATCCCAGGCGGCTTCCTCATTCGGGAACCGGCTCTCAATATCAATATGGGCAATGCAGCCGCCACCACATTTCTTGTCGAACAGACTTCCAAGCCGGCACTTCTCTTGAATCGTGCATTTTTCCATCAGTGGAATCCATTGATTGCTGTAGATAAAATACTTGTTCTGCTCAAAGAGAAGATTGTCCGCTGCACAAATGACACCGGCACAATTTTCAGCCGGAATCATCTCCAGATTGAATGTGAAATCACACTCAAAGTTGTCCTTTACCTCGTTGATTGTATCAAGAATCTCAGTGGCGAACTCAACGGCCTCATCAGAATACGATTTGTTTCCCATTTCGTCCTCGTCAATCAGGCTAAACAAATCCATAACCTCATACATTCCGATACCGCCGATAGTACAGAACTGTTTATCCAGCTCCACAGCCCCGTCCTGATAATTGGGCAAAAGCCCCTTTTCGATGTTGCGCTTGATCACATGGCGCATGGAGTATAGAGCCTTGCAGTCAAGCAGCACACGATCTCTAAGGATATCCAGGTACTTCTTCTTGTTGAGCTTACTTTCATAGGCGATACGAACCAGGTTAATGGTGCTCACGCGGCAGGAGCCTACACTCAGAGCAGTGCCGCCGATGGAATTGATAAAGGCATCCAGCTTCTTGGTATCGCTGAGCAGCCGACAACAGTTACTCAAAATACCGATGTTATCGCTGACGAAGAAATTGGAGTCAGACCACTTGATATTATGGTTACTGCACCAGCGGGCGAACTCTTCGTCCTGGAACTTCCCATCTTTGTAGTAGAGAGAATAGGTGAGAACGGGGTAGGTGAACATATTCTCTTCCCGAATTTCACTCACGACCTCCATGAACACCTTTTGGAACTCAATAAAGTCCTCAATGTGGTCAATGGCGAGCTGTCCGTCCGGGAACTCCACTCCGCCGAACAGCGATTCCAGATACGGACGGTCAAAGATGGAGACGTTGGTAAAGGCGGACTGATCAATCCGTAAGAACGGCTGGTTCAAACGGTAGATGAATTTCTGGAACTGCTGGCGAGCATAATAGCTTGGGTTTTTCATGTAGTACCCGCCATCCACATCCTTCTTCCAGAAATACCACGCCCAGATCAACACATTCGGGAGGCCAACTGCGCCGGACTGACGGTTGGACAGGAAAGATACAAACTCGATCACATCGTCAAAATAGGTGGTGAGGTGCTTCGGTGCCTGGTGATTATAGTGGTCGAGGAAGAACAATCCCTCCGTTGCCAATCTGGTCAGGTCGTTTGCCCAGCAATAGGGGAAATAACTCGCGGTTGTGGAATCGTTCAAATAAAACCCCTTGCTGAATTCCTGCTCCAGCCACTGCTTAGCGGTGCGCAAGCCCCACTGCTTCTTGATAGTGAGGAAAATCTTGTTCAGGCCGAACAGCTTATCTTCGCTCTTTGCCTTTTCGGTCATAAAGCTACGGATGTCCTTGTGGTTTGCATTCGCATTCGGATCAATGGACGCATCGGCCAGGGTGTCCTTATCAACAAAATTGTCAATGAACTCGCTGAAGTCGAGCTGACTGGGGTGGACTCCATTGATATATTCAAAATCCTCACCGTACTTTTTCTTTAGGTCTTCTAAGCAGCGCTCAAAATCCTTAGAAAGCTTTAGCGTAATATCCATATGTCATCACTCCCCCTGTTCGTTTACCCACTGAACTGCCTTTGAAAAATCCATCATATCCCCGTCTACACTCAGAACTGGAACAGACATAATTCCAAGAGCAAGCATTTCATCTACATCAGTACACTTTGTAAATGAGATATTTTTCTCATTTAATTTTCTTTCCAAAATTCCACACTTGGGACAACCTGTTGAATAAAGTACAATCATACGCTTTCTACATCTACTCCTTTCAAAACTCTGTCGATTTCATCGTCTGCGGAAAGAAGCTCCGCAAAATCAGAAACGACTTCGTAAATTTCATCCCAGGTTTCTACGCGAACCATGCCAGCCGCTAAATCGTTGTAGCTGCGGTTGTGCGGACGGTCAAACAGAATAGGCAGATCGCATGAGGTTGTTTCAAGGTTGTGCGTCCCATCGTCGATCATGATATCCCCGTTGACAAGGCTTTTATCGCTTGCAACAATCACATCTTCCCATTTTAGATACGGGTACATTTCCAGTAGTCGTTTGATCTTTGCTGGTACGGTCGCGTAATACGATGCAGTTACAATGCGAATGGTATGCCCGTCGTCAATCAGCCTTTTCAATACCTCCTGAGCGTTCTGCATGGGGGAGATTTTCTCCCAAAACTCGGTTGTATTCAGCGGAGAGAAGAGGTCATCCTTGGTGAGCTGCGGGAAGAATTTTGCGATTCTCCAATCGGTAATATCTTCTTCCCGCAGGGACGAGCCGCACTTTTTGTTTAACTCGTTTACCCAGCACTCTACCAGGTTTTCCAAAACATCGTCCATATCAACCAATATGGTCAGTTTCTTCATGCACACACTCCGTATCTATTTGCGATCAGGCCGCAAACCTTATTGTAAAGATCCTCTAATGTGCCGTCGTTCACAATTAGAAAATCTGGGATAACATGGTCAAGAGCAGTCTCGGACGGGTGGCTCTGCTGCTCCGCAGTCAACGGGTTTTCAAAATTCTCCCGTCTGATTCTGATGTGGATCACATCAAGCCCAGCCTGCTTTAGAGAGTCAATTTCGTTTGGAAATCTGCTGTCTGGAATCAGTACAAAATCCCACTCAGAATGGAACATGGTAAGCATATCCTTGATGAAGTCAACCCAGTAATTTGGGCGCTGGGTGCGAATGATATCTGTGCCTACTTTTTGGAGCAGACTTCTTCCGTAATCGTCCTTTTCTCCGTTCCAGTTGAAGAAGGTCTTGCACACATATTTTAGAAGGTCTCCATAATGGGCAATCAAAACAGAGTACCCCATGTCCTCCAGCACAGTCTTCATCATGCCGGCAGTTGTGTCCTTACCATGCTGTGCCTTACCGGAAATACAAACTACTTTCATTTAGGCAACCTCGCATTCAATGTCGTCAAAAAGCACGGGGATCTTATTTTTGAACTCCTGGAGCAGCATCATAGCGATCTCTCTCATCTGGGGGTGAGCCGCAACAGGCGTTCTAAGTTTGAAGAAATGCCGCCATTCACGCATATTCATGGTGATACAGATCTCAGTTTTGGTTGAGTTATTCAGAACCGATCTTGCAATCTGGGGAGACGCACCAAGCTCAATCATACGGTTGTAATGGCGTTCCGCATCGGCGCAGCCCATAAGCCACTCATTGTAAATAGCGGCGGTGGTCTCAGCGTCGAGATTTTTCATCTTGGGATCAAGCTCCATGCCGCCCTTGAGATCGATATAGGTCACTTCATTTCCAAACTTGTCCTTGGAATAGTTGCAGTACCTTGTGCTCTCCTGGGCATAGCTTGCAATGCGGTGGCGGACTTCCTCGTGAGAAACGCCACGGTCATTGATCAGACGGACAGTGATGTTGTAATGCTCGATAACGGCCTCATGTCCTCTTTTGATAATCCCTCCAACAAAAGATTCACAGGATGTATCCGTAATCTTGTCTTCGCTCTTATAGCAGGTTCTTCCCACCGCCTCAATCGTCTTCAGAATCTGTTCTGAGTCAATCGGCGTGATAATCTCAAAACTTGGTTTAATGACTTTCATCGCATAACCTCCATAAAATAGATTAACTAATTGCTTAGGTAGCAGAAATAGGTTGTGGTTCCAAGCACTTCATCATAGTATTCGTAATACACTCCGTCGCCCTGGGGAAAGTTTGCCTGGAACACAACATTTTCTGGGAGAACGCTGCCTTGCTCCAAGAGCTGACGTGCGTTTTCGATGGTTCTTTCGTCTGGCGTGTTATTGATTGCGCCAGTCCATGTTGGAGAATACTGGCCTTTTGCGTAGATTACATCGTATAAAGTATCGGGGAAGAGCGGGTGCTGCATTCTGTTGAGCACAACGCTGCCCACATAGAGCTGCATTTCATCCGACACCCAGCTTGCTCCCATTTCTGCGGTAATCAGTCTTGCGAGCAAATCCAGGTCTTCCTCTGTATATGGAACGACGGGAGCGCTCACATCTACACTCTCTTCTTCAGGCTGGATCTCGGTTCCTTCTGTAACTGCCGGAGCACTCGCCAAATATGGAGGCGGAATAATTACGGTGGTAGATGTTGCTTCCTTTGCAGATACTTCATTGGCGACTGGATATACAAAAGATGAGAGAAGAACAATCACCAAAGCCATGCAGAGAACCGATGCGGCCTTAAAGATAAAATTATGTTTATGTGTCATTTCCGTTATATCCTTTCTTGCTTTATGCGATCAAATCATAATCGAGCAAATACCAATAACCACTCCTATTCTTTTCCAATTCCTTTGCATAGATTATGTCGAATCGTTTGACTGGTGTTTTTGCGTACACGGAAGACCTGATGGTGAGTCTGGACACCTTGCCGCTCCCAATCGATCTGGTTTGTGCCGCATAACCCCAAACCGTGTTGTCTTTTTTGCTGGACAATGGGAATACATCTGTTATCAACAGCTTTCGTCGATCCTCTTTCTTGTTTGTCGTCAGATCGATATATCCCATAAGCTCAATCTGATTCTGGATTTTGCATTTCAAGTCCAGGTCTGGCAGGTGAAGCGATTTGATTACGCTTTCGCATTCATTCAGCAGGCCGGCCATATCCGTGATGGTAAATGACTTAGCCTCTGTCCCGTTTTTGTTCTTGTCTGTCGCATATTTCGATACAACATCAAGCATCTGCCCGCTGATCTTATCCTTTTGCACCTTTTTCGCAGTGCCATTTTTGAAGAACACAAATATGGATGCGATTCTGGATAATTCCGTCACATTCCCGAAATCAACAAAGAAATCAATTTTGATCAGGATATCCCTCTGCCTGGTATCAATAGATGTCTCATTGTTCATTAGGGTGAGAAGCGACATAAAGGTTTTCGGATCGCTGCGTTTTGCAAGATCGTATAGCTCGTTCGCAACAGTGCTGTTCATGTACTTGATAGAGTTGATCCCTTTTGCAATTACATTGCGGTCTTTATCGTACACATATCGGTCTTTGGAAATGCCGTATCGAGGCGGGACAATTTGAATCCCGTATAGCTCAGCAAGTGCGCTGCCGTTTTTGATATCGTCCTCGTTATTGGCGTTGTTCAGATATGCGGTAATGAACTCTGCCGGATAGTAGTAGCGCAGGTACGCACACAAATATCCGATCATACAGTACCCAATGGAGTGGTTATACCCAAACTGGTAAGATGCGCTGTCTTCAATGATCTGCAAGAACTCTTTGGCCTCTTCCTCAGCAATGTTTCTTGGCTGGGAGGATTTGGAGCAGTACCCCTCCAGAATATCGGGCAGAGCGGCTTCCAGTCTGTCCTTTTGCTTACGGCCAATGGCGCGGCGCACATTATCAGCTTCGCTGCCGGAAAGTCCACAGATTTGCTGAAGGAACTTAATCGTGTCCTCCTGGTAGATCAGGTAGCCGAGGTTGTCTTTCAGAAGGTCGTCAATGATAGGAGACGGGTTGTGATGCGGCTTTCTCTGAAGCAGTTCGTCCCGATAAGAAGCGCCAGACGGTCTGATGCAGGCTGTGACCAGCGACATATCATAAATGCTGTGCGTCTTAAACTTTCTCAGACTGTCAAATGCAAATGCAGACTCGAACTGGAAAATACCGATGGGGGAGCGCAGCATGTCATTCCAAACAGCGTCATCATTCCAATTGATTTCGTGAGACTTGGGGTATGGCTTCCCGATGAGCGCATAGGTGTCTTTGATAATCTCGATATTTTTCAGGCCGAGGATATCATACTTCACCAAGCCGGCTTCATGAACGCACTCCATATCAATCTGTAGGATCTCTTTTCCCTCGGACAAAAATGTTCCGTAGTGATCCCGCAGCGTAATGGGGCTTGCCACGATACCTGCTGGGTGCATCGACTGGGAAATTGCGACATCCAGTAACCCATCGTAATAGTAAAATACTTCTGGATATTGGCTCCTTGCCTTTTCCTCATCAAGCTCAAACAAATCCTTGATTTCAGTGTTTACTTTACCAACCCATGGGTTTTTCTGAAAGATTTTTTCGTTTTCTTCTTTCAACTTTGAATACTCTTTGGTGAACTGTTTGACCAGTTCAATCCCTGGGATATGCTCAAATTGCTTTGAGATAATTAGTGTTCCGTTTTCATCAAAGTGATAAAGTTCACACCCGTCAGGATGGTCGCCAAAACGAACTGAAGCGCTATTATCCTTTAGAAGCTCCAGTGCCTTACGAAATCCTCTTTCATCTCTCTGGTGCTCCTTGTTCCACTTTACACCCAACGCACGGCAAATCTCATCGATACAGCCTTTCGATTTAATCGTGCCGATTGCCAGGATAAATGCGGTTTTCTCCTGACCAAACCGGTTGATAATGTACTCATACACTTTGTCGCGGTCAGATGGGGACACGTCGATATCAATATCTCCAATTTCTTTACGGTCTTCGTTGCAAAAACGGCTAAAAACCGTATGCCAAGTCTCTGGGTTTAAGTCCGTGGTATTTGTGACATATGCTACACGGGAGCCTCCACAGGAACCGCGATTGAAACCAATTGGGATACCGTTTGACTTGCACCAGGTAACAAGTTCAGACATGAATAACATAAATCCAGACATATCGATCTTATCAAAAACGCGGCACTCTTCTTTGATAGCGTCCTTGAAATTCTGGATTTGCTCTGGGGCGATTGCACCCTCATCAATTTTTGACTGGAAGTTTTTGCGAATGGTATCTTCAAATACGGCCTTATCTTCTGCGGCATTCCCGTATAGCTTCGGGTACTTGAAGCTAATATCCAGTTCAAATGGCTCAACAGAGTCGGCCATACGGTTTGTGTTTTCTATCGCTTCAAGAAATACTTGCTCTGGTAATGCGCCTTGAATTCGGAACATCTCAACCAGTTCGTCGTAGGTCTTGTAGGTTAAATCAAAACTGTCCTCGTCCGCAAACTCGATGTGCTTTGCAAGCTGCATAATACTTCTGCATTCCGCCTTATACGCATCGATGCTGTGGGTGTCTGTGCCGGCAATCAAAGGGATGCCATATTTCTTTGACATCTCCGCAAGATGACAGTTGTAAGAAATCTGCTCCCCAAAATTATGAGCCTGCACTTCCAAATAGTCGTAATGTTTCAGCAGTTTTTCATACATCGGGTGTCGGACGCTCATTTTATTGAGCGGGGAGGCGAGACAGGCGCTTATTTTGATTACATTGTCTGAGATGCCAAGGAACTCTTCAAATGTAATTCTTGGCTTGTAATAAAAATGGTCGTCTCGGTTTGACAAGCTCACCAGATTGTTGATCTCAAGAATGCCCTCGTAATTCTTTGCAATCAAAATCGTGTGGTAATTATCTCTCACTTTTTTCTTACCGGACTCCATCATCTCAGCAAGCACTTTTTTTGCGTCCTGTTCATTTCTGCCGGACTGCGCTTCTCTCCACAGCTCGTTTGCGTCGGGGTACTCATAAAGCTGCTCAGTCAAATAGCACTCAACGCCATGGAGATACTTGATTCCAGCCTTGTCGCAGGCCATCTTTTTTGCAACCCACTGATAGATATTGCCATGCTCTGTAAACGCAATTGCGGTTTGGCCGAGCTGGACGGCGCGATCAATATAGTCCTGGAATTTTGTTGCGCTGTCCAGCAAAGACAGCTCAGAGTGAACATGATAAGCAGTATAGTTTTTACTCAGAAGACTCGCCTCCCTACTAATGTCCGTCTACCGTGCCAAACACCTCATCCTCTTCATCATTCAATTGTTCTGGAGGATAGGGGAGACCGCCAACATAAGGGTGTTTATCCCAGGAGTAGCGGCGATCCAGGTCTTCTTCCGATGTAAAGAAGCGTCTGGACGGCTGATCGTAATAGACACCAACGCTGCGCCCCTCATAACCAAGCATTCTGTCTTTCAGAATGTCGATCAGAACATCTTCTTTGATTGGCTTTACACGCCAGCCGGAACCATTTAGCTTTGGCTCTCCCTGTTTATCCTTATCAGAGACGCGGTACAGGCTGATGATGCGGTGCGCCAGGTCGATAATGGCGGAGATGCCCTGCACATCCATCTTGTTTAACCGGCGCATGGTATCAATTTTGTGTGGATGCACGACCAGCAGAACAATGACATTGAATTTGACTGCAAATGCAATCAGATTCATAATCAATTCAGACTGCTTATTATATTTGTTGTCGTCGCTGCACTCCAAATTGATAGCGGTTAAGTTGTCGAGGATCAGAAGCTTTGTCCCGTACTTTCTGACGGAATCCTCCATGGTTTTCAGCAGGTCTGTCATACGGTTGGATCGTCCATCCTCGTAGATATACAGACGACCGCGATAGAACTCATCTATTTCACGCTTTGCCTCTGGAGAAACCTTATAGTAAGTAGCATCCTGCCAATGCCGCTCTTCGATGTGGCGCTGGCCTGCAAGCACAGAGTTGAGCCAGTTTTTTGTTTGGAAGTTTGGCAGCTCGCCAGAAAAAAGGAATACATTTTTATCCTGCTCCAACGACTGGCAGATAATTTGATTGATAAAAGAGCTTTTGCCAGCTCCGTTGATGCCGGTGATGATGTTGAGCGTCCCCTGGAATAGCTTCATCAGATATCGGTCAAGAGGACGGATACCGGTTGTAATACCGTCGATCTGGTCTAAGTCCACATCCTGGATGTCGGAGAAGTCAATCACACCAGGAACAGGACTATCCTTGGCGTTCAAGATGATCTCAAGAACCTTTTCCTTGCCAAGATAATAGAGGGCTTCGTTCAGATCGTTGACACTGTACTTTTTGCCGTTCTCCGCCTCATAAATCGGTGGCACTTCGGCAACCTTGGTGCGCCAACTGCCGAGGCGGTATACGACCTCTTTCTGCATTTTTTGCCCGGCTTCATCGTTGTCCGCACACACGATAATGCTGTCAAACTGTTCAAGCCAGTCCCAGCACTCTTCGATCCAGTGGAAGTTTCCGCTGCCGAGCGGGACGGAAACAGCGTTGGTGAAGCCCGACTCAATTGCGGATAGACAATCCGGCTCCCCCTCACAGATTAAGAGGGGTGCTGTCACATTGATGCGGTTCATATTGAAAAGCAAGTTGCTGGTATCTGCGTTTTTCTGGCACCAGCACTTGTTCTCCCCTTTATGTACCTTTCTGGATGGGCGGTATTTCACCATGGTCAAGACATCATTGGTGTCGTAGTAGTTCCAGACGATGTTGCCATCTTCGTCCTGGCGGACATCCGCATAGTCGAGGGTTTGAGGGCTGATACAGCGCCGCTTGAAGTATTCATACACCTTGCTTTTATCGCCAAGCGGTACTTCTTTTGGATATCTATACTGGTGTTTTGTTTTTACTCCAAGCTCGCCAAAGCTGTACTTGATCCCAGCGAGATCGAACAGCTTTTGACAAGCCTGAAGGTAGGTCATCCCCTTGTAAATAAACACATCAAGGATGTCATAGTTTCTGGCGCAAGCGCCGAAACAATGGAAGGAAAATGTTTTTCTGTTATATATAAAAGAGGCGTGGTCTTCCTGATGGAAGGGGCAGCAGCACCTCAAATTCTGTTCGTCAAAATCCTGAATCCCTAACTCCTGAACGATAATTTTAGCGTTATCGTCTCCAAGCTTTTCTTTTGCTTCGAGGATTGTATCTCGATCAATTTGCAGCTCCCGTCACCCCTCTCTTCAGGACATCTGTTTGTATTCACAGTCTGCGCATACATCGCAGAGATAATGGCACCGCCAATAGTCTGGGTTGGCATTCCAGTTATCATTTACTGTGATTTTTTCAATTTCTTCTTTCGACCACAACTCAATCTCTCGCATTGTATCTATACGGAACGGTTCTTGAATCATTGTCTGAGATCGGAAACAGTTAAATTCAAGCGCATCTGGATATTTGCCGTACAATTCTTTGATAGATGCAGAGTAAACATATAACTGCCGTAGGTAGCTATCCAGTTCCAAATCCGGTTTTGTAGGAGAAGAACGGTGTGAGCGAGGCTTGAGTAATCTTGATTTATGATCGGTGATGATAAGTTTCCCATTGTCTTCACTGACCAAATCTATAAACCCAGTCCATGGCTTTCCAGCGAAGGAGAAGTTCACATTTTGCTCTACGCCCAGAACCGTCCTTTTGGGGAAAGATAGATTATCAAGGTAACGAAATCCCTGCTCAAAATAGTTGTGGTAGATTTTTTGGTTTGGAGCTTTTGATCTTACATTGGAAGAAAAGTGGGCTACATAGAAGGTTGAAAGCTCATTCTTCTTCAATATACCATCTAAGTACATTTGCATAATCAGGTGTATGTAACTACCAAACTCTGCAAAAAACCCACTCTTCTTTTTCAGCGGCCTACCGTACTCGTCCCGATACAGGTAGCTAAGAAACCATCTGTATGGGCATTCCTCGAATGAAGTAAGGCGAGAATAGCTCCATACCATATCTGATATCGTTAAATCATATCGAATAGAGCATCACCGCCGACTTATTCACTTAGAACGGCAGATTCTCGTCGTCATCGTCCGACTCTTCATCTGCCAGTGGAGAGGCCGGCTTGCTCTTCTGCTGCTTTTTCTTGGCAGGCTTTCCAGCGGACTTGCCGCTGTCCTTGGAGCCATCGGCCATCTCGAAGTCGAACATGGCAAAATTGGTATACTCGCGGCCAGCCTCCTTGTCATAGCGGTTTGACACATCACAGGAACCGATCTTGATGCGGCAGCGGCCACCACCCTCCAGCGCATCGGAGATCAGATTGATGTTTTTGTTTGCGTCGCCAACCATGGAGACAAAGCCGTTGAAATCGGTGACATACTCATCCGATTCCTTATCCTTGCGGCTGGTGGAGATACGGATTTTGGAGAACTTGCTGCCAGTCTCCGTAATCTCCCACACGGTCGCATAAGCACCTGTATGAAACCCCATTACTTACTACCTCCATCCTTAATTGGGCATTGCTGTTGCAGCTCTTCGTAGAGACGCGCCGCAACCTGCGGGTCAGTCAGATAATTCATGTAGTCGGCAGTCGGCTTATTGCCATTGCGCACATGTTTCTTTACCAGCTCCGTAAGCGTCTTGCGGGCGGCTTCAGAGTTATCATTTGCGTCCAAATAGCTATGGATGTGGGCATCGATTTTGGTGACAATCTGCTTTGTCACTGCCATATTTGCCTCGACCTCTGCCTCTTCCTTTTGGCTGCGGTAATAGTCCGGGTCGTCCTCAGGGGTAGCGATCTGGAAATACTGAGTCAGGAATTGACGCTGAGCATAGGTAAAGCCGCCGCCCTGCGCCTGGGACGGATCTGCCTGTTCTCCGCAACAAGTCCATGGAACCCGTCTCGACTCCCCGCTGTCCACATCGATCCAGGTAAAAATGATATCCTGGGAAACAACAAACTCATGAACGACCTCTTGGATTACATCGCCGTTCTTCGTTGCCTTTTGCTTTTCGTAGTGGTCAATCACAATCTTCTGCGATCCATGGACGCACTCTTCCTCAAGCAGCAGGCCATACTTATCCATGCCGGCTTTCAGTTTAGCAAGAATTTCTACGATAGACGCATAGGTGTAACCGTAGCCCTTCTTGCTCTTCTTCACTACATCTACATACTTGCGAAGCTCAAAGAGCTTTCGGTTCAAGTTCATTGTTGCATTGTTTTCAGACACTTCGTTCCTCCATCAAATAGGTTGCTTCCATATCTGCAAGGTGGAGCAGAACGGCAAATGGGCAAGAATCGTAAGCCTTGCTGCAACCAAAATCACCGCCTTTTACAGCACTGTCAAACCCGGACATATGCCAACGGATTGCATAAATCTCTTCGTCCGTCAACTTCATGTGACGAAGAAGAATAATGACAGACTTTTCACCATGTCCAACAGGGAATTGGTCTTCTGCCTTATAAAACGGCTCTTTATGCCATTGACCGGTTGCCTCATCCTTGACATTTTTGGTGCCTACTGCATAATAGTTTGCCTTGCACAAATCATGAAACAGGGCTGAAATTGCAATGGTTTCTTCTGATACCACAATCTCTGGAAATTGCTTAACTAAATCCTTTAAGGCATCGTAAACATTCAGAGAATGCTCCAGAAGACCGCCCTCATGATTGCCGTGGAATCTGGTGCTGGCTGGGGCATAGTAAAAGTCTGTGGTTTCGATCCAGGCCAGCAAATTTTCAATGCCATCTCGTGAAATATTCTCCCTACAGATAGAGAGATACCGCTGTTTTAGATCCTCATTTACCAGGGTTTATCACTCCCATAAATCTTCGATATTCTTTTGTCTGTAACAGTTGTCGCAATACACTTCGCCAGATTTTATCACCACATAGCCATCCAATATGGGGTTCCCGCAGTAGTCACATTGTTTATACGGAACATAGTTCCCACCGCACACGGGACATCCAGTGAAATGCTCATAGGGCGGAGTGTCAAGGCCGTGTGTCTCAACATAATCATTTGGATTTTGAAACACACAGCCACACTCTACGCATACGAAATTACTCGTCTTCCTTTACCCGATAACCAACGCAGACACCCATGCTATCGTCACCGGCGAGCTGCTTGATCATCTTGTCAAGCCCAATAACATTGTGAGCGGGAGAGGGGAGAGCGGCAGCAGGCTCTTGCTGATCAACCTCCTTGGCCTTCTTCTGCTTCTTCGGCTTCTGCTGAGGGCGGAATGCGTTCTTGAACTGCGCCTTGAAGTTCGCGCGGGAGCCATAAGCCTTTCTCATGCAGGCCATGGCGTAGCCAAATTCCTCGGAGAACACATCGTTGTCGCAGCGCACGACTGTCTTATCGCCGTCCTCCCAGTACACAATGGTGGCAGGAGGATTGAAGATAACCTGAGTCGGCATCGGAATCAGGGTACAGGGAACCGTCTTCACCACCTCTACAGGGGCAATGTGCAGCTCTCCAAAGTTAAAATCCTCGGCCAGATTTCGGATCAGATCCATTTTAGTCATAACTTTTACTCCTTTTTAGATTGATTAACTAATTCCTTTGGATGGACTTAAAATTCTGGCTATGTGTCAGAATTGCTTAACTAATTCCTATTACAGTATAACAGGTTTTCCTAAAATGTCAAGAGGTTTTTCTGGGTTTGGGGATTTTTCTATCACGCAAATCCCAGTTGTTTGAGCTGTAATTGTGGGGCAAATTCTTCCGCCGTCCTGGACTCTGCCTCGTCTGGTTTTACTGTTTGGATAGGACAGATCCACAGCCCCCCCCCACAACACATTCAATAAAACCTTTTTTCGTTGCCTGCTTGATTCTTACAATGTTCTCCAACTTGTTCTCTCACCTCATATACTGCGCAAGGGGGATTCCCATGTATTTGTGCGCGGAGCGTTGGGCAAACCAATATAACTTTATTTATCTTTGCTTTTCGCCCCTGCGGATCAATTACCCCGATAAACCGCCAAGAACAAGTATCGGGGTGGATTGCTTCACTTGTCACTTTGTTCATCCTTTTATCTGATATCTTGGCATAAAGTAATCAGAAGTTGTTACAGCGGCGGCAACACCAGATGTATCATAAATTCTATTCGATAATGACGGCTGCTTGCCATTTACCTTTGAATTGATACATAATGTTTCGCATCTCACTTCTGTACTACTTTGTACCATCCTGTTTTTGCCCCCCCCACCAGCGTCAGCCTTGAGGGTACGAGAAATTCCGTCACCATTGTAAACTCTGTTGGCATCACCGTTATAGTCGTTGATATAGCCAATCTGCTGGAGATCAGGTTCCTCCCCGATGGGCGAGGGAGGCTCAGCGCTTTTGTGCGTGTCCAGTTTCGTAAGAGCTTTTTCAAATGCGCCGATACCTGAGAAGAAAGAACCGACAACCATATCATCGAAAAGATACGGCATCGCATCGTACAGGTTTTCCATAATGTGGAGCAGCACATCTACCACGATGCTGTTGCCGGCCTGTTTGTAGAGCTGGGAAGAAGAACGGTCTTTCCCGTTATAAAGATTTTCGTTCATTCTGGATTTGGCACTTTCAAAATCATGGTCTTCAAATCCCATAAGCCGCCAACACTCCTTTGGGGTCAGCTTTCGCACACGAAACCCAGGGCGGATTGCGATTGGTGTTTGCCCGCCGCCCATTCCAGCGGCGCTGTTTACGCATGGACAAATACCATCGGAACGCGGGGTTTGGTGCCTTTGTAACCCGCCAAGCATTGTAATATTATCGTATGTCTCAATTAGTTTCGTCCCATTACCTGGAGCGTCATTTTTGAAATTTGGCATAACAGTCCCTATACAAGTCTGATCTGACTTGATCCTCCTATTGTAATCATCGTAAATTATAATGTGTGGCTCCAAATTACCCCCCCCATACAGGTTAAGGCGGGAGATATACCGCTGGGGTCGTATACACGGCCACGCTGCGGATTATCTATCTTTGAGCCTTTTGTCCAATTGCCAACTTGCAGTATTTTATCAATCAACTTCTATAACCCCCGTCATTGGCTGATTTCCAAACCCCTTATAATCACGCGCAAGCAAAGTCATGGCGACATCGTTATATCCTTCAAACGATGTTCCTTTTTGACCCAGCTTCGCACCAATCTGCTGGCAGCAGATCCCATGTGTGTCTGTCTGTTGAACTTCGTCCGCTTGTTCGGACGGTTCTGCTGATTTCACGCAGCGGGGGGGGGCAATCATGCCGGCAACTTTTTCATCGCTGAGATAATACTTCCCGTCAACATTCTGCTCCAGCATATCACTGAGAGAGTGTTTTAGAGGGATAGGGGAGGGGAAGTTGAATTTCCCATTGTCAAGGTCTTTACGAATGATTACGCAGTAGACGCGCTCGCGGTTTTGAGGAATACCATAGTTCTTTGCATTCAAAACTTGCCAATAAACATTGTAGCCGTAGTCCTCCAGCTCCTTTACAAAGAGGTCAAAGGTCGCCTTAAAACGAGCGCCTACGATATTTTTGACATTCTCATAAATGGCAAATCGAGGTTTCTTTTCCCTCAAAAATCTGAGCCACTCTACCAAGAGAGAGGATCTCGTCTTTTCAATCTCTGTTGATCCACACTTGGGGCATTTGTCCCGCATAGTGTAGTGGGCTTCTAAGGGATTGTATGTATGGCTGCAGCTTTTACATGTCCATGCAGCCCCCCCTGCTTGCCCGCGATTGAGAAGTCTTGGCAAGGGCTTCCACCAAACATCGTATTGAAATCAGGGACAGATTTCTCATCTGCCTTTGTGATATCACCGATATTCAGCGACGGATCGATGCCATGGACTGCGCAATAGCTCTCTGCGGCGTACTTATCGAACTCGCAGAATAAGGCAGTTTTGTAGTTCGTAATGATTCCTCCTTAAATTAGATTAACTAATTTCTTTTGAAAATCTTTCTTCAAGCTCAAAGATGCCTTTGGCCTGACCTTTGTAATACCCTTTGAATGGGCGTTCGATTTTGCTTTGCAGATCGCATAACCTGCGCCAATACTGCGGCAAATACCGATAGATATTTCTCAATTCTTTTAGGTTTTTGTTACAGCAGCACCAACACGAAATACGATCCAGGATATCATAGAGATCCATGTACTCTACGCCGGCGTTTGACACTTTTTCAACCCAGTAAAATCCATGGTCATGACAATATTTTAGGCAGTCTGATTCTCTCATGCCCCACTGTACCAACGGCATAACTTTACCATCCTGACTCGCCTTTTCAAATCTGCCTTGCTCATCCGCTGCAATACCTACATAATCGATTACCAAATCATTCAGGCTTCTTTTGAATTCTCTGATAGACTGTATCTTTTCGGAAGTTCCCCAGCGGCATAAGCCTCCACACCAACCATATCCAAAATGAACGCCCTTTTGCTTACTAAACACTTTTTTCTCAAGCATAGAGTATAAAAATGGACGCTTCGGGCTTAACTCGACATAAGAAATCCCTCTTTCCTGCAAAATTAGCTTGACCTTATCTCTAATGTTGTAGATGCAGTCAAACTCCATTCCAGTGTTATAAAATATAACATAATCTAACGGCCAATTCTCTTCTATGAGACGGAGCAGCATGGCAAGAGAATCCTTGCCAAAGCTGACACTTGCAATGTGCTTCATACCGACCACAAACCAAACTGGATGCGGTCAACTGTTTAATCCTCCCATATTACTTGCCATAAGGCTTTCACGCAGTAACAAACAATTTTACCTCAGACTTATCAATCTTCTGAGAACCTGGTTTACCAGGATTGGTATTAGCTCCTTTCTTTTTTGCTCTTCATGTAAATGCCAAGAATGTTAAAATGATTTGCGCGATATGGATCGACTGGTCGCATATCAGATTTATCCTCCCTTCATTTGCTTTCATATTATCTACCAGCGCATGGACGATAAAATTCACCAAGAAAGCAAAAATAAATCCGATAGGACATTGAAATTCCATACTGATGGCGATTGGTAGCATAATCATGAATGTCCAACTAAATCCGTGCATGATTAGGGCTGCGATATAATCGTACCGATACATTTTTTCTGGAGCGGTTTTATGCCACCACTCTTTTTGTTTCATCGATGCGAGAATCCCTTGTAAATAGTAATCGTCTACGATATGGAGAAAAATCATAAGCAGAAGTAAAAAGCAGTTATTCACATCAACACCTACTTCACATACACATCACGATATACGACACCGAGGCGGTACGCTTCTGAATGACTCCCAACACATACATCAATTCTGTTTCCCTTAATTGCGCCGCCCGTATCATGCGCCTTAAACTCTCCATACCCGTCTATGTAGACTGTACTGCCGAGAGGAATGACAGACGGATCAACGGCTATTGATACCCATGGGGTAAGGGGAGCGCCGGATGCGGTTCCAGAATATCCTCCATTACAGGTCGAGCACGGGCAATAATGGGAGATACGGAATGCGCCGATATATTTCCACTTGTTATTTTCATCTTGAACGGCCTGGTCATACTGTTGGTAGAGATTTGTGAGAATGCGCTGCTGTTCCCACCATTTCTCCTGGGCAAAAAGAATTGCCGGGTTGTCTTCACTTTCTCCGAAGCTCCTTACATACTCTGCAATCTGATGCGCCATGTTCTGTTTTTCAATAGCGCTGTCAATCTGCTGTTGGATCTCTTCAGAAGTTGCGGCCTGTGCTGGAAAAACCAGCAGGGCGGCTATTACACAAGATGATAAAAGTTTTCTGACTAACTTGATAAAAACACTCCTTTCAATCGTGTAAAAACATTCCCTCTCTATAACGGTCTCCCATTCTTTCGATATACTCCCAACAGGGGAACGGCTCTGTTTGAAAACACTTCTCACAACAACTCTCGCACACAAAGCCGTACTCCTTGTTGTATGGACATGGGTTTACCTTTAGGACTTCTTTGCCGCATATGGAGCACTTCATTTCGTTTCCTCCGCAGGTGCCATCTTTGCCTTGATGTCCGCCTCGTGAAGAGCCATGACATCCGCGTACATTTTGTCGCCAATCAGTCTCTTAAACTTTGCGGCAGCTTTTTCGGCGTGGGGAACACGCTCCAATTCAAAGGGGCGCATATGCCACTGAATCACCCCAGCGACATAGAGGACATCGAGAGCTGGCTGGGTGTAAAAGAGGCTATCATATGCGGAGACATGATGGTGCTCATAGTAATGAGCGATGTCAGTATCTTCACCCTTGCTGTTTTTGAATGCCTTAGTAAAAGCCTTGCCGATATCATGCAGCATTGCCGCCTCATACAGCTCAGGGGAACCATTGTGGATATTCGCATATGTAGCGATGCAATGAGCGCCAACCGTTAGATCATGATGGGGATTATCCTGATCCAGCCAGGCCAAGCCATTTTCGCCCCAGAAAAGCTCTTTCACATCCAGCGTCTTAAAACCATCCGGGTAAATCACATGAATCTTGTCCCATCCCTCATAATACTGGGGAATCCAAATGGACTTATACATCCGCTCCAGGACTTCATAGGGGACAACGCGATCCCGATGCTTGCTGCGCTCCACGCAATCGGCAAAAGGAGTTGCCATGAATTCGCACACTTTTTCGCACGGGACTTTGCTCAGCCGCTGAATGGTGTCCATACGGCGCTTATAGTTGATATTCGTTGCGTCGTAAATGACATTTCTGCCGTTGCTCAAATCCTCGATCACACGGCGGTGAAGCACATCAAACACCTTACCATTATTGTTCTGATCCTGGACATCCCCAAGGATCTCTTCGCGGATTGCGTCGCTGGAATGAACCACAGCATTAAACTCTTCTTTCAGCTTTTCCGCATAGCAGGACTTCCCGCTGTAAGGAAGCCCGACCATCATCATAAACATCGGTTTCATATTGTCCCTCCATATACTCAAGCAGCACAGCCGATCTCGCTTTTGAAATTGTACTTAAACAGATCAATCAGCGTCTGGTTTAATACATAGTCAACGGCTCGATTAACGGTTGGCGTATGCTCTTCCATATATTTTGCCTTTGTCTCTTTCATCTTTGATGTGTAGACTTCCGCCATATTAACAGCGTCATCTTTACTCAGGCACCCAAATTTAATTTGTTTGAGATAATCTGCTTTCTTGGAGAGCAGGCAATCTTCATATGCCTCACCTGCAAGCCATCTTGTCATGAATTCGTCAAGCCTTAAAATATGGTGCAATTGCTTTGGGTCGTACCCGAACCGTTCAATCTTATCTATTGTGGCCGGATACGGGTGGCAGAGCGCCTTTTGCTTCTCCATTGCGGTGCCTACCATACAATTCAGAGATGCAAAGTCGTTGTATCTTCCGATCAGTTCGCGGGAGTCCAAGACCGGCTGAAAAAGAGACGCATACTTCGGATTAAGAATTCTGTACTTCGTGAAAAGGATCTCAACAAAGTTGATGTTCTGTTTTCTGAAGCAATCAAACATCAGTCGGATGTCTTTCACATCCACATGCTCATCATTTTCCATGATGTGCGTGTAACTATACGGCTTTCGGTTCAATACAAAATCCTCGAAAGAGGGGAGGACGATGAGCTTTGAATCTACATCGCTCCCCTCGTAGTCGAGCTTATAATTTTGCGACCCTTGCAAGAAAATGCCGACCCATTCCGGGTGCTTTTCCTTTACAGCGTCTAAATGTTCTGAAAGCCGGCGCATGATTTTTTCATCATGGCTTCGCTCTTCTATCTCAAACACTCCTTTGGGACTTGCTTCAGATATCTCCCTACATACTTCTTTCCAGACTTATCTTTTAGAATGATCTGGTTACTGACCTCCCAGGTGCCGGCATCAATCAACCTGAGAGCTTCCTCATAAAGCTGGTTTACCTTTGCCATGACCTCGTTTGCTTTTGGATCTGTACTAATATCGGGGTGATACACCCTTGCGATTTCCCGATATTCCGCAATCACATCTTGTTTGCAGTCAGAAGAAAAAATGTCTCCGCATTTTTTAGCCGATAAAATTTGCTGCGAAGTCACCATCTGAACCAATCACCCCATTTGATGTAAGTATTTTTCCAGGCCGTCCACAGCGTTGTTCATCACGCTAATTCGCCCTTTCATGGACGCAATCGTATTCTCAATCTCGGACTTGTCTCTCGCAATGTAGTAGCCGTTCCCATTGGAACAGATCGGATCGCCCTTGCACCGTGCGGAGTTCACCATATTTCTCACCCTTACGCCAGACACACCGAACGCAGACGCAATTGTGGAACCGCGAACAGGCTGCTTTCTGCCGTTGGAATTTCTTTTGATGTATTCGGTAACTGCTTCCATAGCACATTCCTCCTGGTAAAATCAAAGGAGAGGTGGGGGTTCCACCTCTCCTAAAACGATCACAGTCCTCTCAGAGCCTCTTCAACGGGCGTATAGCGCTCGGTGTTCAAGGTCTCAAGCAAGCACTCGTAAGGATCGGTCTGTCCGCTCATAACCATCTTCACGATGTTCGTGCTGAACCCGCTGACCAGGGCAACGCCAAGGTCGTTTTCCTTGACAGGAATTGTGCCGGTTCTGCTGTTCACATTCCAGAATACAAGGCGAGGGAGCTGATATCCGGCATCCGCATAACGCTGGGCAAGAACCGTGAACAGCCGGTCATCAACACATCTGTACCCTCTCCGACGGGTGTTGGTCACGGCACATCCGTCAAACTCCATATCGGAAATGATGAGGATGTTGTGAGGGATGTCGCTCTGAGACATGTTGTTCTTGATAGCGGTGTCCAAAATCAGATCAAACACGGCCTCGATATTGGTGTTCGCCATCTCGTTATGGCTCAGCGCAATCCTGATCTTATCCCGCAGAGTCTTGCCGTGGCTGAAATCAACCAGCCGAGGATTCTCGGAGAAGGTGATATAGTTGTCCTTGAACTGGCCGGAAGAGCGCTCAGCGAAATAGATCGCCAGTGCGTTTGCCACATCCAGAGCGGTCACATTACCGCCTCCGACTCTGCTGGTCATACTGCCGCTTCCGTCTGCGACAACGATGGTATTACCGCATCCGTTCACGGTATCGGGAAGGGACTTCCAAAGAGCCTCCAGCGTCTGATCCAGAGCCTTAACGGTCGTACCCCATCCACCATTGGTGTACCGATGTACGATGTCGTGGGGGAAGAGGGTGGAGGCGTTGATCTTAGTCTCGCCCTTTTCCAGCTTGGAAAGGAAGTCGCGGCGGCGCTCTTCGTCATGACGCAGGAACGCGCTGTTGTAAATCAGATTGGCGCGGGACGGTACGGCCTCATACTTGATCTCGTCCCACTCCTTTGCGGACATCTTCTTCTCCACGATATCCAGCTTCGTGCGCAGAGCGGAAAGCGCACGGCGGTAGTCCCACTCCTGAATGCCGATGTAACCGCAAATCAGCTTTGCATAGCGGCGCTTATCAGCAGAGGAAGAGTGCAGAGAGGGGAGCCACTTTGCCAGCAGGGAAACGCTGTTGCCGCTGTTCATGTTGGCAATGTCCTCCTTGAGCTGGGCGCACACCACATCCAGTACATCGCCCTGCAAATCGGTATCAAACAGGCACCAAAGATCGTCCCAGCGGCCATACTCAGGCACCAGGCGAATCACCGGCTTGACATACTCAGGAGAGTTCTTTGCCATATACTCCAGCACAACGCGGAACAGACGGCGCTCTCCCAGGCCACCGCGAATATCGCGGGCGAAGAACAGCCACTTCATCGCCGTGACCTGATCCTCGAAGAAAGCCCTTGTGAACCTGGCTGCGATGTCTGCCGGGGTTGCTCTGCGGAGAGAAGACACGGCAAAGTTCAGATCGAGCAGCTCCTTACCGGAGGTACGGTAGCCAACAGCGCCGTTTTCCGTAACAGAGACATTGTACTCGTCGTTCAGCGTGTTCTTCATTGCGGACATGAAATTGTTGCTCATTTTAGATTCCTCCTTAGATTGATTAACTAAATCCTAACAGAAAACTTCAAGGCACTTATGTCCATTGTGTTGCTGCTTGTGCCTTAAAGGAGGCAAGAGGCGGAAAGGATTTGAACCTTATCGTTTCAGATTATGAGTCTAAAAACTTTAACCAGTGTTTTGCTGTGCGCCTCTTATCATGGGAGCTTTTTTCGGAAACTTCCCAGAACCGAACCATTGCTGCCAACTTTTTAGGGACTGTTTTGTCCGTTGCTCTACCATCTGAGCTACTCCCGCATGTTCTATTATATCTAACAATCCAGACCCGATAAAATTAACCGCACTGAACATTATTTTTTTGTGACGGCTTTGGGAGCTTCGGAGTCGAACCGAACGCAAAGTTTTTGCAGAACTTCAAAGAAAATTGCTGTAAGTGCTCGCCGCCCTATACACATTGATGCTGTCACCGGACGCTCCCATTTGGTGCTGGTGGCGGGGATCGAACCCGCACGGGGTATCCCCACGGGATTTTAAGTCCCGTTTGTCTGCCTGTTCCATCACACCAGCAGATTGGCGGGGCAGACAGGACTCGAACCTGCACATCCTTTCGGATTACTGGTGATTTAGCAAAACACTTCCTTACCAATTAGGATTACTGCCCCATTCACATTTCTACTTTATACTGAGAATAGTCGATAGAAGATTTTTTGGAATATATACTTTTCTGTGTTGAGAGATTTATAGCAGATTCATTTTTTATCTTTTCATGTGGAATAAGATACATACTTCCGTCTCCACATAAGCAGAACAACAAATCAATGTCTGTTTTATTTACAGTTTTACAAACTTTTCTTGTGGTTCCACTAATAGTTCTTAAACCAACTTTATATGCGTTCTTCGTCCCCTTTGTGTTAGTGCCTTTGACCTGCACTTTTTGTAACCTATCTCCATTATCAACAACAAGATCATAGTCTTGTGTGTCATTTAATGGTATTGAAACGATATATCCATTAGAACCAAAGTACGCAATTGCGGTTGATAATGCAGCATTGCCAATTTCTTTTCTTGTATTTAGTACCACTCAATACCTCGTAAATACAAGGCGCTTTTTATGTTGAATTTCAAGTTCAATTTTGTATTAGATTGCTGTATGCGCCTTAAATTATCTTCACCCACAACACGACACATGATATGTTTTCAAATATTCATACATATAAAATTGCTGTTAGTGTCGTAATTCCCCGCACCCAATCAGGATGCTGCTTCGCTCTCTTCCTCCGCCTCATCAACGGCAAGGAGCTTGGAGAAATTCTTGATTACAACGCAGTTGCGCTTCTGGTTATGAACCAGCGTGTCACGCTGCTCCGTAAGCCGGGAGATATACTCGTCAATCTCGGACTTAGTATCTTCAATCTCCTGGTTTACCAATTCCAGGCCAGAGATTGCCCGCGTTACGATGTCAACGGCACTCTCCGCATCCGCCTGGAGCTGATGAAGCTTTCTCTCTTTCTCAGAGATGATATCAACATAGATTTTCTTCATCAGCATCACTTCAACCCTTCCATACTCACGATTGCGTTAGAACCAGAAACCGTGGGCAGCTCACCGTTCCACTTCTCATACATAATCTTATCAATCAGCTCAGGTGTAAGAGAAGCTGCGATCTGAGCATTTGCATCAGCCTCGGCCTCAGCAGCAATTCTGGTTGCTTCAGCCTTTGCCTCCGCCTCGATGATTGCCTTTTCCGCCGCAATCTGGGCAACCTCTTTATCTTTCTCGGCCTGCACCTTGGCAGTCTGCGCTTCAATATTTGCAAGCTCAAGTTCCTGCTGAGCATTTACCTTCTTCTGGATCGCCGCTGCGGTCTCTGCATCCACAGAAATATCCGTGAAGTTTACGGTGTCAATGATGATGCCGTATTTATCAAACTTATCACGCAGGTATACATCAAGCTCCGCATTGATTTCGGTTCGTTTGTCGCCAAAAATATCCGTTACAGGATAATTTGCAGATACCTCATTTCCTCGCCGGACTTACCCTTAAACAGGGTAAAGGTTTCCGCTACACGGTCTTCGTCAAAGCGATAGGAAAACTCCAGATTAACACGAACCGTCTTCCCGTCAGAGGTCGGGATGTTGAAGCTCTCATCATCAGGGGAATCTCCCTTGCTCTCAGCAGTAAGATAGGACTGCTCAATACCGATTGAGTATGTCGTTACCTTCTTAGTAGGGGAGACAAGGTGCCATCCCTGTTGGAGAACCTCGCCGTCCACGCCGCCGTTCATGTTATACACGACACCGACATAGCCGGCTGGGATTCGCTCGGTACACATAAGACCCAGGATTACACCGCCGAAAAGAATCACGGCAAGCACAATTGCGCCGATAAAACCCTTTTTAACCATTCTGTTCCGTACCATCCTTTTCTTCTTCAGTTTTTTCTTTGTAGTCATCTTTTGACATGGAAGTTTTTGCGTCCTTTATCAATCGGTAAACGAACTTCCCGATAGGGATAAAGCAAAAGGAAAGTAAAAGCCATAACACTGCAACGCCGAGAAACAGGAGCAATATAAAAACTGGCATGTTATTCCTCCGTGTCTACCTTTTCGGCAGACTTCTTCTCTTTTTCATAATCGCAGTCGTGCGGCTTCAGAATGGCGATGTAGTCGTCTCCATTTGTGTAAGAAGACAGAGGACGAACCTGCCCATTCGGTTGATTTCTCCGACATCCGCACTTATAAAAGTTCAGATATTTGCAACCATTACAGGTGAGTTTTCGGTCTACCCAATAATAGCCGCTGTCACTTCTGGCCTTGCCCATATGTCATACACTCCTTATTGTTAAACTGCGATTTATCAGCCTTGGAATCAGGCCGATCACCCGTCCGCCACTATCGTCAGGAGGATCGTCCAGAGGTCTTCCGCACATTGGACAAAACCGAAAGTGAATTTCTTTCCCAGATGTGTCCACAAAAGTGTTTGTACCTGAGATAATGTGTGCGGAGTAGTCGCCGGTGCCGTCTGTTTTATCCACAGCCCAAAACGGCCTCTCCTTACGACAGTAGGTACATACAATCAAATTACACCACTCCAATCATCTATTTTGGAACCAGCTCTAATTATCCGTTCAGGTATCGATCCTGCCCTCCCATAAAAGGTGTTCCACCTGGAACTGTTCGGATATAAAATTGATTAACTAATTCCTTATATATGACTTAAAGGGTCGCCCCTCCAAGTCAATGTGAAATCATCCTTTTGTATCTGGGAAGAAGTATTCTCTGAACTTATGATAATCACGAAGCTTCTTATTTGCAACGGATACGGACGGATATGTTTGATGGAAGACCCTTTCAATCGTCTCAATATCACCGCTCTGAATCTCTCCGTTTTCCAGCTCGTATGTGTATGCCCGGTTAAAGATTCCAGACCAGTAAACCTTGTCATAGGCAAAGAGGTTGATTTCTTCTCCGCCGCTCTTTCCAAAGTTGCGAATCAAAATACGTAGCGTTTTTGTATCAACTCGATCCGCACGGCATGTGCGCAAAAGAAAATCGGAATACACATACTTGAGTGTGATTACGCCTCTGCCCTGGGATTCATAACTGGTGGAGTCTCGATACTCCTTGATATAGTCCATGATGGTTTTGTTCGGGAAATATCTGCGGCCTTGAAACTCAATACAGTCGTCCAGGACTTCTGCCTTTTTCATCGCAACAGCTTCCTCAGCGGAAAAGCCACACCAGGCCAAATAGATTGCCGTGATTTGTGTGCTGAATATTCTGTCGTCAATCCGCTCAGCAACCCATAGGGTGTCGCTGATTGATTGCTGGAGGGAAGAGAAGTCCTTGAAGTACCTTGTGTCGTAGACATGGTTCGATGGAATCATATCATAGGTCACATTTTTTAGGTTATCCAAATACGGCTGGTCAATCAAACCCCTTTCGTTCAACCACTTGATATACCGGTTGACTCTGCTTTTGTATGTGGCAAAAGCATTTAGGTTTGAGACGTTCATCTTGCCGATCAGTATTGCGTACTCTTCTGTTGTGTAGCCATCCTCCAATGACTTTCCGATAGATCTCTCTGCTTTTTCAAGTCTCTTCCAGAAAGCATCGTACACCGATACAGACTGCTCCGAGAAATTCTCATTACCAGACTGGATGTACTGGCTACGGTAACTACTGTTATCCACGTGCCATCCTCCTATTTCTGATTGCCACTATGGAGTAGATTAGTTTACTCCTTATGAATGTTAATATAGCAGATGATCCGCCGTTTGTCAATAGGAAATAGCAAAATTATTTTTTCTTTTTCCAGGAAGCGAAAACACTGCTATAATATTGTGCGTACTCTTGACTTAGGCCAGAGCACCCGTTGGCAAAGAATGCGCTTAGCACCTCTTCCACCTCGTCCCGATCTGCCAAAACCGGAATACGAGCATTCAATTTCTTCCCGCACACTACATCGCCAGATGCGTGTGCTGTCAAACGAACCTGGCTGCGCTGGATATTGAACATTATGTTCAATTGCTCATTTTGGATCACTTCTTCATATGGGAAATCCTTGACTTTATGTAACTCCTGCTGTGTCATCATGCCATACGCTGCATTCATCATCTCCAGCCTCATTTCTCCCCATGGGCGGCAGGGAAGCAGCACACGGCTGGAGGATACACTTGTTAAATCGAAATCACCACTGGTCATCCGCTTGGATTCTACGCCGTTTCGTACTACCATTACTACTTTTCCTCCAAAACTTTTTGATTGACTTACGGGAAAATATGAGCTATAATAATTCAACAAGCGATAATAAAGTGTCGCTGTGCCTTTCACTATATCAGAAAATATTAGCCATGTCAACAGCGAAACGATAAAATATTATCTTTTGGAGGGACGCAGAATGGAGTCCGTGCTTTATACCAGGATAAAAGAGCTTTGTGAAAACAGAGGCATTTCGATGACAAAACTCTCAGAGGATCTTGGCATCGCCGCCTCTCTGATCCGTAAATGGAAAACAACAACATCACCTTCCGTCGATAAAGTCAAAATGATTGCTGAATATTTTGGTGTATCTGCTGACTACCTGATCGGCCTGTCCGACATCCAAGACTCCGCAGAAAAGCTGGTCGGAGACGAAGACTTTGTATCTCTGCAAAGAGCCAAGTCCAGGATGTCTCCGCAGGACAAGGAACGTATGATGGGTATGCTGCGCCTTGGATTCCACGAGGCTTTCAAGGACGAAGAGCAATAAGTCCTGTTTATCGGACACATGATTTGATATAGTTGCAATGAGTACCTGGATGGAGGTGTATCAATGATCCGATATCCGTTTATCTATAATCAGGTGTTGCAGATATACAGAGACATGGAACAGATTAGATTCCCGATTGAGCCAGACAACATCATTTCAAGATTTTCAAACTGCCGTATTAGAACCTATCAGCAATTTGCTCAAACAAACGGCTGTTCTATTCGGGACGTTATCTTGCTATGTGAAAGCAAATCGGGATGTACCCACTATGATGTGGCGAACAATCGATATCTGATTTTATGGAACTCAGACAACGCCGACAACAATGTTTCTGGAAGAAAGAGATGGACGAAAGCCCACGAGCTTGGGCATGTGGTTCTGAAACATCTTCCATTGGTCGCAGAACCTATGCTTGCTGAGCACGGATTTTGCCCGATGGAGACATCCGATTTTGAGATTGAAGCCGATCAGTTTGCGGCCACCCTGCTTTGCCCAATGCCGCTGTTTGCTATGCTTGAAATCAAATCCCCACTGGATATCCAAAGAGTGTTTGGCGTTTCCAACGAGGCATCCAACCACAGATGGGATGAATACATCAAGTGGTTGCGGTATCGGAGAAAAACCGCATGGGAGAATGACATGAAACGGGTCGCTATGCAAAAAGGCATCATATTGCCTTAACGAATCTCGCTCCGCAATACCGCTTCAATATCTCAGCCGGCGTTAGGCCGTTCTGCATGGTTCCATAACAGATTGGCTTTCGGTTGCAGTATATGTAATACTTGCCGTCCAGAATTTGAACGCCCCACAAATCCTTTGTCCTGGTTTCTGTGCCGTTCATCTTCTTCATCATCACGAACTCATCCACACTAATTTCTCCTGCACATCCATATGTTTTATCATGTCCCTGACAGCTCCCCAATTAAGGGGAGCTTGTTCTTTTCTCCAGCTCGTTTAACTCCTGGTTAGCCTCACCAATAGTGTCAGCAGAGAAAACGAACCGCCCGCAATCATCCAGCACTTCAATGTGTCCGCCGCGATTCACAAGGTTGTAAAGCATTTCAAACACCTCCTATTACATCTACCGTTTATCAACGGTGTAAATTAACCATCACGCTATATTTTGTTCGCCCCATTTGAGATACATTTTTCCATTCTCATCCATTTCGCGGAACATAAGTACAGACAGGAGATCGTAGTCCACGCCGAACCGCTCATAGATTTCATCCAAATCTGTGTCCTGCCCACGCATGAAGAGGTTGAGCTTTTCCTTTGCTAACACCATCTGCATCTGGTTTGACTCAATGCTTCCAAGATAGGTGACAAAATAAATGTTCTTCATCCGGGTGGAGTTGTACCGAATAAACCGCATATAGAACTGGCTCATCCGAGAGTTGTTGTAATGCAGCTCAGGAATGATTACAGTATCCACAAACTCAAAGTTGACGGAAGAGGGGAGACTTTGCTGGGTGCAGAGCAGGATTCCGTTTCCACTTTCTTTCAGCGTCTTCCGAAGCTTCCGCCTGGCCGCAAGAGTCGTGGTCGATCCTGTGACCACGAACAGTGGCCTGTCGGGGAAGCGGTCACGAATGGCATCCGCATATGCGTTGACCACGTTCTTATGACGCACACCGATAGCCACGATCTCGTCCTTTGCGTCATCCAGCATGTCCATTACCTTGGCAATTTTCGTGGGCAATCCGCCATGGTATTCCTCCACCGTGTTTGGGGCGGCGCTGATTCTGAGAAGCAAAGTGATTTGCTGGATCAGGCGCATCATAGCGTCTTTGCGGAGGTTCCCAGTGGACGCAAAATATCTGCTGCGCATCCGCTCGAAGGATTCAATCGCAGTTCTGTATACCTCGCGCTCCGCATCGGAGAACCGCACTGCAACCTGGTGTATCTTCTTGATGTCTTTTCCAGACACCTCCTTAAAAGTCCTGGTGATAACAAAACGATCCAGAATCTTTTTCAGTTCATCCGCATTGAAGATATCCTGATTGCGCTGGGCGACACCAAACACCGTGATCTTCTCAGGAAGATGGCTTTCAGAGAATAACTTGAATCCTTTGCTGTACGGAGGGATGGGCATTCCATAATTCTCGTTTGGATATTCGTGAAGCCCTTCCTCAATCCCGTCCTTCTTGCTATATCGGTCATAGCGATACACCGACTGGCACCAGGAGATCATATTCACCGAATTGTTATAGGCCAATTCAAGCTGAGGGAAAAATTCAGCGATATTATTTCTGGTGCTGGTTCCGGTCATCAGAAGTTTGAACCTACAACGACGAAACACATTAAGCACCGCCTTTGCCCGTTTGCTGGATGGGTTTGTCATTTCGTCGCTCTCATCAAAACAGAGGGCGATTTTTCCACCATGGGCTTTTACCCAGGATTTGATTTGCCGTTGATACTTGGACAGCATGTTTAAGGTGATAATGACAAAATCTCCGCGTTGAATGCGTTCCAAATCTTTGATACGATTGACCATCACATAGGGGAGATGGTAGCTTTGCAGCACCACATCCCAGTTGTTCTTAATGGAGATCGCAGAAGAAACTACCCAAGTACAAAATGCGTTCTGCCGCTCCATCCGATACAATCCAGACGCAATCCCAGCGAGGGTTTTGCCGGAGCCTTGCTCCCACTGAAGAAGCATATTTCTTTTTTGCAGGACAAGATTTAGGTCATGCTTTTGGATATCGTTGAGATAAATCTGTTCGTCGTTCTCGCTGTCGTATACAGTGAACTCAGCCAGAAATCGCCCAATATTCTCATCCATCACCATGGAGGACAAGGGCTGCTGTTCAATCTGGTATTCCTTCTTACGGCGGCGGATCATCTTTGCAAAGCATCCAAACTCTGCCGCATCCATTTGGTCATATACGATCTGATAAATGGGGATCGGCTGTTTCATCTGCTCCGACATACTGCGGGACATCTTCTGGCTGTACGCCTTGTAGCCGATAGAATATCCATAGTTCACCATGCGGATCACATCTTGAGGTTTCTTTGCGTTCTGTTTACGCACCGTATTCCGAAGATAGGCAAGCACTTTTGCCTCAGTGATTCTGACGCGGCACCACTCTTTGTAGGACATATCTGCGGGCTGCTTCTGCGTGTAATACTTGTTGATATACTCACAACATTTCACATACTTTTCCTGCAAAGCTGGATGGGATTTGATTGCATACAGGTATTTCTTTACCTGGTACATGAAGTCGCTTGAAGCGCTGTTTTGCTGAGATAACTCCAGTAAAATATGAGAACGATTTTTACGAAACAAAGTTTGTGCGCCATCCAAAAATGAGCCGCGAACCTGCTCCACGCCTGCGCTGTTCAAGGACACGCCATCTGCAAACATTTGAGTGGAGTATGGAGATGCAGTCCATCCGTCCTGGTCGCTGTTGCGCTGCCAGAACTGCACCTTTGTTTCATATCCATTGACTCCAATGGAAGAGAAGGTGTCCTTGTCCAACTTGAACTGACCAAGGAAACTGAAGTTCCGTTCCAGCTCCTTAATCATATTGCCGTCAGAAAAGTCATCCGCCAGGAAAGAGGATGGGACAACAAGCGCCATGATACCCATAGGCTTCATCAGCTCCGCAGCCTTTTGACAGTAATAGAGCTGAGATAAAATCTGGTTCTCATCCACCCACCAATAGAGGTTGAACGGCGGGTTGCCAACCACATAATCAAACTTGATATTGGGCGAATAGCTTCTGATATCCCCATAGGTCAGGTTTGCCTTGGGATAGAGATATCTCGCCACCTTATACGCCTTGATATCCAGCTCGCACCCATACAGGTTGCTTTCCATCGGAGCAAAATTGAAAAAGCTGCCCATTCCACAGGTGAGATCCGCAATGATATCCGTGTCGCCGGGGTTGAGGCAGTCCATGATGAACTTGCACACCTTGGCGGGGGTGAAAAATTGGCCGTTCTCAATCTCTTTCTTTGCGCTGGAGTATTCATAGTAGCTGTCAAAGTCAGAATACTTCAGGCCATGCAGCCCACCGTCGCCGGTATAGGCATTGTAGATATCCTCGCGTGTAATTCCAGAGGATTCCGCAAGATCATTGTCGATCAGATATAAAATCTTGTCGTTTAATTCCTGCCGGCTTGCTTGAGGAATCGACTGGTTCATAATCTGGTACTTCATATGCTCAACTCCTGGATTTTGTTATATGGATGGAGGCTTTTACGGAGACCTCCAAGAACCGCCCTGTTATATCTACCAGGGAATAAGATCAAAAATTAACAGAGTTGATTAACTAATTCCTGCAAAGATTCATAAAGTCCTCTTTAGACTTTGCCTTAATCTCCTGCATAACATCGTGATCCGCAAGCTCGTGCGTCCACACCGGCCTGCCCATAATCTTTTCAATGTACTTATGGAGGTCGGCAAAATCACACATAAGCACACCAGTATACGCAGATACGATTACCTTTTCTTGCTTTGTCATATCAATACACCTCCGTTCCAAGAAATTCTTCCGCAAACTGCCGAGCATAAGCCTCGCTGGTAAACCGAATATCCACACGGCCATTCTTAAAGCACTTGATACTCTTCAGTTTTTCCATATCAAACTGACGCTCTGTTTCCGTGGTAGTCCAAGACCATCCAAGAAGACAGTTAAAAGCATACGGAATATACCCGATTTCTCCATACTCAAAGTAGGCAAGAGCGCGAATGATCTCTTTCATTCCATCTGTCAGTTTGATTTCGTATTCGCCCTTATGCCACTGTTCATGCCAGCTGTCAAAAGAGCATCCGTATCCAGTAAAGGATAGCACGGACTTTTTCTGTTCATACACCTTCTTTCCATAGTATCTGTTCCATGCAGCTTCATGGCATTTCTCTTTCATCTCATTGACCGCCTTATCATGGAAAGAGAAACCTCCCAGCTGGACAAAAATCTGGTCGAGCACCTGGTCATACGAAACATCCATGTTCTCAATCTGCTCCGTGTACTCCTTTGCGTCCTTCTCGTTGGAATAACGCGGCTCATGGGGAACAAGGTTATCAACCACAGAGCTTGAATCCAGTTCAACATGATATGCGCTGGAAAAATGACTCACAATTTTGGAGATGAACGTCTTATGGCTTTTCCGCAAAAGCTCGTGGATGCTATGAAGACTTACACCCTCCCGTCCGTCATAGATGTAGTTGCTGTAAACCTCACGGTCTATGACTCCCAAAATGTCATTCTGTTCTTTGATGAAACGCTCACTGACATCCAAGATCTGTTTAAGTGCATTGCGTCCATGATTATAAGCGGCCTGCTGCACCTCGCAAAACTGCTTGTCGCTGTTGGATATCCTGGTCTCCGCCTTGATATCCACAGCAGAAAACTTATCGAGTAAGTTCATTTGATATCGCCTCCGTTCTGCACATCATTGCTGTCATCTGTTGTAATACCAATATATTTGAGGGTGACTTCTGGCGAGTTATGTTCAAATGTCTGTTGAAGCATAGAGATGTCTGAGTTCGCATTATGATTTTCAGAAATGAGTTTTCGATAGATCGTGTACGAATTCTTTGCAGACACAATTACCTCTGAACAAAAGACACTGATACCATCATACAAAAGCTTCAGAATCATCATCAAAATCATTACAACGAGCATATTAGAACCTCCATCAGATACTGTGTTTTGCCAGCGGCATTACGATAGCGTGGATTCCAGAAGAGATATCCCACAAACTATCCTCACTTCCAACAAGGAAGAACGGATAAGGCTGCTGCTTGTTTTTGTTAAATCCGATGTAACAAATCGGATGCTTTCCAACACATTCAACCGCATCACGAATCAGTTCCGCATCATATACTCCCACAATTTCAGAGCCGTCAGAACGGTTTGCCTTAAACACGACTTCGCAACGAGGATTAAATCCAAAGGTTTTGTTTTCTTTCCCTTCTTTCTTGTGGTTTGCAATCTGTTCTTTTATGTAGGTCAAGTCCGGTATGTCATATCTCACATCGTCCAGATCAACGGCATAATAGTCGCCGTTATTTAACTCTTCCGTGAGTATGCGATATAGTAAATCTGCATCTGGTCTGGCTGAATCATACGGCAATCCATTCAAAGCCTCTGGGATAAACGCCGTAACTGCGCCATCCGTTACCGCATACCCATTGTCGCTGAATCGCTGTCCGCAGATGTCAAATTTATCAAGCCGTGGTATGGTGTTATACTTCTTCTGGCCGCGTGAGATAATCCGCTTTAGAGCAGCCATTTGTTTGTTTGTGCAATGGTAGGGAGGTGCAGGGACAAGCTCATAGGCATGTACATCTTTTTCAGGAAGATCTTTACTGTATTCGATATATCCCCATGCGTTCCCTCCGATTTTAGAGACATACCGTTTTGTATCAAAGTTCACAATGCTGATTACTCCGCCAGTAGGATAGCTCCCTGGCGATACTGGGCGCTGTGTGCTGTAATATCTCATGCTGTTTCCTCGCTTTCTGTTTCATCGGATTCATCTTCTTCGATTTCTGTTATGCCGTTGTCATCAAAAAGCCCGATCAAAACACGCGGTTTATACTTTCTGTTTGCCATATTGGTTTCAATGGATTTAATCTCACCGTCCAAGGCTTTCATGCTGGATAGCAATCCAGTTGACAAAACAAGACTCGCAATTTCAAGATGGTCTTTCGCTTCTCTACGGCGAACACGGATTTCCTGGAGCTGTTTATATAGCTTATACCCATCCGACGCACTTACATTGCAAAATTCAATCTTGTGTAGAACATCCAATGTTTCCTGGTCACACTTCTGTACCTCAGAACCATAGTATTTTGGGAGTGAAGCAAGTTTGTCAAAAGAGGATAGGGTAGAGGAAAGGAATTGTTTCAGCTCTTCAAACTCTTGTTGCGCTGTTTCTTCCGTGAATGTGTAATTGGTATTGAAATTGCTTGTGAGATTATCCGCTGACAAAATTTCAATATCATCAGCAGATGGGAGCGCAAGAGCGCGTGGCGGGCAAGTCAGAAACTTTTTAGCGTTCTCTTCCGTTTTGAATTTTGTCGCAGCACTGAGACGGTTGACCCATTTGTACGGATGTCTAATGTATTGATTATTCTGTTTATTGAATATGACGTATGGCATCTTTATCACCTATCCATATTAGTTGTAGCCCAGCCGATACGTAGGATATCAATAGGGGACATAAGATACCCACGATTTTTTGCATATTTCTTCATCCAGTAAAGTTTCCCATCGGATTTGACAAGACGGCCATCCCCTTTCAGGCCAAACCCGAACATTGATTGATGGAATGTGCCATCCATGGTGAACCTTTTCCCATCCAGACTATCCACCAGTGCGGCAGCTGATTTTTCAATCTCTTTCTCATAAACCATAGTGCCGTACTGGATATCAATTCTCAGGTTTTCCAAATCGGAAAACTCTTTCTCCACAAGCTCCAAAAATCGAGTACAGAGATCCATGCGATGACTTAGATTTTGCCGCTTATTGAATGTCAAAGTCATGTAAGAGTAGTCATTCCCGCGTAATCCAGTACCGGAACAGGTATTAAAGAAATCATTGCACCAAAAGTATAAATCCCAACCATCACTATCGTATGGCACATCATCCGCAGAAAAGTTATATACGGAAAAGGCAGAGGCTATCTTATCAATGACTCTCTCCATGTAACGGCTTCGCATCAATGCGCTGTCCTTACAAATCTCACTCCACTTCGCATTATCGCAAGATTCTGCCCGCATACGGTTTTCCTGCTTTTGCTGCTCCGTGTATTCAAAAGAGAGGCGAATAGAATGACAGTCTTCCTCAGCATATCCATGACGCATCAGCTCTTTATCTGAAACAGTGACACGAGAACGATCATAATTGATAATCATATCGGATACCTCCTTCTATTATACCTGCCGCTCCAGCTTAGAAAATCTTAACCGAAAACAAAAAAAAGACGCTGGATTTTTCCAGCGTCTTTAATCGATGTCCGTTTATTCGTAGATAAAGTTTTCTTCCCCTATGTATTCTCCAGCCTCATAATCCTTATCACAGTATCCAGAATACCAGGTCAATTCTCCGTGCTTTGATTCAAGCTCGACCAGCAAATTCATACAATCTTCTTCGTCACTTCCGCCAACCGTTACGGTAAAGCCATCCTTATATTCTCCGCACATTCTCCAAGGCTCCAGCACACTACTTTCAATGTCGGAAACAGTATTGTTGTAAATCATGCTTTCCACACCTCTTCAATTCCAAAAGTGAAACGAATCACGCTATCCTTAATACCAGACATGAACACACTGTCAGCCATTGCACACATAGAGGTGAACACTTTTAGCTCCTGCCCTCGCAGAGAGGCAAGCCGGCGTATTTCCATTGTGATAATTGCATTAGGGTGAGAGCTGGACACCGGCTCTATATCGACATCCACGACTTCCATGCTGTTTGCTTTCATCCACCGTGCGGCCAAGGATACTTTCTTATGCCGCTGCACCTTCGATAGATCGGCAACCCTTCCGCTGAAAAACTCGTTGTCTGTTAGAATCCTGTCCAGCTCTCCGTCTGAAAAGAAGTCCCGCACGTCCACATCTGCTTCACGGGACTGCTTGATTTTTTCCTGATACTCCGCCTCTGCTTTTTCCTTTGCCTGGGCAATACGAGCGGCCATCCCGCCGCTGTTCATTACATCCGACATATCAATCACCTTGCTGTTTACCATGTTGCCTCCATTATATCAGTTAGTTAGTCTTTTATCAATACACAACCAAATGCCTTTCCCATATCCTGTATGTTGCTTTAACTGCAAACTCATCCAGATCGATAGGCAATGAAAAACCACTTGCAAAATCTTTCATATCCTGAATGTCTTTTGCTAACCTTTCCTCGGCCTCCTTGATAGGAATACTTTCCACCAGGCTTCCATATTCATATGGCCTATAGTTGATATTGCAGTTATCTCCACACCTACATGTATCCATTAAAAATTGTAACGGCGTTTTCATCATTACTTGTATCCTTTCAAACCCTGGGCGATACGGCCTGCATCAGCTTGGCTCGGCTTGTGTTTTCCACACGCCCATAAAGAGCTTCGCCATTACTGAACCTTGCCCTCAGATACAGCTCTTCAAAGCCATATTCCTTTGCCAGCTTTCTCAGAATCCGACATACCTTGTTGACCTCGCTATTATAGCGGCGAATCGCTACGCTGCGATACATGTCGAAATAATAGCGGCAGTCCTCGTTGTCCATTTCCGTCGGGTCATCCGTGGTTTCCACATAGAATTGAACGCCGGAATAATAACCAGATTCCACAGAAATCTTGTGAAAAGTCAGACCGCCATTGACATCGTTTTCAAGTCTGGATTCAATATCGTCCACCAGTTCCTGGCATTCAATGCTGTCAAAGAACAGCTCTTCTTCCAGTTCCTCGCCACACTCTTCACACACATCATTCTCACAATCCTGATACAGCCCACAGGCGGGGCAGCGCTTGATTTGCGTATTAAACTCTTTCACAAAGAGCGGAAAATTTTCCATCGTCATATAATTTGCAGCAGCCATTAGAAATACCTCCTTCTATTATACCTACCGTTTGTCACGGGAAATAATTAACCTAAAGACTTAATTATCCGCAGACCGCCTTTCGGCGGTTTCGTCGTTTACGACTCATCAGTGCGGCTCACCAAACACTTCCCCAATCAGGACGGTTAGACAGCTCGGTAAACTCCCGCTCTTTTCTGTCCGCCTCGTCCTCCTCTCCATCATCAGGAAAGTCAGACACATCCAGATCGTACACATCTACATCGATTCCAGCGTTTGCAATGACAGATTGAACCAGGCCACCGCGAACCTCCACAGCGGCCTTGACATCAAGCTCTTTCTCTCGAATCTGCCACTGTTCATATTCACATTTGCAGTCATCAGAAATTTCAGCCTGGTTTTCGTCACAGCTCCAATGAAAATCATCGGTTTGTTCCGTGCTCTCGTTAATCCCCCAGCTTTCAAGAGCAGTGCGATACTGTTCTTGCATAACATCCTGCGCCTTTTCTTTGGTCAGAAAGATATCCGCATCTGCATCCCACGCAGAGGAAGTATCCTGTTTATATACCAGCATGTAAATCTTCATTTCAAATTCTCCTTTATAAAATCAGCAGCCGCCCGATTTCTCAGGCGGCTTGCCGTTCATCTTCTGTTACCGAACCCCTACCAAACTGGTCATACGGTCAAGCAGCTTGTGGCCGTCCATGATTCTTCCCCAGTTATTTTCCTGGTAGGTCTTGGAGGCACGACGCGGAGCAGAGTGAGATACCATGTCGCTCATAGCGTTTACCACGCCCCATGCCGTGTTCAGGAATTGAGCAATGTCCGGGCGGAGATAGCACACCATGAACTCGTCCTTGGCTTTCTGAACGCTGTTCTTCTTGCGGTCAGAATCGTCCTCGTCAACGGGGAACATCTCATCCAGCAGCTTGTTCAGCTCTTCATCGGTGATTTTGGTATTTGCCAGCTTGTCCGCATACTCCGCCAGCTCACCCATGTACGCATCGGCCATTTCCAAGCACATACGCGCCTCCTGCATCTTGTGATCGATGTCCCCAACATGTTTGGTAGACCAGCTACGCACAGCGGAATTGAGCGCCAGATTCAAAGTGTTATTGCACACCACACGGATAGGGGTCATGCACACGCGGATAGAACCGCTTCCGTCATGCGTGTTAGAGAAACACAGGTACGGCTCCACATCATCGCCCACGATCTTATGAGCAGGCATCCGCGCCAGCAACCAGATTTTTTTGCCATTCTGGAGGCTACCAGCAGTTTCATAGCGAACATCGCCGCCAATCAGCTCGTCGGTAAAGCTGAACGCCTCCGCATTTTGCACGATCTGATAGCGGTCAGACACAACACCAAGGACAGCGCCGTCCGAACTGCGGACATTTGCCTTGAAGTTTTCAATCTTAGCTCCGCCGCACACCTGAATATTGCGCTGCTTGACCTCCCAATCCAGGCCGGCCAGCCGCAATGCGTCGGCACTGGTGGGCGCTTCCTCAACGCAAGTACCAAGGCCGTGCCAGGGCTTCTCACGAACATAAAACATAGTCTCAACATTTGCTGCCATTTTCTTTTTCCTCCTAAGTTTTGGTTGTAGGTTGTAGGTGAAATTTTTCTTCCTATTATATCTACCGCTCGAACACGGCAAAAATAAACCAACTTCTAAAATTTATTTTTCGTCACACAGAATCAAAACCTCGTCTCTGCTCCAGCCGTTTTCCTCACAGACTTTCCAATCGTCATCTGAAAAATCCAGGGTAGAGCCAATGCTGCTATGATAGTCCGTGATAGAGTAGGGGAGACCTTCATCCGTCCACCGCCAGTCAAGCGCTCCATACTTTTGGAGATACCACGCCTTACTTTCTTCGATTTTTTCACGCAAAGTTTTCATTCGATCACATCCTCATCCAGCAAAACTTCTGCAATGTGAATAGAGGTAATAAAGGACAAATCCACCTTTTCACACAGCTTTTCCATAGCCTGCTTTCTGCCGTCTGCATTGACCACAAATCCGCGTGTAGTCCCATTCCCATAGATTACAACAACGGAATATTTGGGAATATAAGTATCCTCTACTTCCTCTAAAAACTCATCTCTCGTCATTCCCTCCACAAAATCCTTTCCGCAAGAGGGGCAAGGACAGAATGTGTGTCCAGGAACAGGCTCTTCAGAGTGAAGCATATCCACAGTAAACCATCCGCCACACCCTGCACAAACGCTGATCTTGTTGCTTTCCCATTCTGCATCGTGGCAGGAATCACACTCGATATATTCTTTATCAGTTCCTTCATTGACGATATTCCAACCATCATCTTCGCTAATGACACGTCCGCAAACCGCACAAATTCTAATCGCTTCCATTTCAAAAGCACCTCCTATTATATCTACCATCCGAATTGTGCAAAAATAAACCGCTTACTAAAAAATAAGCGGCAAAAAATGGGGTAGGGTTTTTGACCGGAACCCTCCAAAACCGGGTATTTTAGGCAGGGATAGCCTCCGTGCTCTCAGCCTGCTGAAGATTTGCCTGAACAGCAGCTTCCGCAGCGGCCTGCCTCTGTCGCTCATAGCGTTTCAGACGCTTCTCAAACTCCGCATCGGAATCCATAGGGGCATTGCAGGTCTTACCGCCGCCCTTCCCGATGACACCCTTGGACACGGCGGCGGGCTGAACGGAGTTCTTAAACACCACACCATGCACACCGGCATACTTGCCCAGGCCAGACTTCTTCATGTTGCTATTCATATTGTTTCCTCCTTATATTTTCTGCCATGCAGATAGATTAACTGATTTCTAAAAACCTTTTGAATCCGTCGTTGACATGCGGATATTTCCTTAAAAATTCATCGTGCTTATGTAACATCGCCTCCTGCTCTGCCGCCCGATCTTTCAACCGATAAAGCTGGTCGCACATATCCTTATTGATTTGTCCTCTGATTGAATACAGTAGGGAAGAATCCAACTCAAGATAGCTTTCTCTGATGATCTCCCCATTCAAAACAATCTGCTCAAATAGCTTGATGTCATAAACTTTATCGCTAAATGATAGGGCAAGATATAAGCTCATTGCTTTATCCAGGCTGGAGAACACATGCTTCTTATATCGCTCCCACGGCTCTCCGTGATTGAATGCGCCATTGCATATGTAATCCCAATCCTTCTTATCATCCACTACTTCGACGGTATATTTTGTTTCAATGTCTACTGAGCTATCTTTGTAGGCTACCATGAAAAGCACCTCCTATTACACCTACCGCCAAAGTAAGGCTATAATTTACTCCCCCTCATTAAAATTTTCGTTTTCGATATCCCCACATACAGAGAAAACTTCATATGCGGCAGTTTCCAATCGATTGATGGAGGCGGTGGCATACGGCTCCTTTTCCTTAATTGCATCCGCCTCCGCAGTTAAAATATCACTGACCATATTAAAGGCATCAGCAATATCGTCATCCATGAGAACCAACGTCGGATATTTACTTTTGATTTCTTCCAGCTTAACCTTTGACAGATACATGATTTACGCCTCCTTATAGAAGTTTGGATTGAATGTATCGGAATACGCCGCAACGCCGTTCCAATCATCATATATAACTTTCTCCTGCTGCTCACCACACTGGAAAATGAGATTTGCCCTCGGTTCATTCCCGTCCTCGAAAACACGGCGCTTTCCACAGATGTACCACTTAGCAAACGGCTCTCTGTTTGATACATCGCGGAGGTAGTAGCGCCCATCCTCGCCACGATAGACTTGTCTCCCGGTGCCGTTCTCAATCTCTACAAAACTAACAGGGATAATTTTATCTGGATTTCTGGCCTGGTCATTGTAAAAATTGTTCTCAGACACGCGAACAAACCAGCTGTTTGTGAATTTTGAAAACTGCATCGACACATTTTGCCGAATATAATCCTCTCCCAGCCGGTCATAGTCTTTTTGTCCCATGAAAAGAGTCCCAACATGGGAATCGCCATCCACCGCAACAATTTTTACACGGTCATCCAGAAGTGAGGCTTTCAGGCCAGCATCTTCAAGCTCTTTCTGATCTTGTTTTGTCGGGGAGGTAAAGAACACTTTCATTCCGCCATTCTCCTTTCGTAGTTTTCAATCTGCTCCACGGTCAACCACTCCGGCTTTCCATCCGCAGGGAAGCTATCCCATATTGACTTCATACACTCGATCTGAAAGGCCACACTGCCCGCCCAAAGGTATTTTTCCATACGGTTTCCAAAACCAAGAAAAAATTCACAGTCCATTTTCATCCTGGATAAAAGCTGATATCTAAAAACCTCATCGCGCTCCAGAATCCAGCGCAATGTAGCGTTTCTATCCATGTAAATCGCCTCCTATTATACCTACCAGTCCGAACCGTAAAATCTTAACCAATAAAATAAAAAAGCGGGGATTTCTCCCCGCTTAATCTGTATCAAGTAAATATCCTTTGTGACAAAAACCAGTTACATCACTGATATAGTCAGAAATTTCATCGTCATCTTCCATTCCTTCAGGGATATCAATTTCTGTAGGTAAGAATTGCAAATCCCGCTCATCATCAACATCCCAAACTATATTGAACGCTTTCATATTACACCCTCCTAAATCGCATATACCAGTTCCACGCCGTCACGATCTGCGAAAAACTTTTCTGCCACAGGGCAAGCGGTACAAAGCATAGAATTGCATCTGCCAGGGCAACGACACGCCGCTCCATCCACGCCGCAAATCTCTGGGATGTCCTGCTTAGAATGTAGAATAATGCGCTTTCCAGTAAGCTTTTCAGCAATCAGCTGCTTGAGATAGCCAACCGCATACGCTTCGTTGTCAAAAATCTGCGTGCCAACACGCCAAGCCCACTGCTTTCCATCATACACAGGACGGTTCTCCACCTCGATCTCTTTTCCGTTTGACAGATGAATCAGATAATGCCGCTCGTCTACCTGTTCCGCATCCAGATAATTGTTGCTGGTCAAGTATAAATCCATCAGGCCAAACTCTCTTTTAGACATAACCAAATCCCCTTTCAAGTGGATGTCTCAAATTTTTCTTCCTATTATACCTAACAAATGATACGGCCAAAAATTAACCAGAAAAATAAAAAAACGACGCGGGAAAATCCGCGCCGCATGTGTTCGCTATGTTATTTGTTAGAATCTTCTATCGAATCCACAAAGCTATCCACGGCTTCATCTTTCAGTATGCCGGAATAGTGTGTGTTGATAGCGATATACTCATCCGAAAGACTTTCCCGCGTGGAGGATAAAATATCGTGCAATTCTTCCACACTTCCAGAAAAATCATCCGCAGAAAATCCTTCCGACACAAAGAAGTCCACCATTGCGTCCTGTGCCACTTTTAACGCATCTTCCGTGCTGTTATCATCCACATAGGCATACCAGGCAGAAGATTCATCCATCGCCAACTGAAACAGTTCATCGTGCTTTTCTTGTGCGTCTTTTGCCGCTGCTGCTATTTCTTCGTCGGTTCCAGACTCCATAATATCATACATTGTTGTCCGCTCATTCTGTTCTGTTACGGAGCAAGCGCACAGAAAACACAATAGCATAGCAGACAGTAAAAGACAGTATCTTTTCACTTTTCAGCCCTCCAGTCATGGTAGGTGATGTCACCATTGCCGACAAATGCCTTGAGACAGTCCCAGGCAAGCCGGTTTTCAAATACCTTATAGCGTCCGCTTGCTTTCAGCTGCGGAGCATACTCTTTAATCCTATCCAGATTCTCAGAGAAAACCGCCTGGACATTTGCAAGCTCATCCTTTAGCTTCATATTGCGCCACCTCCTGCTCATCCAGCTCTCTAATGTATTCAATTTTTGCGCCGCGCAGCTTCCAAGACTTGATATATTCCCGGCCTTTTCTCCGCGCCTCCGTCTTATTCTTTGCGGTGCATTTCATCTCACCGCTTCCACCGTCCAGATCGTAGATGCAGACGGCATAATGCTTTTCCTCATCCACGATTTCAAAAGACACGCCCTCGATAAAAAGCGTGGTTCCGTGGCCTGGAAGAAAAGCGGTACGCCGGCCTTTCCATTCAGGATGAACGCCCTGCACATCCGAATAAACACCTCGATACGCCTTTGGAATAGCAAGGAATTGAGACCTTGTGATTTGCTCCATGATTTATCCCTCCTGTTATATCTACCAGTCCAGAATCCAGATAATTTACCTTTCCATTAAAGATTTACGATAGAAATAATGAGATCAAACAGATACGCCTTTACCTCGTTGATGAAGTCCTCTTTTGTGCTCACCACATTCAAAGTAAACTCTTTTGAAATTCTCTTTTGCAGCCTCTTCCACTCCCAGGTAAGCACCAACTTATTAGAAGTTTCATCCGGGATGGACGGCTCAATGGTAAAGGTGGATTCTCCAACCGCAGGGAGAATATCATCCGTGAACGCCTCCAGCGCCAACACAATCTCATCCAGAATATCTTCCCGTTTTGCCAGCATCAAAGCCTCATTCATTCCAATCATTTCAACCACTCCTATCATAATAATTTTGATTTCTGTTACACCATACAGTCCAAAACGACAGAAATTAACCGCAAAAATAAAAAAGGCGGGGAATTTATCCCCGCCCCGCTGTTACATGATGTAAGGGCTGTTTAGCTTTTCCCGCCCCTGCTCCATCAGGGCGATCAACTTCCCATCATCCAGCGCAAAGGTGATCTTGCACAGTACACCATAGTTTTTCTTGGCCTGCTGCATCCCCTCATCCACAGTGTAGCCCATGCCATGCCCGCGCATCATATCCGTCCCCTCAATCGGCTCATACACCTGCACATGAATGGTAGGTTGCTGCGCCACCGTCCGAAAGTGCTCAATCACATTGCGGTATCCAACCGTAGCGCGGAGAATCCGCCCATCTTCCAGCTTGATATCTCGAATGGCTTGTTTCTCTCCCCAGGTAACATAGTGCATCATGTCGAATTTGAAGCCGCCGCCCAGCTGTCCATTCCATTTCTCATACTGCGCCCGCGTCAGTTTTGCCATTGTAAAATCCTCCTTAATCAACCGCAATCCGCTTGCATCCGCTGGAAAGAACACGCTCCAGCTTGCTTTTTACGCTTCCCAGGTTCTCCGCCTGTAGTTTCGCCATGCCGCGCTCCATCTGGTTCGTGCTGCGCCCTGCCACCTGCTCATAATAGCCAATAGTCAGCTGTAGGGCATCCACCGTCCATTTGATTTCAGTTTTTGTCAGCTTTTCCATTTATCATACCCCCAGGCCGCGCCGCATCTTTATGTCATCTACAACGGCGCAAATTGCGCTCATTGCGTCCATGTACGCATCCATCTCTTCATAATCGCCATTTTCACGGCTACTGCTCGACCATCTTCCATAGAGCATTACGGCCATGTCACGGATATTTTGTAACTCGATATCCGTCCGGGCATCCAGCTCAAGCACATTCTTAACTTGCGCCGCCTCTTTCTGGTCAATCCAGCCGCGCTCTTTTGGCTTGAAGTTTTCCTTTAACTCCATGATGGAGTGAAAATCGGTTTTGGTTGTCATGGTATCAACTCCTTCTATTACACCTTCCGCTGTTCATCAACGGGAATTAACCGTAGATGCAAATCTTTTTCGTAAAGATTAAATACAGCCCAAAGGGGAGAAGAAGCACGATAGCCGTAGCATCTCGATCTTCCGCCGTTTTTCCAGTCATGCACATAATCACAACAAAGATAGACAGCAGGACGAAAACCAGTCCATAAAGTTTTTGTTTCCGCATCAGCTTCCGCCGCTGTTCTCTCGTTTTCTGTCGCATCGTCCGCACACCATCCATTTTCTGTTACCTCCGTCTGTTCTGTTTATCGTCAGATATTCACACCATTAGGCGCGATATAAAGGGTTTTGTCGTGGTGGTCAACATGCCATCCGTCCAGGTGGTAAGCATCCGACATGGGCAGGTAAACCGCCTTTTGCCAGCCATCCACCACCAGCCGCAAGTCCGCATCATCCACAAGGACAGAGGACACACGGCGGGATACTGTGCCATCCGTCAGCACCACCAGGCCACCGGACGCAATCCACGCGGCCAGCGCCATTTCCAAGGTTGGCAGCTGTTCCACGCTGTTACAGCGCTGCATATCGTCATCCACTGCGCCCAGGTTAAACACACGCCCCAGGTAGTAGCGCCGCGCCTCGTCCAGCGTTCCATTGAAGCCAGTTTCAAAGCTATCGCCGTTTTCAAAGCCGATCTTGAAATACAACATGAAAAAATCCCTCCGCTTTATTCGTAAATCTTTCTACTATATCTATCCAGACTTTACGAATCCAACAAGAAAGAGGACGCCGATCTCATCCGGTCTTATTTTGAAGAGTATGTAAATCCTACTTCCTTATCATCCATCGCAAGCAGAATAACAAGAGACCAGGAAAAACGGGCGGCTGCAATGTTAGCGGCCTATTTCGGATTTTGACCATCCATTATACCATACATCAATCATATCCAGAAATTAACCAGAGGCGGGGAGAAATTCCCCGCCATCTGTTTTTCTTTTGGGGATTGATTAACTTATTCCTTATGCGGCCACCAGTCCAGAGGCCACCAGGTCAGCGCGGATTTTCTTCAGCCGCTTGCAGACAGCCGGCTCAGAGATTCCAATCATCGCCGCAATCTCTTTGCTCAGGTATCCGTCGCGGATTCCCTCAATAATCATGCGGTCTTTTTCGTCCCGTCCGTTCACAAACTCTTCCAGCTCCACACGGGAAACGACGGCGGGTTCCGTCTCGTCCTTGCGGTTCGTCGCTACGGTTTCCAGCGCGTCCACCTGTTCGCCGTTCTTGTCCGTGATGGTATCCACACGGCCACAGCCGCGCTTGATATCGTCGGCATATACCTTGCGGATAGCGTCCTTTGCGGAGCGGTAGACAAGGGATTTCAAGGAAATATTCATCTTTCCAGCCGCCGCCCTCTTTGCGTTCAGCGCGTCCAGATAGTCCGCATCCAGCCGATCCGCCAGCTTCAGCCATGCCTCATTGACAAGGCCATCCAGCCCATGATAGGACAGCATCCAGGCCACAGTCTCGTTATACTGCAAGTAGTGATCTTCCGTGCTGTATCCGATCTCGTTCTTTGCCGCCCGCTTGACACAAGCCGTCAGCATGTTGATCTGCTCTTTCTCGCTCATCGCCTGCCACTGGTTCAGAATGTTGGAGTTCTTGACATGCTCCCAAGCCATTTCAAGGCAGATGAAGAAAACAGGGCGCAGGCCGTTCGGCTGCTTGTTGGCGTGGTAAATCTCCCAAGCCTTGCTCATAACGTCGTGAAGGTTGTATTTCATGGTAAAAGCTCCTTTCTGTTTACACGCCATTAAAGCGCCACTTCGTTTATCTTGATTTCATAGTCCTTACCATCTGCAAAGTCGCGGATAATCACGCTGTTTGCATCTCCATCGACGATTTTATAACCAGCTTTTGCCAACGCCGATTCAATGATATCGAAAATATCTTTGTTCACGGTTTAAGCTCCTTTCAAATCATCAGGCGGTTTGCGCCGCTGTTTGTCCTTTCTTTTGGGTTCCCACGACCGCCCGCAGGCGGTTTCGGCTTGTTCCCGTCAAGCTCTCATCAGGTGGGCATCAGCTGAAATAGATGTTATAATCGTTTTTGGTGATGTTCGGGTTCCCCTCGTACACGCTATAAATAAAGCGGCTGTTTTCGACTTCCTCGCCGTTTATGTACCATTCGCAAGAGCCTTGCCAGCATCCCAGGTTTGGGAAGTCCCGCCGGTTCGTGATAGCTCCCGTTGTAATCCCTACGGCCTCCAGCGCGTCATACATAGCGCGGATTTCTTCCGGTTCACGCCATCCACCAAAGCGGGCGGCTATCCGGTTCGCCTCTGCAATCTGTTTCCGCGTCGCTTTCATATGCAAGCCCCTTTCTTTAAGCCCCAGGCGGAGCGGGGACAGCGCCCCGCCCGCCGTGATTGATTAACTAATTCCTTAGATAAAGTACATGCTGCCGTTGTACTCAAGCGCCACGGCCTCTTGCCCCATCTCGTGCTTTAGCTCATTGCAGAGGGTAACAACATCGTCAATGTACTTTTCAGCCGCCGCCGTATCACAGTACGCAAAAACCATCGTTGTTTTCTCCGCCACCAGAGCGCCGTCCTGAGCCACCCAATACCCACGAGCGGGGGAGGAAGTAGCACCGCCGAAACACTCAGACAGCAGACGCGCCACGCGCTCAACCTGCGCTGTATTGTCGATCTCCTTGTTGATGTCCACCGTCGCGGGGACATACACCGTGATTTTGCTTTTCAGGGGGATGAGGTCTTTCAGTTTCATTTTGCCGATCTCCTTTCAGATTGATTAACTTATTCCTTTCTTCCGTCCGTCCGCCGCCCAGCAGAGGGGGAGGCGGTGAGCTGAGGTGGATTAACTATCTCCTTAACTCTGGTATAATTATACCGCACTTTATGGGCGATGTCAAGAAAAAACCGCTCAAAATTTATCGTTTTTCGCTTGAATAATAACCAAATCTGCAATGCTGTATTTGTGCAATATGACGAATCAGCAGCCCGCCAGATCAGCGCACACCAGCCCCAGCCAGCCGCCACCGGCACGGCCTGGACAGCCCCAGCACCTACCCCGCCCAAGGCCAGCACCCAGCCCCAGCGCATAGCAGGCCAGCACCAGAGGACAGCAGAGGAACGCCAGAACCCAGGAGAGAGGACAGAGGAAGACAGCAGCGACAAAGCCCAGAGACAGCACCCAGGAGAGGGAGAGGACGCAAGACAGGGAGAGGACAGCGGCCAGCGCCTGCGCCCAAGGAAGCCAGCACGACAACCACGGCCAGCAGGAGGACAGAGGGACACCCAGCCAGCCCCAGCCGATGCAATCCCTCAGCCAGACAGACAGCAGAGCCAGCACCGCATAGGAGATGGAAGGGAGAGGACAGAGAGAGACGGGAGAGAGGAAGGGAAAGAGAGGAACAGCCAGAAAATGACAGTAAAAGAGCGCCGCCCAGTCTGCACCCCCGACAGAGCCAGCGCCCAGGCGCTCTGGCCAGACAGACAGCAGAGCCAGCATACACGGACAGAGGACAGCCCAGGAGAGCGCCAGAGGACAGGGAAAACAATTCCGCTTTTGTGGAGTATGCAGAACTGCCCTTGACCAACGCCGCCCACGCTATCCCAGGGGAGGCAAGGCAAGGGGGATACTTTACATTTTGAGCGCCACCGCCACGGCGAAAAATCCGCCTTGTACCCCTTTCTCCACACCTCTAAACTTTTCACCCACCCAAAATCCTTACATCACACCCTTGGTCATCGTGCTAATCTTTGGTTTTATGATTTCTCGACTCCATACTCGGTTTTTGTATGTTGACCATCGTACTTTTCTTTGGATCTCAGATTTCCCAGCTTTTATTTTAACGGGTGGATTTGGCAAGGAAATCGCTGTTGATTATCGCACGGAATCTTTATCCTATCCTTATAAGGAGTAAAATAATCAACTTTTTTACCAGATTTCATTGACAAAGACACCCCATTCTGCTATAATACATAGTGTAGAGATACCTTACCTTTAAGCCGTAGGCCAACGGTAATTTCTCTTATAAAGAAATTAGTTAATCTATCTTAAATGGAGGTTGTACTATGGATCAGCTTGCCGAGAATACGATTGTTACGGTTGCCTTACATTCTGGCTTGGAGCAATTCTTTAAGCAGCAGAAACCTCATAACTACAAGAAGAACGAGAGACAAACCGTATACCCGATCAAGAAACAGGAAGAAATCATTGCTATGGCGAATTGGCTTCTGGAGCATAAGGATCGGAAGTATGTTCTGGCTTTTGCGCTTGGTATCAACCTCGGACTCAGAGCCAATGAGCTTCTGTCCTTAAAGATGAACCAGGTTTTCTGGCCTGATGGATCTGTAAGGATGAACGACGATCTGGAAGATACCTCAGATGGGATTGAGATTCTTCAGAGTAAGACAAAGAAATTTAGAACCGTATTCCTTAACGAAGCTTGTAAGGATGCTCTGGAGTGGTGTTTCCCGGAGAGGGGGAGTTATTTACATTGTGATGGATATCTTTTCCCCAGTAGGGAAGGAGGATCTATCCAGGTAGGTACTTTCCGTAAGGTTTTGAAAGAGGCAGCATGTGCTTGTGGAGTGAAACAGAATGTTGGAACCCACACCTGTCGTAAAACCTGGGGATGGCACCAGTATAAGTATAATTCCGACAAGGCGAACTTGGATATCTCTATGCTCCAGCGGGCATTTGGGCATAGTTCGCCGGAAGTCACCCTCAGATATCTTGGTATTACGGATGAGGAAGACAAGGCTTTGTATCGGAACATGTGTATTCATGTTGTTTCAGACAAAGGATTTGAAGACCATGGTTTGCTCAAGACATTAGGGTGAGACAAGGTTATTTTGAGACAGAGGAAAGAATACATGTATCCCCCACCCCTCTAAAAGGGAGCCACTTTTCAAAATCCCTTCACCAACGGCCTTTTCTGCTGTTTTTTCAGGGCGTTTTGCTGAATGGTTTTCAGCAAAGTTTACATAACCACCTATCTGTAAGGTCTAAAATCAAAGGAGCGAGATACCATTGGACATCAAAATCTGCGACGCAATCATGGGGGCGGGGAAGACCAGCGCTGCTATCAACTACATGAATGACTCTCCTGGGAAATTCATCTTCATTACGCCGTATCTCAAAGAGTGCGACAGAATCGTTGATAACTGCCCCATTAAAAATTTCAAATCGCCAAAGGATAAGCCAAGGAGTAAGCTGCTCAACCTCCACTTCCTATTGGAGAGAGGATTCAACATCTCCAGCACACATGCTCTCTTTGCCAGCTATACGGATGAAACCATTCGGCTGATCAGAGAAGGGCATTATACGCTTATCATGGACGAGGTGTTTGAAATCGTTAAGGAGATCAATGTCTCGAAAGGCGATGTGATGGATCTCCTTGCGAATGGATACATTGAAATCGACAAGGAAACCTGCCGGGTTAAGTGGCTCAATGATAACTATGTCGGAACAACCTTCCAAGATCTTATGCTGAGAGCTAAGGCCGGCACTTTGCTGTACTATAACGATACCTTTCTGTTTTGGATGTTCCCGCCGGAGGTGTTCCAGGCTTTTGATGAAGTAATCGTCCTGACATACTTGTTTGAGGCGCAGCTCCAGAAGTATTACTTCGACATCAATGGATTTTCTTATCGGTACATTGGTGTGGAGCAGCGCGGGGGCAGTTTCTACTTTTCAGAAACGGGAAATCAGTTTACTAAGATCGCCGGCTTAAAGGAAAAGGTGCATATTTTCGATAACAAGAAGCTGAACAGTGTTGGAGATGATAAATTCGCCCTATCGTCTTCATGGTCTGAGAGACATTTTAGAAATCCTGTTTCGTGCGCCAAAATGCGTGATGGGCTATACAATGTCTTGCGGCATTATTACTCTGGAAAGAGTTGGAACAGCATGTGGACTTCCTTTAAGGCGCAGAAGGATAGGCTTACTCCGAATGGGTTCAAGAATTGTTTTGTTTCGTGCAGTTGTCGGGCTACAAATGAATATCGTGGAAAGAAAAACTTGGCCTATTGCGTGAATATCTTCTTCAATCCGTTCTTAAAGCGATACTTTGAGGAACATGGGTGCGTTGTTGACGAAGATAAGTATGCGCTCAGCGAAATGATTCAGTGGATTTGGCGATCCGCAATTCGTGACGGACACGAAATAAATATCTATATCCCAAGCAAAAGAATGCGAAACCTCTTGACAAATTGGCTAAATGAGGTTAGTATATAAGAAAGGAATTAGTTAATCTATATGTGTGAGTTTTGCAAGAAATTTGACTTTGGAACTGCCACTGCAAAAGTTGATAAGTACGGTGCCTCTATCTGTTTTGCTGGAGGGTTTGGGCGATATCCGAAAGAAGAGCAGTTCAAGTTTTGTCCAGTATGCGGCAGACGGCTCGATCTGTACAGTCGTGACGGCATGACCAACGAACAGGCAGAAAGATTATTGTTGTCTCACTTGATGCAGGTAGCATTTTTGATGCCCATTGAATGGGTTGAGAAAAACGGAGACGGCAGTGATTTTCAGAAAGCATATGGCATGGCTTTGGACGCTCTGCGGCGTGGAGGTGGTTGATTGAATAGGCCGAATTGCTATAAATGCAAATATCGTGGAAATGTACCAGGCGATGCACATAGCTGTTGCCGATACCCCGGAAACGATACAAACCTATTTGCTATGTTTGATCAAGACAATTTGATTCAGATGATTAAGCTTGGGATCAAAGCTGATCGATACGGATTTGAAAACGGGTGGTTTATGTGGCCTGTGAATTTTGATCCAGCATGGCTGTTAAACTGTAATGGGTTCACACCAAAGGATGGTGATGTGATGAATGGGCAACCAGATTAAGCAAGCCACGCAAGAGGCGTTTATGCCTCATGCGCTTCGTGTGGAGTTTGGTGATGCCTTAGCGATAGAAATTAGTAAGGCATATAAGATCGTAGATAAAACGGATGAAGCGCTCAGCTCGTTCATATCAGAGTTGAGGCAGGCAGATACCGATGAAAGACGGATGCAGCTGTTAGACGCTATTTGGCGACGGCATTATGAATGTGTCGCTGACAAAATTATCAAAAGGAATTAGTTAATCAAATTTGGAGGTAAGAGAAATGCTCAACATTGAAAAGCCGGATAAAAATCATCCGTGCAACGGCTGTCACTACTGGAGGTGGATTGGGATCTGCCAGGCTTGTAACTATAGCCTTTTGACAGGTCATCTCAGAGGTTGCAAACCTGGATCGGAATGCACCAAAAGGATTCCTATGGACGAAGAACTGAAAAAGAAAGAACAGATTAGGATTTTTCAGTGCGGATACATTGGGAGGACAGAATGATTCCTCATGGCGCTATTGAAGAATGGTTTGGTGCTATATACCAGGGAGTAGATTATAGCTGGCGTTTTGAGGTGTCTACGTTTGGCAGGCTTAGGAACGCAAAGACAAAGCATGTATACTCTTTCGGATACGGTGACGGCGGCTATCTACAAGCATGTGTTTCTGTCAATGGCAGGCGGCTTAATGTACATGTGCATCGGTGCGTAGCAGAAACTTTTCTCCCAAATGAATGTGGATATGAGATCGTGAACCACATGGATGGTTGCAAGCAGCATAATGATGTGTGGAATCTCGAATGGTGTACCAGAAAAGAGAACTATTTTCACGCTGTAGATATGGAGCTGATCGATTACGATGTGCCATATCGGATCGGGTATCTTTCACATCTTGGAGCTTATTCAGGGAGCAGCAATGGGATGGCGAAGCTGACAGAAGACGATGTACGGTATATTCGTGAGGCATATATCCCAAAAGCCAAAGGGCATAAATGCAATCGAAAAGAGATTGCGGAAATGTTTGGCGTTTCTCCAAATTTGATTTCAAAGATTGTAAGCGGAGCTTTGTGGACACATGTTTGACATGAGCTTACGCTTGTTAAAAAAGAATAGATGGTAGGGGGTGTTTTGATATCGATCTAAAGTATTTGAAATTGAAATGCGACATTGTTCGCATGATTTTAAGCGGAGATAAGACTCAAATTAGAGTTCTTGTGAGGCAAGTAAACAGTCAAGATGAAGATCCGGCAGATCAATATGAGACTGGAGATGTTATTGCCGTAAAAGAGACATGGGCTGTAAAAGACGGAAAATATATTTATAAAGCCGATTACGACAACAACTATTCTAATATTCTATGGGTTCAGTCAACCAGAATGCCAGATGACGCAGTTAGGCTGTTTTTGCGGATAGTGAGTGCAAGAAAAGAAAAATTGCAGGACATTTCATCTGAAGACATTGAAAAAGAGGGCGTTTGGTTGCCAGGCACTTTAGATCCGCAAAACGAGTTTGTTGCAATGTGGAATGAGTCATTAAGTCCCCGTAAAAAAGAGAAATACTCGTGGAGCAGAAACCCAATGGTATGGGTTATCGATTTTGAGCGAGTATCAAATAGCGAGGTGGCTACATGACGCTATTTGAATATCTTTCTTCGTCCATGGAAAATATGGCTCAGTTTGGTTGTGATCGTGCAATATTATCTCCATGCGATATTGTATGTAGGGGCGAGGAATGTACCGCCGTAAACGGATTCCATAAAACAGCACGGGAACAATGTTTGGATAAGGTACTATCTTTTTTATCCCAGGAGATCGAGTCTGAAGATGAATGATATCAGAGAAACATCCATTGACCATGTTTCTGGCGAGGACTATGCGACACTTTTTACAAGCGAGAGGAAATGGATCAACTATGTGTATAAGCTTAAAGAGTCGCACCCCGACGAGGTAGATATCAGGCATGTAAACGATGACGGAAGTTTGATAGTGCATATCCCAGCTTCATGGATGAAGATTAAACCAAAAAAGAAAGTAGTTTTGACAGATGAACAAATAGAAGCTTCTAAAGCGCGTCTTGAAAGAGGTAGGCAAAAACGATTGAGTATGATAGGAGATGATGCGCATGTAGGTCTGGAAAGGAGCAGAAAAGATGAGCAATAATAAAAAAATGTGCGTCAACTGCTATTGGTACGAGAATTGTTGTGGCGCAGAAATTTGCGACGAGTATACGCCGATGGATGACAGCTTAGATGAGGAATACTATGCTGACATTCTGAAAGAAAATTTAGAAGAGTATCAACGGCTTATTGAAGAGCAACAGGCTTGATTACATGATTGTATTGGCGAACAATTAAAAACAGTAGGTGATAACTATATTATATTTCGGAAAATACTCAAAACTTAAAGAGGAACATATCTCCTTGATACAAGAGTGCGATAGATTGAAAGGCATAATTGAGGAACAGAGTCAGCGCCTTTCAAGCTTGAAAGGTGAATATGATTTTGCATGTAAAGAAGTAAAAAGACTTGCAAATGAAATTAGCGCTAAGGTTGGAGATTGTAGCATTGGCCTGTGGTGCAACGGATGTGAGCATAAGATGGAGGCTGTCATAAAAAAGAAAAGCTACGATTGTACGAATATGTGGACATCATATTCAGGTGAGTCAGTTATTTACTGTGGTAAGCATCTGCATGAAATTTGTCCTGAATTTGAAAAAGAACATAGGCCATATCCACATTGGGCAGTATGAAAGTAATATAATTTAGAGTCAATTGGTAGTTAAAATGGATATGATTTATCTTGATCATGCGGCAACAACACCAGTGAGAAAAGAAGTATTGGAATGTATGTTGCCATGGCTTAGCTGTAATACGGGGAATGCAAGCTCATTACATAGTGCTGGCAAGCAAGCCAGAGCTGCAATCAATCAGGCGAGAGCTAATATCTCTGAATTGATCGGAGCAGAACACGCAAATGACATTATATTTACTTCTGGAGGAACGGAGTCCGATAACATGGCTCTGTCTGGGATGTCTCCGTCCCTTATCCAGTCTGGGAAAAGAGTAATCCTTACCAGTGAAATGGAGCACCATGCGATTTTGAATCAGATTCCCCATATAGATTTGCCCATTCAAAAAGCGCCGGTTTGCTCAAATGGAGTTGTGGATCTTGGCTGGATTGAGGATCGCCTTAATAGGTTTGATGTTGGCCTGGTTAGTATTATGGCAGTTAATAATGAAACTGGCGTTAAGCAGCCAATCAATGAGATTGCGGATCTTTGCAGAAAGTATGGTGCCATTTTCCATACGGACGCAGTTCAGGCAATTGGTCATATGGAAATCAATGTTTCAGAGGTCGGTATTGATCTGCTATCGTTAAGCGGCCACAAATTTGGCGCTCCAGATGGGATAGGAGCTTTGTACATATCAAAGAGAGTAAGAGATATGATTTCTCCTATCTCATATGGCGGAGGACAGGAGCTTGGACTTCGGCCTGGGACAGAGAATGTCGCGGGGATAGTTGGGCTTGGAGCTGCCGCACACACATTGATGGGCTGTATGAGAGAAGAGATAGCGCAATACGAGTTGATGTCGAAAATGTTTATCAAGCATTTGCACACCTACGGATGCGATTTCCAAGTGAATTTTGAAAATCAAAATAGGGTTGGGAATATTTTAAGCCTATATTTTCCTGGCGTTGAATCGGAACTTCTTCTGCGGATGTGCGATGCAGACAGGCTTTGTATATCGGCTGCATCGGCGTGTTCGTCTGGTTCAAAATCTCCAAGCCATGTACTTACTGCATGTGGGTTTACGGATGATAAGGCAAGATCCACGGTACGTATCTCATTTGGGCATACAACAACGATTGATGAAATCAATTTGGCCTCAGTAAAGCTATTTTGCTGTGTCCGTAAGATAAGAGAAATGTTTAGGAAGTGATTAGATCAATGGTGAGTAAGACAGACCTTTTGCAAAAGACAAGCGAATATATGGATTATATCTCTGAGCATAAAAAGAACATTCAAAAGGCATGGGATGAGATCCGAAATGCTACCATCGGGATTTCACTGCTCCAGAGGCCGGCTATTCTCGATGAGATGAGCTGGCGCATCAAGAACCATGATGACAGTAAATTTTCAGAGGAAGAATTTGTCCCGTATCGCCAGCATTTTTATCCTGTGGATGGTGAGGACGTTGATCCAGCTGCTTTTGATAGAGCTTGGAGAACCCATTACAGACGAAACGATCATCACTGGCAATATTGGGTAGATGAGGACGGGGACTTTATTTCTTCGTACAGCGTGGACAATAAAATTTGTGCATATCTCGAAATGGTGTGTGATTGGCAGGCCATGTCTTATGTTATGGGCGGAAATGCTGTATCCTACTATGAGTCACATAAGTCATCTATCCAGATCGAGGCGTACTGGCGAGAGTTTCTTGAGGAAATTCTTTCTCTTCTCAGTGAGTATCTTGCAGTAAAGAGCGAGAATGCGGTGGTGTGATGAACAGAGAACAGAAAAGAGCGATGAAAAGAAAGGCTGAAAGCCGTGGCATAGATGGACACATGGTTGATGTGTTTGTTGGCTTACAAAAAGTCAAGAAATCAACTGAACTGATAAAGGACGGAGATAAGGTAAGGATAAATATATCGTCTATCAAGAACCATCCTGACTATGATCGGCTATCTGGCTTGTACAAGGAATTTGTTGAATCCCATCAGGACGATGTGTTTACAGCTGTTATGGATAACGGCGTTGGGAAGTACGGCAACCTTTTTGCACTAAAGGAAGATCCTGCTGGATGGCTATTTTGGAGCGGAGACTTAATTAAGGTTTGATGAACAGGGGGAGATAGGTATAAGCCTCGATAAGCAAATTCATATTTATAGCTTTGATACAAGTGCTTTTTATACAGACGAAGAGAAACAGCTTGAAACTTCGATTAACAACCACTGCCTGTCGAAGAATAGGCTGAAATCAGAAAAAGATATCTTATCGGAGTATCACTATAATAGCCTATCTCTCGAAAAAGCACAGGCTAAGTACCGTAAACTATATAGAGTAAAAAAAGACGATCCTATTGATATTGGTGACAAAGATAGGATTCGCCAAATCAATAAGGAAATCAAAAATCACAACAGTAGTATTAAGCTCTTGAAGGGTGAATTGCTCAAGCTGCTGCAAACACACAGAGCACCCAGAGAGTTGCGTAGCGAGTATGTCGTTGATAAAAATGTGATTTCGGTATTTGAGTCTATGTTGACGCGGACACTTGGAATGAAGACTGGTAATCTGTATGATGACTTTATGGTGATTCGTACTTATTATTTCGATGTTATAGAAGATCTGATTCTGAATGGGTATGTCTATAACGGAGAGAGGTATGTTTGCTTTACCGCGTCCGCTGGCCAGATCAGAACAAAAAAGACCGTATTCATTAAGGAGCGAGTGTGGAAAGAAAACCAGAAAACGCTCATGTGTGGATTAACAGTCGATTCCATTAACGAGTGCGGCGGAATCAATATCAATAAATACCTCGCCTATCTTGCGCTCTGTAACAGCGCAACAGATCCGTGGGAAGAGTTTGACATTACTAAGTCAATTGTTGTTGATGACATGGAGACGATGGTTCGTGGTACGGTTGATTTTATTGACCATAGGACATATACCACGGAAAGAAAGGTAATGGATATCCCAATCACTCATACTGATGGCTGCGGGATGGTTCTTCCGTCGTGCAACGCCAAAAACACAATGGTTCGTCTGCCTTGGGTGAAGGGGTTATTGGCAGTATTTCCTTTTGACCGATTTATCCGAGAAGCTGACAAACGAGATCCGAGTGTACAGCATGGGATTGTGAAGGACATATATGGTGTAGAGCATGACGTGCTGAAGGAAGATATCCAAGTTATTTTCACCAAGAGCCAGTTCAAGATGTACAAATACTATTCCAGCTGGGAAGAGTACATTGCTATGTACCAAAACTATGGTTGTACTGCTGGCAAATGCAATGAAGAGGAATCTTTTTTACCGGACGCTAAACTGAATTATCAGATGCTACAGACGCTTACTGATATTTCAGAGGATGAAATTGAGCGGCTTGCAAATCGATCCGTAGAGAAAATTCAAAAGGTTGCGTCTGATCGGGAGACCATGCTTGAAGTATTTGGAGCGTCATCACAGTATAAGAATAAAAATGCTTTTCAGGAATGTCTTTCTATTTATCCTGAACTGCTTTCAGATCCATATACCAAAGAAATGCTACGGCAAATAAAAAAGAACCTTGTAAAAGAGGGGAAGTCTGCCAAGCTTGACTTATCCGCAAAATACATGTTTCTAATTCCAGATTTATATGCCTTTTGCCAATGGCTCTTTTTGGGAGACAAAGACCCATGCGGTTTGTTAAAGGATGGTGAGGTGTCAAGCTTTTTGTATCGTGCGTATGGGAATCTCGATTGTTTGCGCTCCCCTCATTTATACCGCGAACATGCTGTGAGAAATAATGTGGTGAATGCCGAAACAAAAAAGTGGTTTGCTCCTAACGCAATTTATACGAGCTGCCACGATCTTATTTCAAAGATTTTGCAGTTTGATTGTGACGGAGATAAGAGCCTTGTGTGCGCAGATCCGCTTATCATTGAAATCGCAGAGAGGAACATGAAAGATATTGTCCCACTGTACTATGAAATGGCAAAGGCTGGCGCGGTCATTGTAACGCCGGAAGAGATTTTCCATGGATTAAGAGCGGCCTGGACTGGTGGAAATATTGGAGTAATCAGCAATGATATTACGAAGATCTGGAATAGCGATGATGTCGATATTGACGCAATTAAGATACTTTGTATGGAGAATAATTTCTGCATTGATTACGCAAAGACGCTATATAAACCAACGAGGCCAGAGCATATCAATGCAAAGCTTTCTCAGATAACCGGCATGAAAGCGCCTCATTTCTTTGTGTATGCAAAAAATAAATCATCTCATCAAGTTCAAAAGACGAATGGCAGCGTAGTAAATCAACTTGATAAAATTGTTCCCAATAAAAGAATGTCATTTTCTGCAAAAAACATTGGTGCTTTTAAGTATCAATATCTGCTGAGCAACATGAGTAAGAAGGTTCATGTAAGTCAAGAAGTTATCGACTTGTACAACGAGGTTGAAAAGCAATATCGCTATTCAATTAGCTTTTATGATGACAGTGCAAATTTCTCATATGTTAGAGATAATATCCTGAGTAGGTTTGATAGCCTCGGAATGAATAGAATTGATGTATGCGATACGCTTGTAAAATACCTATTTCATATGAAACAAAGTAAACGTAAAAATGTTTTCTGGATGTGTTTTGGAGATGTTGTACTGGATAATTTGAAGTTAAATGTCCCATCTGGATCAATACAGTGCCGTAAATGTGGTGAGCGTTTCATTCCAAGCTCTCCGCAGCAAAAGATATGCTCCAGCTGCTCATCATATCAACCTGTATTATCAAGAAAAGTAAAATGTGTTGACTGCGGAAAAGAGTTTGAAGTTCCTGGATCGGTTAGAAATAAGAAACGCTGTGATGAATGTCAGAAGAAAAAATCGCAGGAATATGAACGAGAAAAGAAAAGAAAACAGCGTAGTGTAGCGTAAATGTCCCTATGTTTAATTTAGAAGTTGTTTCTTTGAGAACAGGTCGTTATTCAACGGCAAAATATGCTTTGTGTGAATACACAAAATCGCATATTTTGTCATTCGGGATTGAGAGAATATATCGTTGATTAACGATGTTTTTGTGTCTAAAATAGAAATGTCCCTTTAAGGGAAGAAAACCGTTTTTATTAAGATATTCGGTGTCTCCTGTCCGCATGGCCGTGGGGATTACTCACGGCCTGGGACATTTTTATGAAAAGGATTGATATACTGTATGATTCCAGTAACGAAGGAAGAGGCAAAGTTGCTCCGGGAGCTTTACCCAGAGTACAAGGTAACACGGACGATGGTTCAGGATTCAAAGCGGCACCATTACTATGCGACAGAGCACGAAGGTATGATGAGGGCGATTGCAAGTACAAATTATGCCGCTGCGGAAATTGTGGCAAGGATCGATAAAGAGAGAGCCATTCGCAGAAAGCGTTTGGAGCGCCAAGGTTAAACATGGCTGACTTTGAGCGAAGAGAGCGTTTTGAAAACGCTGTAATAGACATGAAGGATCTTACTATCACCGAGTTTACAGATAATGAAACCAGGTGCTATGACCTTATGAGTTTATTGAAAAGGTGGGATGGTGTGGTCGGAATTACTCTTACCATAGAGAGAAAAGTCCCTTTACCACCTGATGGGAGGGACGATGTTTGAATCCGAAGTATAACCAGCTGGAGAATGAAGATTCATATGAGTATGGACTAAGACTAATTGAGACAAAGATCGAACAAAACCCTCCTGATTTGGAGTGGTCAGATATTGTTGATCTACTTGGTCTTGATATTCATTACGATAGTCTGAGAAAAGCAGCGAATGTAACTCCTTATTGCGGCTATCGTGTTATGAAGTATTTTAAGGAGAAGTACGCAAGGGGTTCTGGTGAAGAGTCATATCTTGGAGAGCTGGATCAGAAGATGCTTGAGTTCCAAAAAGAACGCCAAAGATTTTTCGATCAAAGAACAGCGCTCAACAAGGTAGTGCGGAATATGGCACGGCATGATGAGAACCAGGAAATTCTTGAACGGGCAATTGAAAGCGGGGTTTTGCCACAACTTACATACACTCCAAATCAAGTTCAGCCTACGGAGCAGGACTTGCTTGTTAGCTTAAACGACCTTCACTTTGGGGCGTATGTAGATAACTATTGGAATTATTACAATTCCGATGTGTGTAGAATGATGCTGCAAGACTATCTTAAAGAGATTATAGATATTGCAGACCTACACGGCGTTGAGAATTGCTATGTGTGGGCTAATGGCGATCTAATAAGCGGTAATATTCACAAGTCTATTGCTGTTTCAAACAGAGAGAATGTAATTGAGCAAATTGTGGGAGTCTCAGAGTTGATTTCCGAATTTTTATCTGAATTAAGCCCACACTTCAAAAATATCTATTTCTCTTCTGTTGCTGGGAATCACTCAAGGCTGGAAGAGAAAGATCTTGCGTCTCCGCATGAGAGGCTTGATGACTTGGTAGAGTGGTATCTAAAGGCAAGGTTGCAGAATTTCAAGAACATTGCCTTTGATAATTATGAGAAAATTGACGATACGATGTATCTGGTAAATATTCGAGGAAAAGATTATCTCGGCGTACATGGCGATTATGATGGCTCTGCAAGTAAGGTGCAGTCGCTACAAACCATGGCGCAGAGACCAGTTTATGCTATTTTGTCTGGGCATCTTCATCACAACAAGATTGATAATGTCCAGGGCGTAAAGACCGTAATGGCTGGCAGTTTTCTTGGTATGGATGACTATTGCGTTGGGAAAAGGATCTACGGATCGCAACAACAGTTAGTATGCGTCTGTACATATACAGGGATTAAGGCTTATTACGATATCGATTTTGATACCAGTATATATCGTCCTCAAAGGAGCGATATCGCAGCTTGAACATTAACAAAACTGATTTGATTAACGCGCTTGCGGAGAAAAAGTCGTACAAGAAATATGCAATTAAAAATGCGATTGATGATATTTTTGCAGAGATCGCAGAGCGGCTTGTAGACGGTGATAAGGTGTCTATTAGAGGATTTGGTACTTTTGAGCCAAAGACTTTCAAGGGGCATCCATCTGTTCATCCAGGTACAAAGGAGAAGATTACTGTAGATAACTTTAAGAATGTAGTCTTTCGGCCTGGTGATGAGCTGATCCGCGCTGTTAGAGAGAAACCATAAAATCGGGGGAGCTATATCCCCCGATACTATATGGCTGAGTAGAGAAGGTGGTATTCTTGCCTGCCTCATAAGCAGGAGACATTGGTTCGACTCCAATCTCAGCCACCAAAAAAAATAAAATAATTTTGCTAATTCCTATTGACAAATGCGTTTCTGTCTGGTATAGTAATACATGTCAACAGGAGATAGCTAATCAATCTCAATCTGCTGGCGTAGCTCAGTTGGTAGAGCAGCTGATTTGTAATCAGCAGGTCGGGGGTTCAAGTCCGTCCGCCAGCTCCACAATGAATGAACCTTGATAAATCAATATCTGAATCATGCTTATTATTAACTCAGTGAATAAAGCGTGTCAGCGCTCTGAGACGCACAGTAATTTCCGTTTGGTTGAATAGGGATACCTATTCGATTGGGCGGCTATGGTATAGTGATATACCGTAGGGAGGCGGAAACCACCAACAAAAATGTGTGTTGCCAAGAGTTGTCGCTGCAAAATGCACGGAACTTTCGGGCGTAGCAATAGACGCTCCCAGTGGGAGAATAAGCCTAAGGGGTTATGGTGTGGCAACCATAATGACAGAGGTAGGCCAACAATACGCTCCGTCTTGATGCAGAAGAAATTCTGCTATAACGAAAGTCGCCGGTTAAAGTAGCCGTATGACGGGTTTGAAGATGATCTTTTCTATATCAAATATGGATTTTGTAAAAGAAAATTTCTGAAAGAACGGTGAAATTTGCGGGTAAGCATTCCCGCACAGGTTTATGTACGCAGCATGGCTTATCCTGTTGCGATACTGGGGTAAGAAGTTAGGGGTCGCTCCCCGAAGCTCAGACTTATCTTCCTGGTGGCAGAAAATTGTAAGAAGACAATGGAGGTAGGGTGAAGACCCAGTGATAGGTATGATTGAGCTATTG